AAGATGCTTGCTATCACAAAGTTAAAAGTCGCTACAAAGTGTGGCCCAGTGCCTATGCCAGTGGTGCATTGGTGCAATGCCGCAAAGTAGGCGCCGCCAACTGGGGCAACAAGAGCAAGAAGTAATGAGAGATCTCATTTGCCTATTAGAAGCAGTTGAAAAGAATTGTCCTTTGCCCACACAGGATTTGGAGTTGAACACCAAGAATCGAGATGAGAGCATTCGTGCAGATCACATTCAGTACGGACCTTTAAACGTCAACAATCCAGGCGACTACTGGAAAGACATAGCAGACCACTGGAACACCACAGAATCAGCCGCAAAAGACAGTTTGTGTGCAAACTGTGCAGCATTTGATATCTCGCCAAGAATGCTGGAGTGTATGCCAGGCAAATTGGAGGACGAAGACGGCCACTTGGGCTACTGCTGGATGCACAAATTCAAGTGCCACAGTGCAAGAACCTGTCGTACATGGGCAGCCGGTGGTCCAATTACCACAGATGAAACCAGTTACAGTTGGGACAAAGACTGATGCGTGCAGATGAAATTTCTGAAAGTTTACGAGATTGGTTCGGCAAAGGCAAAAAAGGCGGCGCTGGCGGACCTATTACCACAGACGAAACCAGCTTTAGTTGGGACAAGGACTAGCATGCGAGCCGATGATTTTTTGCCAGAAAAATACCAGGGAGGACTGCGCAAGTGGTTCAAACAAGACTGGGTAAACATTGGCAAAAAGAAAAAAGATGGTAGTCACCCTGAGTGCGGAACTTCGGGGGATAAAAAGGGTTATGCTAAATGTGTGCCAAAAAGCAAAGCATCCAGCATGAGCAAAAAAGAAAAAGAATCTGCAACTCGTCGTAAACGTGCTGCACAAAATAAAGCAGGACGCGGTGGCAAAAGTCAACCAGGACAAGGCAACAAGCCCGTAAGAGTAAGCACTGACGCTAAAAAATAAAAGCACAAAAGTTTAATGAAACACTTGCAAAGCTTTTTTCCTTCTGATACATTTAACAATTATACAAATAATATTGCATTATTTCATTATCTCGGTCTAGACCAAAAAACTGATGCGTTATGGGACAGGACACGAATGACTAGTTTTTTGCCTTACAGACAAATGCTAAAAAAAATTTCAAATATACATGACTGGAAACACATAATAGTTTTAGATAGTGAGCTTATACCTTTTTTTTCCAAGCATACTTTACGGCAGAACCCAAATGTGCACACTTTTGCACCTGTTTTTGATAGTTCAAGTCAAATACACCCATATCTTTACTGGTTTGATCGAGTAAGACTTGCTGAAAAATATAACTCATATATACAAAAATTAGAAGATAGGCCTAAACCATTTTTCTTTGATGCGTTACTGGGTAATCCAGGTAGATCGCACAAAAAATTAGCTAGGACATTAATCTCAAATAGTGTTCACAGAGATAAATTTTTTTTAGGCAACCCGATGGTAATTACGCAGGCCTCAGATGACCAATTTGCAATCGGAGCAGAATTGCACAAGGGCATGGTAAAAGGAAATATGATTTATAAGCAACATATTAGTCAAATACCCTTGCCGCATTATTGTCCTATACTAGACGACATTCCTTACCTGATTTATAATAAATGCTGGTTTAGCTTTGTATGCGAAACAAATGCTGAATTTGGTCCTCCTTACATGACAGAAAAAACAGCTCGTCTTTTAGCAGGAAAACGTATGTTTGTGGCATTTGCTCCGCGGTACTATTTACAACGTTTAAAAGATATGGGATTCAGGACATTTGACACTGTAATAGATGAAAGCTATGATTCTGAAAAACACTTTGAGACTAGAATGCATAAAGCCTGGCAACAGGCAGAGCTACTTTGTACATTAGACCCCGCAGATATTCACAAGAAAGTATCATGTATCTTGGATCACAATCAAAAATTATTACTGGAAACAGATTGGTCTAATCTAGTGTATAATCAAATAAAGAGTATGTAGTAACAAACTAAATACTGCCATGAGAGCAAGTGAGTTTGATCAAAGCCTAGAAGAAGGCATACACGATCCTAATATATTCAAGGCAGTGTTTCTTGCTGGAGGACCAGGAAGCGGCAAAAGCTATGTATACAAACAAATCATTGCAGGCAACGGCCTAAAGGTAGTGAACCCAGACCAAGCATATGAGTTTTTAATGCGCAAAGCCGGGCTTGAACTAACCCCAACAGATATTGGCAGTGATCGTGGGCAAGAGATTCGCAGTCGAGCAAAAGAATTATCAGACAAGCAGGAAGAACTGTACAAAGCAGGCAGACTAGGACTTGTGATCGATGGCACTGCTAAAGATGCTGATAAGATTGCTAAAATCAAAACAAGACTGGATGCACTAGGTTACGACACTATGATGGTGTTTGTAAACACTGATCTAGAAACGAACCTAGCACAAAATCGCAAAAGAGAACGCAAGTTACCTGACGACATGGTCAAACAGTATTGGAACGCAGTGCAGAAAAACATGGGCCGTCTACAAGGCATGTTCGGAAAAAATAATTTTATTATCATTGACAACAGTTTTGATCAAAGAGATCGCAGTGCTGAACAGTTGGCCACAGTTGAAAAAACAGTAGATCAATTCTTATCCGATCCGCCTGCAAAGCCACTGGCATTGCGTTGGTTGGAAGCGCACAGCGAGTAAAACATGGAACCAGTGGACCTCCAACGCCTTGCTGGTATTCTAGATCAAAATTCATCTAGCATGGGCGAAGAAATTACACACACAGCCGCAGAAAAAGCAGAATATCAAAACAAACACAATGTACAACCAGGCACAGATGAGTGGTTTAAACTCTGGTTTGCACAACCACATTTAACTGGCGAATCACCGTTTGGGAACAAATAATGCGCGAAGTATGCATATATGGAGAGAATCAGTCTGCCAGATACACTGTGCATGTTAACAATCAACTTGCACAATCTTATAAATCTGATCTAATATACCGTTTTGAAACTGAATCCACTGTACATGGCAGTTACAGTGTGCGAATTGCTGTTACAGAAGGTTCTTTAATCCTACAAAGTTCTCTAGCTAGATACCCTGCCTGGATAAACGGGAAACAATCAAAGATCAGTCTGCCGCAACCGTTTGACACTCCTTTATACACGTGGAAAAATCATAGACTGGTACCATTGTTGTTTCCGATAATAATTAAATCCGGCGAAGTGCTAGAGTTTGAACACGTTATGATGAACGGACCAGACTACTGGGAAATAGAAGTTGATGATTCTTGCAAGTTTTCTGATTGTTTATATATAGGAGATCTATACAAGGAAGAGTATATTCCAGAACTGTTAAACAAGAAAGCTATTTACAACTATCAAAGACAACCGAATGATATACACAATCCTGCTCATCTCAACGAGCTGTTACAAGAAATAGAAGCAGTGCTTGGTAGGTCGTAAACCCTATATAGCAACTTAATGCAGAAATGACAATGTGTTCGATCACCAACTGCACTGCTAATTTTATTTAGTCAGTGTGTTCATAATCATTGTCATATTTGTAAAAAACAATCTCCCAACTTCCGTCAATGTGTTCTACAAGAGCACTACAGGATTCTACCCAGTCACCGTCGTTCATATATTCAATGCCATTGATGTTCTTTATCTCTGCTGTGTGAATATGTCCGCATATAGCGCCGTCATAGCCTTTGTTGTAACAATACAGGGCCACATGTTCTTCAAAACTGTTGATGTAGTTCACAGCACTTTTGGTCTTTGATTTAAGGAACTTGCTCAAACTCCAGTAAGGCATATTCAACCAACCACGCACAGTGTTGAGATGTGTGTTACACCATATTAAAAAGTTGTAGGCGGCATCGCCTAGATGCATAATCCACTTCTTGTTTGGCATCATCAAGCTGTCAAACATGTCACCGTGCACAACCAAATACTTCTTGCTGTTCACAGCAGTGTAATCATATCTGTTAAGGATCTTAATGCGCCCTATGGTGATGTCAAAGTTTAGAAACTTGCGAATGGCTTCATCGTGGTTGCCTAAAATATAATACACTTTGGTATCACGCTTGGCGGCTGTAAATATTCTACGTATAACGTTAGCATGGCTCTGTGGGAAGTACCAGCGGTTCTTTAAGCGCCATCCGTCTACTATGTCGCCAACTAGGAATAAGTTATCACAGGTGTGTTCTTTGAGGAAAGCACAGAGGGCGTCGGCTTGGCACCCTCTGGTACCTAAATGAATGTCTGAAATGAATATGCTTTTATAATGTGCCAAATGTAATCCTAATCATGCTTTCTTATTTACACATAATTATGCTACAACTGTATTACAAGGATTATAAATGCAGTATCAATTCCAACTGCGTAATCTTAAGAGTTTTCTTTCTAACCTTGCCAGCTGGTATTCTAGCACAGAAATATCACTGCGGTCCTGTTGGAACTCTTTGTTTAATATGTCCTGCCAAAGTTTTTTAGCACGACTTTGGTATTTCTGCTTTGATATAATAGTAGCCATACTTTTTCCTTTTGTTGTATATGTTATTTAGCATTATACGCACAAAGTACATATTTTGTCAATGTATTTTCCATACACCTCGGGTATATAGGTAAGTATTGAAATGTCAAAATCAAATATTCTCATACTCGGTGACAGTTTTAGTGCCGATTGGCGTGGAGACTATCCCGATTGCCAGGGCTGGCCCGTCCTGCTTGAAAACACATTCACAGTTACCAACCTGTCACAGTGCGGGTGTAGCGAATATAGAATTGCACAACAGTTACACAGTGTAGATCCAGGCAACTTTGATTTTGTAATTGTAAGCCATACCAGTCCTTATAGATTGTACGCACCATATCACCCAGCATACAACAGCGACAGTCTTCACAGAGATTGTGACTTTTTGTACAGTGATGTCGAAGCACACCACAAACTGTATCCCGAATTGCTCTGCGTAAAAGAATACTTCGAAACATTTTTCGATTTAGAACATGCAAAATTCAATCATAGGTTGACAATAGAGCACATTGAACGTAAACTAGCAGAATATAGTGTGCCAGTGTTGCATATTGCACACATAGACTGGACAGGATTGTATACGCCCATGTGTTTTAGATCATACAATGATGTATGGAACAAAGAACGTGGCACAATCAATCACTATACAGACCGCGGCAATCAAATCATTGCTGACGATATTGTAGACTACTTTAACAAACACTAGGAAGTAAAATGGACGGACGAGTTTTTAATCCAGAAGAGCAGGCCAAGATTACGCAGATCATCAACGAAGGCATGCAGGTTATGACAGAAGTTGCCAGCCTCAACGAAGGCTTAACTGATACTGTAAAGGCTGTCGCCGAAGAACTAGACATCAAGCCAAGCGTTCTCAAAAAAGCCATTCGTGTTGCTCACAAATGCGAACTGCAAAAAACACAAGAAGAACAAGACCTGCTGGAAACCTTGCTGGAAACTGCAGGACGTACACTGTAATACATGTTCAAGATCATACACGATCGCCATAAACCAATTGTGTTTGTTGGAAACACAGGGCTTAATCAGCAACTGTGTTCCAATCTTGCAAGGCCAAGTCGTGTCTGCAGCTTTGAGCAAGTACAGAACATGGATGAACAATGGTTTTCAAGACATCAATTCATGTGTGTCACAGGCGACTACGATCTCAAAAAAAGGATTGTGGACTTTTTGGAAAGCAAGCATGCAGCCTTTTTTAGCATTGTTGGCGAACAAAACCTCATTGATCCAGCGGTGACTATTGGTGTTAACACATTTATAAACAGCTACAATGATTTACTAGGATCGCCTATCAGCATTGGGCATCATGTGATACTGAGCTGTTTTTGTCAACTGGGCAGAGATGTTAAAATCAATAACTTCTGTCACGTAAGCAGTTATGTGTACATCAATAATTGTCATGTAGGCGAAGGCACTGCACTGGGCACTAGAAGCAGTGTACTAGGCCCAAAGCTCACAGATGACGATACCAAATATATTGCGCCTATGTGCAATTTTTTGGCAAACAGTGTGATCACAAAAAACATCACCGAAACAGGAACCTATTTTGGCAATCGCAAGTCAAACAGCCTATCCAGACAGCAGTACAGAATTATCTAAATTCTTACAGTCGTTGCAGGCTGCCGCTGAGATGCACACTGTAAGCGATCAGGCTGTGTGCGATCAACAGCACTTGAACTTTTGTTTACTGCGTGACAGTCTCACCGAAGCTCAGTATACCTGGGCGTTTGGTAACAATGACCCTGTGTGGATAGATCAACTGTTGGATCATGTTCCTGCTCATGCGCCCGAAGAATTATACGATCTGCAACGAGAGCATCCGCCGTATGGCATGTTTGAATCCGGACCTATCCTAGTAGAGAATTCCGGCAGTACCAGTGCCAAGCGAAGACTGCCATTTAGTCTGCATCGATGGTTGAAGTACGTAACACCGGCCAGTAGAGGATTAACCTACTATGGAGTCGACAGCAGTGACTTGATTTTGACTACCGATCCAGGCGGCACTCAAGCAGGGTATCGAACCATAGAGGAAGCTGGCAGTTGGTTGTGCGGTAGCACAGTGATTCCCGAACGCAGTAGCAGCTTAACACGCAAGCTAGAAACCATTCGAGACTATGGTATCACAGTGTTTGTAACCAATGGACAGAAGATAGAAAGACTACTGAGACAAAACGTATCCAAATATATTCAACACTCCATGAAACTGATTGTGATTACTGGTACTCCCACTGATCGTATTCGAGCTATAGAAGATCGCTTTCAGTGCCCAGTTACAGAATACTATGGCAGCAGCGAAATGGGTCATACATACTTTACCTGTAATCAAGGTCGGAGACATTTACACATTGACTTTGTGTATCCTGGACATAAGAAAGGAAAAACAGTGTTTAACAATGTTGCAACACTGCCAATTTTCAACTACGACCTGGGAGACGAACTTGAGTATGAATGGAACGGACAGTGTGATTGTGGGTCGTATCTACCAGTGGTAACGCACTTTAAAACAAAAAACTTTTCACAAATAATCAAGGAGTAATTTTTATTATGAAATTTTTAGCAGTTATTTTTACAACTCTCTTGGCTACTAGTGCAATGGCAAAAACACAGGTTCCTGTGTATTGGCCTTTCAGTATTGGTAACGTACAAGCACAAGCAGTACGTGTTTTATTGGACGCTGTAAACACAGCAGATGTTGACCCAGACTATCGCTATGTACAAGCACACAAGCCAGGTGCTGGCAGTGCCATTGCCGCTCGTCGAGTAGCACAACAAAACGGAGCTGAGCTTTTATCTGTTAGCAGCAGTTATTTCATTCGTCCTCTGTTTTATCCTGAAGACAGCCATGCAGTAGCAGATCTTCAGCCAGTGGTGCGTATCAGCACCAATCAACCGGTGTTGATTGTGGGCAAACCAGAATATCAATCGCTTGCTGACTTACAAGACAAAGAAAGTGTAACAATTGGCATGATCAACGGATCAGTGACCAACTTGATTGCCGCTACAGTTCAAACTGGGCTTCCGAACACTGACTTGATCATGGTACCCTACAAAGGCACAGTTGAGCCAATGCTGGATGTAATTGGCGGTAGCTTGGATTTAAATGTTGGGTTTATCGACGAAGCTGAAAAGCATCAAAAAGCAGGCAAGGTAAGCATTGTGGGTGCCACTGGCACAGAGTCTGTTCGTGGTAATGCAACATTCGTAGAGCAAGGTGCTCCGAAATTTGCCGATATTAACCTTGAATACTGGATCATGACTGACGCTGACGTTCCTGAGGCTAGAGTGCGCGAACTGCATGCAATGTTTACAGAACATCTACAAGCAGGCGCTCCATATTGGGCACAAGACGAAGCACAGGTAGTGCCGCTTTCATACGAGGAAACAGTGGACCATTTCTGGGCACAAGAAAAGTTTTGGCGTGAACTCAAAGCAGAGCTTCTTCCAGAATAATCCTACAGTAGACATAGAGTCACTCCCCGTGATTGGCTCTATGGATATTGCTAAATACTCTACAACATGTTATAATACGAGTCGTAACCGTAAGTTACATGAACCAAGGTCAGTGAGCCACAATTCACAGGAGAACAATGAGCTACGTAGACGCACTATTTGATCGCAATCAAGATCGCATACACATTGTGGAAAGACTCAACGGCGAGCGGGTTTATCAAGAATATCCTGCTAACTATGTGTTTTACTATGATGATCCAAAAGGCAAGTTTCGAAGCATATACGGAACACCTGTCAGCAGATTTGCTACAAAAAACAGCAAAGAGTTTCACAAAGAAGTCAAAATCAACAGTGGAAAAAACATCTACGAAAGCGATATTAATCCTGTCTTTCGCTGTTTAGCAGACAACTATCAAGGAGTAGACGCTCCGCGACTGCACACAGCATTTTTTGATATTGAGGTAGACTTTGACAAAGAACGTGGGTACAGCTCGCCTGATGATCCATTTAATCCTATTACATCAATAACAGTTTACCTCGATTGGTTGGATCAGCTGATAACACTGGCAGTTCCCCCTAAGCACATGAGCAAAGAAACTGCGCAGGAACAGGTAGAAGAGTTTGACAACACCTTCCTATTCTGGGACGAAGGCGAAATGATCAGCACATTCCTGGACATCATCGAAGACGCTGACGTGCTCACAGGATGGAACAGTGAAGGCTATGATATTCCATACACTGTGCAACGCTGTACCCGAGTGCTCAGCAAGGATGACACAAGACGTTTTTGTTTATGGGGTCAACTGCCCAAACAGAGAACCTTTGAACGCTATGGTGCGGAGAATTTAACATTTGATTTGATCGGTCGGGTGCACATGGATTATATGCAACTGTATCGCAAGTACACCTATGAAGAGCGACACAGCTATAGTTTGGATGCTATCGGCGATTATGAAAACCTTGGCAGTAAAACAGTGTACGAAGGCACACTGGATCAACTGTACAATCAAGACTTTAAAACTTTTATTGAATATAATCGGCAAGATGTTGTGCTACTGGCTAACATTGACAAGAAGTTGAGATTCCTGGACCTTGCAAATACACTGGCACATGAGAACACTGTGCTATTACCTACAACAATGGGTGCAGTAGCTGTCACCGAGCAGGCTATTATCAACGAAGCTCACGCTCGTGACATGGTTGTGCCGAATCGCAAGCAAAGACTTACCGATGAAGACACACAGGCCGCAGGTGCGTATGTTGCATTTCCTAAGAAAGGCGTGCATGAATGGGTAGGCTCAATTGATATTAACAGTCTGTATCCAAGTACAATTCGAGCATTAAACATGGGCCCAGAGACCATTGTTGGGCAACTGGTGCCTTACATGACTGACAATCATATTTCTGAACGCATGCGCAACGGAGCCAGCTTTGCTGGTGCATGGGAGGGCTTGTTTGCCAGTTTGGAATACACTGCTGTAATGGAACAACAGCGTGGCACAGAAATTACCATTCGCTGGGTCAACGGCGAAGAAAGCATACACAGTGCCGCTGAAATATGGAAAATGATCTTTGATAGTCACAGCAACTGGATGCTCAGTGCCAACGGAACTATTTTCACTGGCGAAGTCGAAGCAGTAATTCCTGGCTTGCTAGAACGCTGGTATGCAGAACGTAAAGAAATGCAAGCCAAGCTTAAACAAACCACAACAAAAGCAGAAGAAGAATACTGGGACAAGCGACAGTTGGTCAAGAAGATTAACTTGAACAGTTTGTATGGTGCTATTCTCAATCCGGGTTGTAGATTTTTCGATAAACGCATTGGACAGTCAACTACGCTTACAGGTAGAAGCATTGCCAAACACATGGATGCGCACGTGAATCAGTGTATCACCGGCGAATATGACCACACAGGCAAGGCCATTATATATGGCGACACTGACTCCTGTTACTTTAGTGCATGGCCCGAAATCAAGGATCAAGACATTGAATGGAACAAAGAAATTGCCGTACAACTGTATGAAAGTATTTCAGACGAAGTAAACGACAGCTTTCCTGGATTCATGGAACGAGCATTTCATTGTCCACGAAAACGCGGCAGTGTAATACGAGGTGGCAGAGAAATCACAGGCACCAAAGGCTTGTTTATCACTAAAAAAAGATATGCTGTAATGGTGTATGATCAAGAGGGCAAGCGACTGGATGTAGAAGGCAAACCTGGTAAAGTCAAAGCAATGGGCTTGGATCTCAAACGCAGTGATACGCCAGTGGTTATCCAGGACTTTCTCAAAGAAATTTTGGATATGGTTCTGCAAGGCTTCAGCAGAGACAGTGTGATTGAACGTATTAGAGAATTCAAATATGAGTTTGCTGAAAGACCAGGCTGGGAAAAAGGCTCGCCCAAGCGTGTTAACAACTTGACCAAGTATGTAAAAAAAGAAAAACGCGAAGGCAAAACCAACATGCCCGGGCATGTACGAGCAGGCATGAACTGGAATACACTCAAAGAAATGAACAACGATAACTACAGCATGACAGTTATTGATGGCATGAAAGTGATTGTATGCAAGCTTAAAAAGAATCCACTAGGATGGACCAGTATTGCATACCCTACAGACGAAATGCATATACCACAGTGGTTTAGAGATATGCCGTTCGACGACGGCGAAATGGAAACTGTGCTTATTGACGGTAAAATTGACAACCTCCTGGGTGTACTGGATTGGGACTTGTCAAGTGCAACAAACACCCAGAATACATTCGAGGACTTGTTCGATTTCGGCGATGCTTAGTGACAGAATACGTGCCAGACAGAGTTTAAGTAAACTTGTTGCCTATCTAAATCTCATAGACAGCATTGAGTCTGATGACCGTGTTCGAGAAATTGTATACCTCATTGAGAGTGTTGCCGAAGAACACAAGATGGACGACATTGAATGGGAGAATTATCAACCAATAGACCAGGATTACACCACTGCTATTAAACACGCAAAACGCTTACCGTTGCATTTTAGAGCACTGCGCGAAGAAGTGTTTAAGGAAGTTTTAGAGCACGAACACAGTTACTATTCAGCAAGTACAAACTTTTACCAATACAACAAAGACAGCGTGGAAGGCCTAGACAGTTTAGACACAGATCCTGAGTTTGCTGAACTTGTACGTAATCGTATCAACATTATCACAGACTGGCAGTTTCCGGGTGTGGTGTTCCGTCCACAAGCCTGTGATTTCATGCGAGAAATGGTAGCTTGTGATCCCCTTTATTTAGTGGACACCGACCATGACAGCATGTTGCCCGGCATAGAACAATTTGGCAAACGATATCAACGTAGATTGTGTTTTTCAGAAACCATTGAGTACATTGACTCAATGATGGAAGACCTTCCTGCAAAACAGATTGGTTTGATATTTGTCACAAACTTTTTTGAACTACGTCCGATAGAACTACTGGAAAAATACTTTAGAGAATTTCTTACACTGTTGCGAAGTGGCGGCAAACTTGCTTTTACATTCAACGATTGCGATGACAGTACTGCGGTAAAATTTGTAGAAGCACGACAACGCTGTTACACACCAGGTAGAGAAGTAACACGAGTTCTCGAAGAGCTAGGATATACTGTAGTATATAAAACTGTACACAACAGCGGACTTGGATACATCGAATGCACTGCGCCCGGAGAACTAACCACGCTTCGCGGAGGGCAAACTCTTGCTAAACCAGTCCCTTTATAACAGTGTAGCTTGTGACCGAGACATTGCATTTATGACTGTGGGTAGCTATGCTATGGATACTGTAGTTGCCCGTCCTGATTATGACATTTTAATTATAACAAAAGACAAAAAAACAAGGTTTAAGAAAGAAAAAAAATGGACAGAACTTAACAAAAATAGCGCATACTTGGTAGATTTTTTTTATATAGATTCAAATCTAATCACTAAAGTTTTATCCAGATCATCAGATTCTCTCTTTTTAGATAAATTATGGCTTGGTCCTTTTGAGATGCTAATGCAGTTTGTTTTATATTATAACAGTATCAATTGGAAAACCCCCAATTACAAAAATGTTATAGAGCAAGCAGTCGAAGGAAAAAAAAGTTTTTTCTGGAAAAACTATGTGTACCAACTATGCGGTCCGCCGATGCAACAAAATATCAAAAACGACCAAAAAGTTTATACAAAAGTTTTGTTACAGTCGGCACCGTTAATTATAAACTACTTTCAACATGGAATAGCATTCCACACGGTGGAACAACGTAATATTATTAAAATGTATAAAACACTGTATTATCAGCATCGAAACGGCAATAATAAAGACCTTAGCATCAACTGTTATACAGAAATTGCATTAAAATACGCAGATACTTTACAAGCTATTCAGGCGCCAGATTATATTCAATTGTCTTGACTTTTTTCTAAATACCCCATATACTAATCTACATACACAAGGAGAATACTGTGAGAGACTACTTACTAGATCTAGTTGAACATACCTTTGATCTTGGCTGTATCGAGCTGTTAAAGATCACTGGCGACGATAAAGAAACTGCAATTGTTGGCATGGCTGATGATCGCAGTGTGGTTGTACAGGGCCGTTATCTTACGCCTGTTGCCGAATTTATTGGTACATTCGGGTTGCCTAATCTCAGCAAGCTCAAGGTACTGTTGAATCTAGGCGAATACCGGGAAAATGCAGAAATCACTGTAAACAAGCAGGATCGCAATGGTGAAACCATGCCGGTGGGCTTGCATTTTGAAAATGCCACAGGTGACTTTAAAAATGATTATCGTTTTATGAGCAGTGAAATTGTTACGCAAAAGCTCAAGGACTTCAAGTTTAAAGGTGCTAACTGGCATGTGGAATTTGAACCCACTGTGGCAGGTATTCAGCGTCTTAAAATGCAGATATCAGCAAACTCAGAAGAGCCTAACTTTGTAGCAAAAACTGAAGATGGCGATCTTAAGTTTTACTTTGGAGATCACAGCACACACGCTGGAGATTTTGTATTCCAGCCAGCAGTCAGCGGTGCACTCACAAGAGGCTGGGCATGGCCTGTCAAACACTTTGCTGGAATCATGGATCTCACTGGAGACAAAACAGTGCGTATTTCAGACGATGGCGCGGCACAGATCACTGTTAACAGTGGTATTGCCGAATACAACTATATCCTTCCAGCTCAGAGCAAATAATAGATGTTAACAGACTGTTACAGAGATACCAAGCCCAACATCCGCGGAGTTATCTTCATTGATGTTTGGGATGAGCCCTATCTAGATCGCTGGGTAGACAAGATGATGCACAATCTAGAAAAGTACTATCTAGACAGTGTGATTTCTGCAAACTACGAGGTGGCACTGGATGTACGATATGATACCAGTTTGCTAAACACCATCAGTGAATACAGTCTAAACAACTTCTCACCTGAGTTCATCCTGCCGTTAATGCAGTATACCGGTACCAGAGAAGCACATCGAGACCTGCAGGACATTGTGTATAACAAACACAGCTTTGCACTGCTAACACCAGATGCAATAGAATACCATATGCAAAACATGGTTCCGCATGTAAAGGATTGGTTGGTTGTAGGAGGTGCTTGGGGAGCTTGTACTCATTGTAGGCCTTTTAATCTTTATCATATGAGCAACATGGATCAGCGATTCTTTGTAGCAGACTGGAGCATGTACACCGAAAATGGTACTACATTTACTCCTGAATTGCTTGAACAGGATCAGTTAGCCTGGAGTGCCACCGATAGCGAACTTTACCAACTTGTACCAAAAGATGTTGCCAGTACCCTCGTATCATCAACATAATTACGACAGTATACCTCGTAATAAACAGCTAGGATATTCTACAGCCAACAGATGTAATAGCCCTAGTCGAGACCTTGTGGTAGATTGGCAGGGCAACTGTTTTGTGTGTCCATGTGAAGCATGGCTGCCAGTCAGTGTTGGGCATATTACAGAGTTTGATCAATTGCAAGACGTCTGGCGTAGCACTACTGCACAAGAGTTGCAGGAAGATATAAACAGTGGAAATTTTTCTCATTGTGCAGTTGACAGATGCGGTGTGCTACATCATAGTTTGATAAAAAACAATCACATTGTGAGCATCAACGTAGACGAAAGTTGTAATCTAGCATGCCCTAGTTGCAGGCCAGAAGCTAGAATGATTCAACCCAAAGACGCTGAGTTTGACGAGAAAATTCAGCAGGTGCGACATTTAATTGGATTGTTAGAAACATTCGACGAACCGTGTCACATTGTGATGAGTGGTAATGGCGATCCGCTGGCAAGTCATGTGATGCGGCCGTTGATTCGTGAATTTGTGCCGCGAGAAAATCAAACAATTAGGTTGTTTACCAACGGATTGTTAATGAAAAAACTGTTGCCTAATACAGCCGTTCTAAATAGTATTACACAGTATTTTATCAGCATCGATGCAGGCAGTGCAGCAGTATACGAACAGGTAAGACAGCCAGGTCGCTGGGAGAATCTCACTGAAAATTTAAAGTGGTTACAGGGCACAGATGCAGAAGTGCTGTTAAAATTTGTATTACAAGCAGACAACTGGCACGATATAGATAATTTTGTTGACCTGTGCGAGCACTACAACTTTCGAGGTGTGGTACATAGACTGGAAGACTGGGGCACTTGGAGAGACTTTGCCAGCCAAGATGTTGTAGGTAATCTAGCTCACCCCGACCATGAAACTGCACTTGATGCTTTATCATCTGCTGTAAACAGACATAGCCCATTGGTAGACTTTGGCGCAAGTTTAAGAGACATTGTACAATAATGGAATACACTCAAGATAATTTAACAGAAAAGCAAAAAGACTATGCTGTGTTTTTGCCTGCAATCAGCAGTTTCTATGCAAACTACATTGGAAAACAACAGTACAGTGAATATGTAGAGCAGAGCCGTATGCCGCAGGGCATACAAGACATGGAAATGATGAACTTTTTTAATGATCAAAAAGGTTTGTTCGCATATCGCTATGGGTTATACAGTGCTGGACACGCTAACTTGGATTTAAATAAACATGATCCAAAAGAAGCAATGATCCGTGAACGCGGTAATCACACCACACTGTTAGCAGATTCTGGAGGCTTCCAGATAGCAAAAGGTGTATGGGAAGGAGAATGGGCTAACCCTAATTGCAAACGAGCAGAAAAGTATCGTTCAACAGTGCTGAAATGGTTAGACAATGTAGCAGACTACTCCATGACATTGGATATTCCAACCTGGACCTACACTGTGCCAGAGTGTGCAGAAAAGTCAGGAATTCACAGTTATCAAGATGCTGTTAACGCTACCAAGTACAACCACGAATACTTTATGAAACATTCGTCAGGCAAAGCCAAGTTTTTGAATGTACTTCAAGGCGGTAACCATCAAGAAGCTGATGACTGGTATGATCTCATGAAGCACTACAGTGATCCAAATCGCCACGAAAAATTCTTCCGCGGCTGGAGTATGGGCGGTGCCAACATGGCTGATCCGCATCTTGCACTGAGACGTGTTGTAACACTTATACATGATGGATTGCTAGAGCAAGGGCAACATGATTGGATGCACTTTCTTGGTACCAGTAAGCTGGAGTGGGCAGTGCTGTTAACTGACATACAGCGAGCAGTTCGTCGACATCATAATCCAAACTTTACTATCTCATTTGATTGTGCATCGCCGTTTCTTGCCACAGCAAATGGACAGATTTATACCAATACTGTAACTGAACATCATAAAAAGTGGAGTTACAAAATGGAAGCTACTGTGGACAATAAAGCTCTAGCCAGTGACACAAGAAGCTTTAGAGATGCTGTAATAGCAGAAGGTGTTCACAGTGTGTTTGACGACAGTCCTGTTAGTGCAAATCTCATGGTAAAAGATGTTTGCAAGTATGCACCAGGAGACGTTAATAAAATTGGCAAAGAAGGAAAAACATCTTGGGACAGCTTCAGCTATGCATTAATGATGGGGCATAATGTATGGCATCACATCAACGCTGTACAAGAAGCAAACAGAAAGTTTGATGCAGGTGTGCATCCTAGCATGCTGGTAGACAATCTCACCGGAACCACATCCAGAGACATTATCGATCAAGTGTTTGCCACGCCCGATTATCAAGAACGCTTGGATATTCTAGATCACTACAGCAAGTTCTGGATGGGCATATCAGGAGCAAGGGGAATGGGCGGAAAGAAAGCAGTAAATGCTCAGCGTCAGTTCAATAATTTATTTGATTTTGAATAATAAATTTGTTATACTAGTGGAGAACTAACAATGTATCATAGTCGAATTGAACAACTGGAAAAATTACATCAGCAGCTGGATAAAAAGATCCGCGGCAAAGAAAGCACAGGTGTATATGATGATTACGAACTGCATCAGCTTAAAAAAGAAAAACTTCAACTGCGGGACGAAATTGAAATGTGGAAGCGTAAACAATTTGAACACGATCACGAAATGGTGGATTTAGATGACTACTAACAACCGAGAAACACATTATCAGGTTAACTACTTTACAGGCAAGGAAGTAGAACATACTCCTGTGTATGGCAAGAATACACTGTTTGTGGTTGGATGCAGACCATTTGGCGAAGTACTAGATCAAATTGAGTTTCATCATGTTCGTCATGTTTATCTCGGTGCCAATGGCAGTTTCACTCCTGACGAAAAATGGTATGCTTTGGTAGACAATCTATTGGGTCTTGGACTATGGGTCACGTTGGACTTTGATATTTCTCACGTTGAATGGATACTGGATGCAGGATTCACAGAACAACATAAATTTATACCAATGATTTCTGCAAAGCTTCCTTATATCAATCAGCTGGGCTATAATGCTTGTCTGAAACTGGACGATAAAGAATTCGAAGGATCAAATCCAGGCGTGTGGGTACACAGTGTACACAAGTTAATGGATCGAAGTGTGTTCACAGATTGGGAACAATACAACAACGACACTGTGGTAGTAAATGAAGGATCATGAATACTGGCACAACCAAGGATTTTGCCCAGCTCCATGGGTAAGTCTGTATGTTGATCCATCTGGCCGAATTGATCATTGCTGTATTAGCCATACCAATCTTGGGTATACTCCACAAGAGAATATTCAAAATATTCTTGCCAGTGACCGCAATAGAGAAATCAAACATGACATGCGCTACAACAACAAGCTAGCATTTGGTTGTAGTAACTGCGCTGTAACAGAGGACGTTACTACATTGCGAAAGATGATGCTGGATTGGTTCAAAGACACTGATAAAGAATTATACGACAATCCAGATAATTTTCAGCTAAAATATTTAGATTTACGATGGAGAAATACCTGTAATCTTGCATGTGTTTACTGCGGCCCTGAATGTAGCAGTACCTGGGCACAGGAACTAGATCAGCAAAATCGCATAGACACAGTTCAACTAGACACTCTAAAAAGCTATATCAATGATCAAATTGAAAATCTTGAACGAGTATACCTGGCAGGCGGTGAGCCATTGATGGTCAAAGACAACGAATGGTTATTGCAACAGCTGCTTGAACGAAATAGCAATGTTGAAGTTTGGGTGAATACCAACTTAACTAATATTGACAATAAAATATTTCGCTTGCTTATGAAGCTGGATCGTGTTAAATTTATTATTAGTGCAGAAGCTGTTGGAGAACAATTTGATTATATTCGCTATCACGGCAACTGGACCGAGTTTGAAGAAAACTTTAATTGGTTGCAACAAAATCGGCCACTCAGTATTAACAACTTTCAATGTGTATACAACACACTTACGATGTTTAACTTAGACAAATTTCTGGAGTGGGCTGAAAGTAAGTTAAATTTACACACTCGTCCTCATCTTGCTGGCATGATTAATATTGTTTATGTTAACAGTGGCACAGGTAGTTGGCTTGATCCTAGACAGTTGACACCTGAATTGCTTGAAAAAGCCAAAGAAAAAATCACCTGGTGGAAAAATAGATTTAAATATGATGGTATTATTAAGAAACTTGAAGAAGTTGAATCTATATTGAATATTCCATACCCAGTGAACAATCTCTATCTTGGGTTTTACTCGCAAATTACTGAACTAGACAACCGCCGCGGTACAAACGCCGCACGAGTTTTTCCTGAATTATTTCAAAACAGTTGGGAAGAAAATACAAGTGCATTTATACAAAAAACTGAACTTGACAAAATAATAAAATCCCTAGAAACTTGTAATAGTGTAAAAGATGTGTACAATGTTTATAGACCAGACGAAATTGGCAGTATTATAGAAAAATATCATACTCATCCAACTTTTATACAATTTTTAAAACAAAAGGGATTTCCTGTAAATGACAGATAATAGAATGATTTGGGTAACCTTTCAGAAAGAAGGTGTACATAGATACCCAGGTGCTGACACTGATCCAAAGCTGGCAACAGGCGACTGGGACGATGTTAGTTTCTTAGGATATCCGCATCGACATATTTTTCACTTCAGGGTGTGGATAGAAGTTTTTCATAATGATCGAGACATTGAGTTTATTCAATTTAAACGCTGGTGTCAACGTCTATATGAGGAAGTAGAAAGCAGCACAGCAGTGCTAGAATTAGACTATAAAAGCTGCGAAATGATGGCTGACGATCTTTATAAGCAGATTGCAAGTGAGTATCCAGGCCGAATTGTATGGATCGAAGTATCTGAGGATAACGAAAATGGTTGCTTTATTAAATATCAACAAAAACAAGGAGACCAAGATCATGGCTAAAAGGTCACGAGCTCCGGCGATTCGAGACGTCTGGGAAGATCTCGACCGCTACTTAAATTTCTGTCGTACATTTGGCTATCGCTACGACGAAGCTGACCTGTATAACTGGAAAAGTTATGCATGGCAGCAGTACAACAAACACATCAATGGAAAACGTTGCAAGGACATGTGGTTCCTTGATACACCGAGGTAACCAATGCGCAAATTGTTCTACATGGGCCTTGAAAGCTATGAGGCCCGTTATACCCTACAACTAACCGAATGGAATCGCAGAGTATTCGAGCAACGTGGATTAGACGTTGTTTACGTATCAGGTGAAACCATTGACAACAGTCAAGCAATCAGTGTAGGGCAGGTGCTTGACGCACACGGACGCAGTTACTATTCAATGAGTCAGATGATGAATCTGGTGCAGATGATGCGCAACGGCGAGTGCGGTGGTGAAGATGTGATCTACTTTGAAGACATGTTTACACCGGGTATCGAAAGCCTGCCTTATATTATTAATCAAATTCCCGAACAGGATCGACCACGTATATACGTGCGCTGTTTAGCACAAGCAATTGACCCAGATGATTTTGTACATGTATGGGGCAATATGGCAGAATGGATGAGCACATACGAACGCATGGTCAATCAAATTCCTGGCATGCATGTTCTAGCAACAAACGAAGAAATGGTTGCACACATGCGGATTGCAGGATACACTGCACCCATCTACAACATATCAGGACTGGCGTTTGGCAAAGCAGAAGTGCAAGAACGCCTAGGCAACCCTGTTGCAAAATTTGATCAGCGCAAAAAGCGTGTGGTATTTGCTGCACGGTTTGATCAAGAAAAGCAACCAGATTTCTACATGGATCTCATTGAGATGTTCTACAGTCAAGGTCCACGTGATGTAGAGTTTGCGGTGTTACAAGGTGGAGAGCTGCGAAGCAATAATCCACGGTACGTTGAACGTGCTCGTCAGTTAGAAGCAGAAGGCAAGTTAACAATTTATGAGAATCTCAAGAAAGATGAATACTATGATATTCTCAATGATTCTCGTGTGTTGTTCAACTGTGCACTTCAGGACTGGGTAAGCAACACAGTAAGCGAAGCAGATGCACTTGGCTGTAATGTGGTTTATCCGGCATATCGCAGTTTCCCAGAAACGTTTGCAAATGACCCAGAGCGATTGTACGTGCCCTGGAGTATCGACGATGCATATCATAAAGTGCAAAACATGTTGTTTGCGCCGCATCATAACATGGGCTTGATATCGGATTGGAACAATGGAACTATTGATCGTGTTATTGACATTATTACAGGCAACGGTGAACAGTGGAATCGTGCAGGGAACAGATACCGCGATCATGTTGCTAGATCAAAATACCAAGTTGTAAAAGTTGAGGACTAGTATGTCTAAAACAGTGTTAATAACAGGCGCTGGTGGCTATATTGGCGGACAGTGCATGCTAGAGTTTGAAGACGCAGGTTACCGTGTGCTTGGCTTGGACACAACGGGCAAAAACGGTTACAAATTAGACTATGGCGCACCGGAAGTAGCAGACTTCTTACTTAGCAATAAACCAGATATAATTGTACACTGTGCCGCAACCAGCTTGGTTGGCCCTAGCATGCAGGATCCTGGTTCCTATTACAACAATAATGTGGCAAAAACCATCCAGTTTTTAGAGCAGATTCGCAACACTGTGCCCGACGCACACTTTGTGTTTGCCAGCAGTGCTGCTGTATACGGTGAACCAATGGACACTGAGTGGCTCTCTGAGAAAAGTGATGCAGTGCCAATAAGTCCGTACGGACGCAGTAAACAGATGATCGAGCAAGTACTCAAGGACTATGCTGACATTTATGGTATGAAGTCTACTTGTTTGCGATTCTTTAATGTATGCGGCGCTGATTTAAAACAACGGCACGGACAGACTGATGATGCAACACATATTATTCCTAGCATTATCAGAGCACTTAAACAAGGTAAGCCTGTGCAGATTAACGGCAACGATTATCGTGGCAAAGATGGTACCTGCACTAGAGATTACGTACATGTATGCGATGTTGCTTCAGCAGTAAGAAAGTGTACAGAAAACAAAGCATTTGGTATATACAACGTTGGCGGACCGCATGCATACACTGTGTTAGATATCGTACATGCGTTTGAAACAGTGCTAGGCAGATCTATAGAAATCAATTACGGGCCGCGCCGATCGGGCGATCCCGATGTGTTAAAAGCTGACACCGCTCTATTAGAGTCTTCGACAGAATGGACACCTATACATGACCTCAAAACTATGGCTGAAACCGCTTGGAGCTGGCATTCAAAGTAGACCGCCTGCCACTATTAGCAATGCCAGTTTCGACAGTATACTTGCGTTTGAACAGCAATTAGCCAAATACACAGGTGCGCCATATGCTATAATGACTGATTGCTGCACACATGCTATTGAACTGTGCATGCGTTATGACAGTGTTGTGCAAACTGAATTTTCACCTTACACCTACATCAGTGTGCCAATGACCATGCACAAGCTTGGCATTAACTACACATATAACAATGAACAATGGACTGGCGAATATCAGTTTCATGGCACAAGAATTTGGGACAGTGCCAGGCTGTGTAAACGGTCTATGTATCGCCCAGGGATGATGCAGTGTTTGAGCTTCGGAAACGGCAAGCCGTTAGAGGCAGGGCACGGTGGTGCAATATTGCTAGACGATCAAACAGCATACAAAACCATGCTGAAACAACGATACGATGGCAGAGATCTCGATCAGCCATGGGGATCGCAAAAAACCATCTCAGTTGGTTATCATTATAAACCCAGTATAGAAGATGCTGTACATGCAAGCCATTTGCTGTCAGCAAACAATTTACCACACGGCCAAGACGACTGGAAAAAATATCCAGATTGCAGACAAATAACTATAGAAGAGTGATATGAAAATACTAGTAACAGGACATTCAGGATTTATCGGGTCGCACATTTGCCCACAACTAGAAGCACAAGGGCACACTGTGTATAAACTCAAAAATGATCTACTTGACTATGCAGACGTTAGCGACGAAGTATACACGCTAGACCCAGATGTAATTGTGCATCTTGGAGCACGAACAGAAGTAGGCAAAAGTTTTTATGAGCCAATTGCATTTAGTCAAGTAAATTACGTTGGCACAGTAAATCTGGTAAATGCCGCAGTCAAACTGAAAAATTTAAAATGTTTTATCTTTGCTAGCACAATGGAAGTATACGGATGGCAGCCGGTTAGTGATGAAATACGAAACGGACATATGCCTAACACAATGCCGGTGTTCACCGAAGACACTGTGCCACATCCAAATGCACCTTATGCTGTAGCAAAACATGCATGCGAAAAGTACATAGAATATGCACATCGAAGTTTTGGATTGCCCAGTGCTATGGTAAGACAGACCAATACCTATGGTCGCAAAGACAATGACTTTTTTGTTGTAGAGCAGATTATTACACAGATGCTGAACAATCCACAAGAAATCAAACTAGGATACCAGCACCCATGGCGCAACTTTTTATACATCGACGATATGATCAACATGTGGATCAGCCTGATAAACAATGTCGACAGCATAGACGACGCAGAGTTGTTCACAATTGGTCCGGCAAATGCACTTAGCATCGAGTCTCTTGCAGAGACTATAGCAGATAAATTAAACTGGCAAGGTACTATTAAATGGAACGAAAAACCACCAAGGCCGGGCGAAATTTTCTTGCTTAACAGCGGTTATGAAAAAATAGAGCGTTTTACTGGTTGGAAACCAGAAGTAGACTTAGACAAAGGATTAGACTTGACCATAAATATTTGGGACAACAAATAAGGTCAAAAATGAAACATAACATTTATCTGTTCCAAGCACAATACAGTATATCAATCAAAGGCAACCCAGCATATTGGCTGCCTTACAGTGTAGGATGTATTTGGTCATATGCGCAACAGTTTGAAACTGTTACAGATAATTATAATCTTGCAGGATTAGGTTTTAGAAGAGAACCGCCAGAGCAAGTTGTTGCAAAAATGGACAATCCTGTTATTGCCTGTTTCAGTTGTTATGTATGGAATGAAAAGTGGAGTTTAGCAACAGCCAAGGCTGTTAAAGATGCTTATCCTGATTGCAAGATCATTTTTGGTGGACCGCAAACAACTATTAATATGCCACTTCAATATCCTTTTATTGATTCTGTAATAGTTAGCGAAGGCGAACTAAGTTTTGTACAACTGCTAGACGACTATCGTCTAACTGGTCGAATTGAGCCAGTGTATAAATCGGAACGAGTAAAAGACCTCGACTTTCCAAGTCCTTATACAATCAAACTGTTTGATCAGTTAATTGAAGATAACCCTGGCGCAGAATGGAATATGACATTTGAAACCAATAGAGGTTGCCCTTATTCATGTACATTCTGCGACTGGGGCGGTCTAACCATGAGTAAAATCAAAGTATTTTCAATGGAAAGGGTAAAAGCTGATCTTAATTGGGCAATTGATAAACCAGTCACCTATTTGATTTGCGCAGATGCAAACTTTGGCATCTTTAAAGATAGAGATGTAGAGATTGCCGAGCATATTGTAAAAGTTGCCGATCAAGGAATGTTAGGAGCTGTGAATTTACAATACGCAAAAAATAGCACAGATGTAGTATACGATATAGGTAAAAAACTAGGCAAACTAGGTCGTGGTATTACTATGAGCATGCAAAGCATGAATCCTGATACCCTTAAAGCTATTAAACGTGATAACATGCGTATCAATCAGATGACCGACATTATGAAACACAGTGACAGAACTGGTGTGATTACCTATACCGAAGTAATTTTAGGGTTGCCACTGGAAACACTTGAAAGCTGGAAGCAGGGTTTAGCAGATATATTAGAAATGGGACAACACAATGCTATTGATATGTGGTTTGCCCAAACACTCAAGGGTGCAGCATTAGGCACAGAAGAAGATCGTCAAAAATATGGCATTGAGACTCAGGTGGTTAAAGATTACTATCCATTGTATCACCCTGATGATTGGAGAGAAATTGAAGAAGAGATCGAAATCGTTGTTGCTACAAACACAATGTCTAGAAACGATTTAATCGAAGCATATATGTATGCCTGGATGATTATACAACTTCATGCAGCCGGGTATACACAAGTCATCGCTCGCTATTGCCGTGAAATACACGGTGTAGATTTTAGAACTTTTTACGACGATATCTGGAATAAACTACAGTCAGAAGAATGGGTTGGACCACATTTTGTCAAACTGAAAAATGTAGTAGATCATTATATGAAAACCGGAGAGCTACTAGAAGACGAAACGTTAAAAGGCGGCGCTAAAGGTCACGGAATTCACAGCATGAGCTATTACTTTATATATCATAATAAAGATAAGTTTTTTGAACTGGCTATTGACACAGCTAGAAAATTTGCTCCTAGATTAGATCCTAATTTACTGGACCTCCAAAAAGCAAAGATTTTTGATCCTACATACTCGTACCCGCTAACAATAGATGCAGAGTTTGATTTAACTACTTACACACCTGTGCATAGTGTTGTTAGTGTAATGCCAAAAGTTAACGAAAATAAACTGTCTGATATAAAGGAAAAGCTAGATGCTAACGAAAGAGGGGAAAATTTACAAGAAAAAATATCTTTAGACATGTATTATTTACGCAGGCAAGGTCTAATTAAAACTGATATTTCTTCCCAACCTCGTATAGAAGATGGCTACGCTACCCAAACTGATCATTGGCCCAATGACAACAAAAAAAATTATCTACTTGACAACGCTGTCTAAATACCATACTATATTAACTTAATATAGTTCGAGACATCCTCGTCTATAACTCGGAGAAACAATGAAGAAATACGAAGAAATTATCGAACGCTGTAAGAACGCAGACAAGCGTTACTGGGCTAGCGACAACATTGCTCGCTTGCTACAGAGCGGCGACAAAGAACAACTAATTGATGAAGCTACAGAGGCTTTTGAAACTGTGCTAGACACACTAGTGATTGATCGACATACTGATCCTAATTCAAAAGGTACAGCACGTCGACTGGCTAAGATGTACTTTAATGAATTGCTTGCCGGCCGCTATGACTATCGTCCTAATGCCACAGCATTTCCTAACGAGGCTGATCACATCACAAATGACAAATATGACGGCATGCTTGTGGTACGTAGTGAACTTAAGAGTGTGTGTTCACATCATCATCAGCCTGTTACAGGTGTTGCATATATTGGTATTATTGCCGCTGATACACTTATTGGCCTTTCTAAATACACACGTATTGCACAATGGTGCGCTCGTCGCGGTACATTGCAAGAAGAACTTGCTATGGACATTGCCCGTGAGATTATTAGTGCAACAGGAAGCACTGATGTAGGTGTTTATATTCAAGCAACACACGGCTGTTGCGAAAACCGAGGCATCATGGCGCACAGCAGTCTAACACAGACAACTGTGTTAAAAGGTGCGTTCAAGGACGATCCTGCTACCAAGAAAGAGTTCATGGATAATATCAAACTACAACAGGAGTTTGCTTGCTAATGAATGATTTAGATGCCGTTGCTGTTTACATGGCAAAAGGGTTAATTGTTTGTGCACTGGCGTTAGGAATGATAGGGCTTGTGCAGGATTTTATGCTATAAGTTTTACCTGAGAGAATACAAGAATGAAATATGCAGTAAAAGTTCCAATGCCAGAAGATGATTGGCTATTTGTCACTCGTGAGGGACCCGACGGTCCGGAAATGGTTTTATATGATTCTAGAGAAGAAGCAGAGGAACAGGCAAAAATTTGGAACGGCAATGCAGAAGTTGTTGAATACACTTCTCATAGCACAGTTGCACTAGAAGAAGATGAAAACGGAGATTTGATTCTTCCTTTACCAGAGCATTTATTATCACAACTAGGATGGACCGAAGGTACACAGTTAGAGTGGATTGACAACGAAAATGGTACCTTTTCCTTATCAAAAAAAGATGACTGACATTTTTATATTTTATACCAAAGGCCGGCGGCCACAAAAAATTACTGCAAACAATCACATCGAAGCATGCGAAAAGTTTTACCAGAAAAACCCAGACTTTCATTTAAGTGAATTAAAAAACATCGAAAATGTACCTGCAAAAAAGGAAAGCAAATGGCTGACACATTACAAACCGCACAAGAAGACGGAAGAGCACCTTGGCAAGACGAAGTCCTAGATACCAAGGATTTTGTTGTATACAATGACGGCTTTCCGGTAACTCCGGGGCATACACTGATTGTGCCAAAATCAGCTGACCTTGCATCTATTAACAAATGTTTTAGGTACGCACTGGAAATGGGCAATAAAAATGTGGACAGCGATGCAAACAATGTCACTGGATACAATGTAGGTATTAACATGGGCGAAAGTGCAGGGCAAACCTGCATGTACCCGCATGTGCATCTTATTTTACGCAGGGACGGTGATGTGGAAAACCCTCGTGGAGGGATCCGACATTGTGTACCAGGCCAAGGCGATTATACAAAAACACCGGAAGATATCGAAGTTGACCCAGCCGGGTGCTAAATATCTCCACATCAAATGCAGTGGCCTTGGCGTCATCCCACTTTAAAGATTCTGCTGCCATCAAACTTACTCATAAGGAGGCAAGAGATGGGTATTAAAATTAAATCAACAAAAGTATACAAGTATCTACCATGCGGTCACGCACAGTATTTTGATCGCGAAGCAGATGGATCGCCTGGCGAATGTGCCAGCGTTCACGGATATGATCGCAGTGTGGAATTTACATTCGCAGGAGATATTGACGAAATGGGGTGGATTGTGCCTTTTGGCGAATTAAAAGACGTCAAAACATTTTTAGAATACTATTTCGATCATGTCACAGTTCTTCCTGCAAACGATCCAAGACTAGATCAAATCACAGAAGAACTCACAGTGCCAGGCGGACTGTTGGGTACACTCCGTGTGTTGCCAAGCGGTGTAAGCATGGAGATGAGCAGTGTGTTTATCTGGGAGCATGTTAATCACTATATCTATAAAATAACGAATGGTCGTTGTTATGTAGAGCAGGTGCGTGTTTACGAACATGATCGCAATGACGCTATGTGCGAAGTAGACGAAGCAACAGCACGAGCAGATGCACAGCGTAAAATGTCTTTAGGTGGGACACTGCCTATGAAATCCCATTGGGATTGGGAAGCACCTCAAGACCTAATAAACAGACTTAACACGTAATTGACAAGGACAATATGACTGAGAAAAAAACAATCAACACCTGGTGGGCACCATTACCATATGATGTTGCTGTGGTACTGCCCACAAGGGGACGAACTGAGGCACTGCGAACCAGTTTGCTCAGTTTAATGGAAAACGCCGAAGAACCGTTGAAAGTACAGTATCTACTGGGCATGGACGACGATGACGTTGATACCATTAAATGGTGCGAAGAACATCTGTTTCCAGATCTAGAAGCACAAAAATCACCTGTTCATATTTTTCAATTTCAGCGACTAGGCTACGAGCGACTTAACGAATACGTAAGCGGACTAGCACAACGTAGCAGTGCAAATTGGATCATGTTCTGGAACGACGATGCCATCATGCATACCAAAGGATGGGATCGACGTATAGCCGCCGAAACAGGTGAATTCAATATTCTACGCATGCCTACACACAATGAGCACCCATATGCCATCTTTCCTATTGTGCCAAGAGAATGGCTGTTGTTGTTCGGCAGATTGAGCCCGCATCAAATCAATGATGCATGGATCAGTCAAGTGGCATTTATGTTGGATATAATGAAAAACATTGATGTAGATGTAACACACGATCGTCATGATCTCACTGGCAACAACGGCGATGAAACATTTGAAAAACGTGTAATGTTAGAAGGCAATCCGCAGGATCCTAGAGATTTTAATCATCCTACATGGCATGCTCGCCGTCAAGAAGATGCACAGAAAATTGCCTGGCTTCTTCACAGTCAAGGCAGAGATATGAGTTGGTGGGAACGTGTGTGTTCAGGAGAACAAGACCCCTGGGAGCGTATGGATCGCGAATTCGACCCAAACAAGCAGGTGTGCAGGAAGTAGAATGATAGAACAAAAGATTCGTGATTATTGGAATGCCCAGCCGTGTAATGTAAATCACAGCAAACAACCAGTGGGCACAGAAGATTACTTTAACGAAGTAACTGCAAAACGCTACAAAGCAGAGCCGCATATTTTAGATTTTGCTGGGTTTCATCAATGGCGAGGCAAGCGTGTACTGGAAGTAGGATGTGGTATTGGCACTGACGCAGAACAGTTTACAAGACACGGTGCAGAGTACACAGGCATTGACATCAGCGATCAGAGTCTTGAGATTTGTCGCCAGAGATTTGATGTGCTAGGACTAGAAGGTACATTTATAAATCGCAGTGCCACTGACGAGTTAACCGATCTTGGAGAGTTTGACCTTGTGTACAGCTATGGGGTTATTCATCATTATCCTGACATTGATCAAGCCATTGACAATATCTACAATGCAACCAAGGCCGAAGGCGAGTTCCGTTTCATGGTGTATGCAAAAAATTCCTGGAAGTATGCTATGATTCGTAAAGGATTGGATCAATTTGAAGCACAGGCAGATTGTCCTTACGCCGAAGCATTTACACACGATGAAATTGAACAGATGATGGAACCAGACAAATGGAGCATTGAAAGGTTGCGACAAGCACACTGTTTCATGTATAATGTAAGCAAGTACAAGGCAGGAGAGTTTGAACTTGAACCATGGTTCGAAGCCATGCCTGATATCATGCGAGATGCTGTAAGAGAGTATCTTGGTTGGCACTTATTGGTCAAAGCGAGGAAAGTATGAAAAAACTTCATACCACGTTCAAAGACATTTCCGGACAATGTTTGGAAATTGCACGAAAAATACAATCGGATGGCTGGCAACCTGACTACATTGTGGGTATTACCAGAGGCGGGCTAGTTCCAGCAACACTGCTGAGTCACTATCTAGATGTACCAATGCAAACACTGAAAGTCAGCTTGAGAGACAGCGGCGAATGTGAAACCAACTGTTGGATGAGTGAAGATGCATTTGGATATGTCCCCGACGGAGAACAAGCCACAATCGGATCTCGTTGGGATCCGCACTATAGAAAAAACATTCTAATTGTGGACGATATCAATGACTCAGGCGATACACTGACCTGGATCAAACAAGACTGGCAGAGCACGTGTTTACCAGGCGAAACAGACGCATGGAATGCAGTATGGAACCGCAATGTTCGTGTTGCTGTGTTGTACAACAACGAAGCAAGTTCGAGCACACTAGAGCCAGATTATGTCGCGGAATCGATTAACAAAGTGGAAGAAGATATATGGATTGTTTTTCCTTGGGAAAATTGGTGGAGACTATGAAGTTTAAAGAATTGTATTTTCACACTGCGGTTATTGCGGTTGGAGCAAGTTTGTTGAGCAGTGTTGCATTTGCAGAAAATGTAAGAGGTGTAACACAAGATCACTACAAGACTGTGATCAAACAGCGTCCTTACTCAGTGGAAGTTTGTAAAGAAGTTACTGTTTCTGGTGATCGCACAGGTGATACACTGAAAGGAGCAATCCTAGGCGGGATAATTGGCCATCAGATTGATCATGACAAAGGATCTGAAATTGGTGCTATTCTCGGCGGAGCTATTGGTCACAACAACTCTACTGCTACCGGTAGCACAAGAACACAATGCCAGACTGAAACACGCTACGAAGAAGAACAGCTAGAGGTTTATAACTATTCTACTATTACATTTTGGTCTAATGGTCAGAAACATACAGTGAAGTATACCAGGAAATGAATCTACGTTACAGCGAAGCATTTTATTCAGTCCAGGGCGAAGGGCAATATGTAGGAGTGCCCAGTGTATTTCTACGAGCCTTTGGGTGCAACTTTAGATGTCAAGGGTTCGGACTAGATCGAGGGTGGGAACGACAGAAGTACAATCCAGAAGTGGAAAACTTGATTGCCACTGATGTACACAAACAAGACATTTTGTTTGAAGAATTACCCATAGTGCACACTGGTTGTGATACATACGCTAGTATCTATCCTGAATTTAAAAAGTTCATGATGAACCGCAGTGTAGACGAAGTGGTAGATCATTTGCTAAGTCTTACACCAAACGGCTCTTGGACCATGGAAAATGGGCAGGATGTACACTTGATACTCACAGGTGGCGAGCCTATGCTTTGGCAGCGGTTCTGGCCTGCGCTGTTTGCGCATGAAAAAATGCAGGGCTTGAAAAATGTTACGATTGAGACAAATTGCACACAACCTCTTCAGAGAGAATTACTTGATTACCTGGAGACAGAAAGAAGTTTTAAACTCACCTGGAGTTGCTCTCCCAAGCTCACAGTCAGCGGGGAGTCCTGGAATGATGCGATATGCCCTAAAATCGCTGAGTCTTATGCTGGTGTTAGCAACAGTGACATTTATTTTAAGTTTGTGGTTGCTGATGCAGTGGATGTGGACGAAGTTGGCACTGCTGTGGCAGAGTACGCCACACTGGGTATCCAATGCCCGGTTTATGTTATGCCGTTGGGCGGGCGCAGTGAAGAATACAGTCTCAACACCGAACGAGTGGCGGAGCTCGCAATGGAGCGGGGATGGAGATATTCGCCCCGGCTCCACGTCGACATCTTTGGCAATGCATGGGGAACTTGATGCACAACAGCGTAAGTGATTTTATTAGAAAAGATCTTACTTTCATTGATTTTTCTGGACGAGTGTACACGCAGGAACACTTGATCCTAGCACAGAATTATTACTATCAACAACTGCAAGATTTGCCAGTTGAGCCGCAGTGTGTTTTTATTAATTCTCATCACTTGTTTACTGTTATAGCAGCAATGAGTGCATGCTGGGCACATGGTATTCCGGTATACTACGGTTCATTGCCAGCCGAAGACAGTTACTCTGCCGCAGACAAAGAGTTCTATAAATTTATCCAGTGTATAATTGGTTCGGAAGTGGACTTTGACTACATCTGTGATCAAAACATAGAAACCAAGACCGACTTTGTAATCACACATGATGTTAAAATTGAATCAGTATTGCCTAATGTAAAAAACATAGAAGATACAGCATTTTTTACACTGCCGGACAACAATGCTTGGCCCACTGGATTGGTTACACTTAGTCATAAAGACATTTTGGATCAGTGTTTGTATACAAATAAATCTATCGGATTTAACAACACCCATCGTCCGGTGCATCCAACACGAGCTTCGCTACGCAGTTTGATTTCTTATACCCTGCCTGCTCTGGTAAACTGCAACACGCATTATTATGACACTGACTCGCACAAAAGAGGCAGCCGGTCGAACTATCTTTACAAAAAATACAATTTTTGTAAAAAAATCAATGCAACTCATGTGTACATATCAAGTGTAAAAAATCTAGATATACTGTTACCCGACAATTATCAAACTGATTTTGTGTTTGTTACCTGCGACAATGTGGATATTCCTGTAGCACAATCATTAATCTCAGACCACGGTGCAAGATACATTGTTGGCTTTTTGTACACCGAATCAACTGGGGTATATGCATCCAATGTTGTAAACAAAGACAATGTCGAATCCTATGTGCCTTTTGGCATGCAGGACATTGATTCAGATATTGAATACACCAGCGTCGCTGATGGAACACTGTTGAAAAGAAATAACAAAACCAGTAAATTAAGATACAAAATCAGTAATACCTCCGCTGGCTATTACACCAGCAATCCAATTACAGTGTTTGAAAAACAAGAAAATCTACTGGACATAGATAATTTACAGAAATTTTTGAGCAACTATCTAGATGTTACTATTTCGGTAGTACCCGACTATGTTAGTAAAAAGATACATTTATTCGTTTTCGACGCAGATAAACTAGATATCAGCGTGATAAATAAACACATATACAGCAAATTTATTGATATTGAAACCAATATCGAAAATTGCATAGATTCTATTCATTATATCTCTCTAGACCAAAATCATCCTAAACCAAACCAAAACTTGCTCCTATCTCTGGCAAGTAAAAATATCTAAAAACACAAAGGTAAACAATGTATTATTTCACAAGCGAAAGCGTAAGCGAAGGACATCCTGACAAAATTGCGGATGCAGTCAGCGATACAGTGCTCGACTGCATCATGGATTATCAAGACGAAAGCATGCGATGTGCATGCGAAACAATGACAACTACAAACAGAGTTATCATTGGCGGTGAATACAAATGTCCGGACCTTGATTGGAATTATGTCGAAGCCAAGATTCGTGATACAGTAAAAGAAATTGGCTACGAGCAGGAAGGATTTCACTGGAGAAACTTTGAGTTCAGCAATCTCATGCACGATCAAAGTTCCGACATTGCACTAGGCACAGATACGTTCGGTGCCGGTGACCAAGGCTTGATGTTTGGATATGCCTGTGACGAAACCAAGGAATACATGCCAAGTGCTATTTACTGGAGTCATGTGATTACACAAGCTCTTACAGATTATCGCAAACAGATGAAAGGCTATGAATGGCTGGGACCAGACAATAAGAGCCAGGTCACAATGCAGTATGACAACAACGGAAAACCTGTTGGCATTGATCGCATTGTTTGCAGTACCCAGCACAGCGAAGATGCAGAGCAGGCATTTGTTAAACATGAAGTAGAAAAAATTATTCGCAGTGTTGTACCACCGCATTTGTTAGAAAACACCTGGTTTTATATCAATCCAACTGGACGATTTGTGATTGGCGGACCGGACGGCGATGCAGGCGTTACTGGACGAAAGATCATTGTAGACACCTATGGCGGATACAGTCCACACGGCGGCGGTGCATTCAGTGGCAAGGATCCGAGCAAGGTAGACCGTAGTGCAGCCTACATGGCCCGTTGGCTGGCAAAAAATATTGTAGCCAGTGGCGAAGCCACAGTGTGCACAGTGCAAATTGCTTATGCAATTGGAGAAGCAGAGCCAATGAGTGTGTACGTTAACAGTGACGGCGACAACGATAAACTTACACGTAATATTCGAGAATATGTGGATCTTACTCCTAAAGGAATCATCGATCAGTTTCAACTGTTTCGACCAATTTATCGTAATACAACCAACTACGGTCACTTCGGCAAATCAGATTTACCATGGGAGAAGTTAGATCTCTATGATTACTAATACTGCGTATCTATGTAGAAAAGATATTACAATTCAACACAATGATCAAATACTGTATCCCGAGCAGATCAATGATCTTATTGAATATTATATGGAGCAGTTCTATGATGCGTTCCACGGAGATACACTGGGCAAAAGTGTACTACTTAATCCTAACAATTTAGAAATTGTGTATCCAGTGGTTATGGCTGCATGGCGACTGGGCATGGCTACAGCACAGCATGAATTTAACATACTGCAAGCAAATCATCCAGCATGGCGAGATTTTTATGAATACATTGATTGCTATGTAACAGATGCTACTGACTATGAAATAAACAAGCTAGAGCTCAAGCGTCCTATAATTCATGCACAGAGAATTATCACACCCAACGGCTTGCAACCTATACAAAAAGCCACACGTAGAATAGCAGATGTTGAAATAGAATCAACTACAGCAGCAGTGAAAACACACACCAGTGGTACCACTGGCTTTCCTAAAGTGTTAGAGATTTCGCATCACAGTGTGCAGGAAAATGCCCGTGCAATCATCAAAATGTATGATCACAACGATCAGGATATCGTCTTGCATCACAAAACCATGCATCACGGTAGTTTGTTTTTAAATTTCGGATTACCCAGTTGGATGATGACCAACAAGCATCATTGTATACAAAAAGACAGTAAAGACAGCGGTCGCGATGCATTTTTAACAAAAGCTGTAGAGTATTGTAATAAAAATAAAATCACAAAATGGATGGTTGTGTACAATTGGATTCGCAGACTGCCAGACCTGGATTTAGAATTTGGTCACGATATTGATCTAGTTACTATACTAGGTCCTACATCAGATGAAATGCATCGTTTACTGCAAAAAACAAAACCAAGGCGTGTGTATCACAACTTTGGTAACACCGAAGTTGGCAATTTATTTTTAAGTGTCACTGATCTCGGCAACGTCAAAGATTATAATCCAAATAGATTTCCTATTCAAAACCCTAGCAGTGAAGTGGTAATACACGATCAAACGTTTGATTGCCGAACAACAGGAAGCGAACGCTGGTACAAAATTGGGGACAAGCTTGATATGATTAACGGTGTTATGTGGTGGCGCGGGCGCACTGATGCTGTGATCAAACACGATAAAAAAATTAAAGTGCTAGATGTACAAGGATTTTTAGAAAAGCATTACAACAGCAGAGAATTTTATGTGGTTGGCAACTATCTAACCAATCAAATGTTTCTAGCATTGTTCGATGACTTGGACACAAGCAATCTTAACACTGTGTTAAAAGAAGAGTTTGGTATACCAGATCTCCTGGACGATATCAAGCAAGTTCCTTATACAGAATACCTACATGGACAAAAACCAAGTATGCCACTGTTGTTATACTTGTTTAAAATCGACGAGGATCCAGAATATGTTTGAAAAATTGTTTGGTAACAAAAAACCTAAAAAACCTGCAGAGATTAAAGAAAAACCTAAAAAGGTAACAAAATCTGCTAAAGAAGTTGCAACAGAAAAAGGCGAACCGTATGTTGCAGTACTCGGGCTAGAACTAGATGAAATGGATCCAAGTCAAGGTGCATTCGAACTAGACTGGAACGAAAAATTTGTTGCAAATTTAGTAAGAGCCGGATACCAAGGCAAGACAGATGCTGATATTGTAGATCAGTGGTTTCAGAATGTATGTAGACATGTGGTTATGGAGACTTGGGAACAAGATCAAGCACAGCAAGGCACAGGAAACAAGCGAGACCTAGGCGACGGGTATACAGAGGTAAGATAATGCATATATATTTCAACGGCGATAGCAACATGAGCGGTGCCGAACTAGAAAAAGACGCACCTACTATTGCTAGTACAATATCACGCAGACTGCGAGCTACTGAATCTGTAAATCATGCCCGTGGAGGAGCCAGTAACGATTACATATATCGAACCACAGTAGAGTATTTACAAAATAATACGCCAGATTTTGTTGTTATTGGTGTTACAGAAATGGGACGCGGTGAATGGTTGGTTCCATGGTACGGCGAATTGCAGTATATGCAGGTAAACAATCTCGAAATGGTAGATGACGCTATGATTGACGGCAGCGGACTACGTAATCGATACAATCATTGGAAGGAATTCCAGCAACAAACGAAACCATTCCACGAGAGTCAGGCCTGGTATTGGCACGAAAAATACTATAACCTGCATACCATGTTGCAATATATGAAAATTCCGCACATATTTTTTCATGCTTTTCACACATTTAGAATTTATTCAAAAGCGTACCAGTTAGATTGGCACGGAAGTTTTGTCGAGCCGTACACCATTGGCGAAACCTATATAAAATGGTGCGAAAAGCATGGATACGAAGAAATTACCCCAGGCTGGCATCATTACAACAGCGATGCACAAAGAGCCTGGGCAGATAGATTGTTATCACACGCTACCAAAGAAGGCATACTATGATACTGTATGTCAACGGCGACAGTCACACAGCGGCAGCTGAAGCGGTACATCCTGCAGCATTTGCAGAAGACGATCCAGACTATGGACATCTATTGCGTAGACCGCATCCTGCTAATCTTGCTGTAAGCTGGGGCAGACAGTTAGCAACAATACTGAGTTGCAAATTTACCTGTGATGCCGAGAGTGCTAGCAGTAACGATAGAATCATTCGTACCACTCGATCTTGGATGCAGCGTAACCGAGACCGAGCTTTGATTATAATTCAGTGGAGTACCTGGGAACGTGAAGAATGGCTGATTGATGATGTATACTACCAGGTTAATGCCAGTGGTGTCGACGAAGTGCCCGAGAGCCATCAGGAGCAGTACAAACAGTTTGTAATAGACGTGGACTGGCAGAAAAAAACTGCCGAAGCCCATGACAAAATTTGGAACTTTCACTTGGATCTAGAGCAAGCGGGACTAGATCATATTTTCTTCAATGGCAATACCAGTTTTAGCAGTATCAAACAAAGAAAAGACTGGGGCACTTGTTATATGGATCCTTACTCAGACCATGGCACATTTCACAATCAGTTGCAAAATGCCGGAGTTCGCACAGTGAATCCGCATAGCTATCACTATGGCGAAGACGGCCATAGACAATGGGCAGATATTGTGTTACAGTATATTAGAACTAACAATCTATACTAGGTAGAATATGAAATATTTGCTTATTGACACTGCTAATATGTTTTTCCGTGCAAGACACACAGCATACAGAGCCGCCGACGCAGAAGAAAAAGTAGGATGGGCACTGCATGTTACTATGAGCAGTGTAAACAAAGTAGTTCAACAGTTTGGTGCAGATCATGTGATATTTGCACTAGAAGGTCGTAGTTGGCGCAAGGATGTCTACGAACCTTATAAAAAGAATCGCAGTGTAGCAAGAGCCGCACTGTCAGACGCAGAACTTGAAGAAGACAAGATGTTTTGGGAAACTCTAGACGATCTTGTTGATTATCTGCGCACACAAACCAATTGCAGTGTTATCCGGCAGCCGGAATCAGAAGCAGATGACATAATTGCAAGATGGATTGATCTGCATCCAGAAGACAAGCACGTTATTGTCAGCAGTGACACAGACTTTGTGCAACTGTTAAATGATCGTGTTACGCAGTACAATGGCATTGCAGATCAATTGATTTCCACAGAAGGTGTATTTGACGGCAAAGGCAAGCCTGTTATTGACAAGAAAACCAAAGCCCCAAAAGAAACACCTGATCCAGGTTGGTTGCTTTTCGAAAAATGTATGAGAGGCGACAGCAGTGACAATATCTTTTCAGCATATCCTGGTGTACGCAAAAAAGGCACTAAAAACAAAGTGGGACTGTTAGAGGCATACGAAGATCGCGAAAAGCGAGGCTATGCCTGGAACAATCTCATGCTAAGTCGATGGACTGATCACAACGGCGATGAACATCGTGTGTTAGACGATTACGAACGCAATCGTGCACTCATTGACTTGCAAGCACAACCGCAACATATCAAGGACGCAGTTGATGTAGCTATTGTGCAAGAATTGGAACAAAAGGAAGTGCCACAAGTAGGCGTGAGATTTATGAAATTTTGCGGCAAGCACAACTTGGCAAAACTCAGCGAAAGTGCAGAACAGTATGCCAAATGGCTAACAGCCAAATACCAAGGAGATCTTTTAAATGTTAAAAGCTAAGACAGTGATAGCTGATCGTTATTGGATACTACAAAGCGATTCTAATAAAGTAGGTGAGATTGAACGCAACGACGAAGGCAGTTACAATCTAAAAGTACAAGGAAGGATAGAACAGTTTAAAACGCTGAACATGATCAATCAGCGACTGTCTACACCTATTAGTTTTGTTGACAGCAAACAAGAAAAACAAAATCAAGAATATCAAGTTCACGGATATCCAACCAGTTGCAAACCTTATAATCCATTGTTTAACGTGGTTGACCAACTGCCGATCTTTACCAAAGGGGAACACAGCAAGAGCTGGTTTGCGGCAGGATGGTATCAGGTAAAGCAAAAAAGCAAATGGAAAACCATTCTTTGTCCTAAACTGATCATGCTAGATCGCTATGAGCACAGAGGTCCTTTTCGCAGCAAGGACGAAATCATCAGTTCTATCAAGGACAGACTATGAGTTTGTATATCAAGCGTTTTGCAGAGCGGGTGCAAACACTTGACAGCAGACAGGCCAAGGATTTTACTTGGCCTATCCGTGATGCAAAAAATCTGCAAACTGAGTTGTTAAAGTTACTCAGTGACTTAGATGAACTGCGTAACAGTGAAAAAGAGCAGATTGACACCATTGAAGTTCAAGTACAGGGCGGAAAGTGGTAATAAATATGCTTACAAGGTGATAAAGTGAGTAGACCAAAACCGCAGGTACTGGCGGAAAAAGCCAACAAAGACAGCTATAAAAACGAGCAGGTTCTTGCCAGCGACGGTATCTGGGCAGTGTTCTACGACGGTACACCTATTAATCTCAAAACTAGTAATCTTCTCACACAGTACCCGGGTCCGAAATATAAAAAAGTTAGTTTTAGTAACCCAGGGCATGCTATTAACTTGGCTAAAAAACTCAACAGTCAGTTTGACACCGATCTATTTTCTGTATACCTGTTGCGTGATGGCGAAAAAATCTACCCTGAAAAATGAAATCTTCTGGGAAGCATTCGACCAGTGGGAACAGAAAGATTGCACGTGGACAGAAGCCTGGGCTCGATGGTGGCAGGACAAAAGAAGCAACGACAATCTTCACCTTGCTTGGCCTGGCATAAAAGCATTCACTAAAGATCTTAAACGTCCGCATTGGTACATTCCGTTTAACACTGTTAACAAAACACCTAGAGATATGCTGGCAGTCAAACAGCATGTTCGAGGACCTTACGGATTTGTGTCGCACGGCAATCCTAGAACCATGTGCCTAATAGTGTTTGACGCTAAAACTGCTAGCCTACTGAGTCTTTATGATTCTGCTGATAAATGGCTTGACAGCCTGCGAGATTCCAAGTAAACTAAGTGTAAATTGGAAATACAGGACTAGACACCTTGACTTTATCCGAAGATAGATTGGCTGTTGCCGAAGCAGTGCTGTGCGGAGATATCAGTGCTGACTATTTGACCGACCGAGAAATTGTGTTGCTTGCAATGAGAGCACAGGAGTTGGCATTTGAACGACAGCTGGAAAAGCACTACAAACAAAATCCTGGTTTGACATTTTCTGGCACTGAAACGGAGCAAAGGCACTGATGAAAACATTCAACTATCACAGCACCAACCTGCACTACAGCGAACTGGCAAGTGATCCGCAGTACAGCAATGTGGAGTTTCAGTTTTCGCAGCAATATGTCATCCGTGATGACGTCAATGGTGACGGCTATCTGGACATAGTGAATTTTCCAAACTTGGGCAATGAACCATTGATCGAAGAGCCACGACCAAAGCCCATTGCCTGGATCTGGGAGCCAACAACAGGCGAATACGTTGATCAAAGCGAAACCATCTTTGAGAATTGGGATGCAGTGGACTTGGCTTTTGTTCGAGACATTGCACAAGGTGACTTTGACGGCGATGGCGATCAGGACTATGTGTTACTGGACCCTGGATTCGAAAACAGAATTCTATATCCGATCGCAAGAAATAAGCCCGGCGGCGAATTGCACTATATCGAAAATACAGAATCAGGACTGCGATGGGCAGACGAAGTATTTGATCAGTCCAGTCGAAGCTTTAACCACATTGGCGATTCGGCTGATTTCGACGGTGATGGTGATATTGATATTGGCATTGCAAAGTTTACTCATAAAACCACACATGCGCCTCATATTGCTATTAACAACGGCGATGGCAGTTGGACCGTAGAAAAAGACATGTTTTCTGGCAATCCAGCAAAACCAGTCAGTGGCATGGGGTTTGTGGAACTGGCCGATGGCAGAACAGCAGTGGCAGCCGGCTTTTACTTCAACGAAAATGCCAATACCGAAAACCAATTGTGGGTTTATAACAGCAGCACTGAACAGTTTGAGTTCTACGATACATACAAGCAGATTCCAAATCGCGGCGCGGTGGATCACGTTAACATTGACGTAAACAACGACGGTCTCAAAGACCTAGTGATTATGTACGAGGGATATATTGAAATTGACAATCAAACAAGCGATTACTACCAGATTCTACTCCAAAACGAAGACAGCGAATTTGTAGAGCACCAGGTAATTGCAAACGATGCAGGTAATCACGTCAGCGGGCACCTACAGTTCGATGACTTGAACAATGATGGCTATGTTGATTTCATTATTGATAAATGGCGTATTGAGTTTAACAACGACGCAGAGTGGCAACAGGCAAACCGTGTGTTCTATGTAAACAACGGAGACGGCAGTTTCTCACAGGCACCTGCTACAAACTTCAACTTCACTGATGTGTCCGGTGAGTTCGTCTACAGTGAAAACGGTGTGCAACTAACGGACGGCATCGAAGAGTACAATTTCAACATGTACCACGATGTAAACCAGGATGGACTGGTGGACCTGATTCAGTTTGGAACCGAGACTCCGGTGGACACACACTGGGCAGAAAAACAGGTAGGAGAACGAGCCACAGTGTACCTAGGGTCACTGACCATGGAACAGCTGGTTGACGATGTGGAACATGAACCGCTCAGCAGTGATCAAGGCTGGGTGGTCAAGCTCATAGACACACTGTTCACAGACCAAGAACAGCAGCAGTTTGAGTTGGTGCAAACCGGTGTGGATTTTCTCAATCAAGGCATGAGCAAACAGGAGATTGCTGCTGCCGCCGCATCTTTCACCAGCGGCGACGACAACAGTGTATTGATGGAAAAGATCTGGCTTGAACTGTTTGGAACAGAAATCAGCACTGGTGACCTGGCATATTGGAGCAACGCCATTGACAGTGGCTTGTACTCACAGGGCGATATTGCATTGTTAGCTGTTGACTATTACAACCTTGGCACTGCAAGTCTCAGCGATTTGTTTTATTCATGAAATCTAGGATTTCAGCAGACAGTTGCTCATGTGCTTCTCGACCGGGATGTACACCGTCAGGAAATAACAAGCTTTCTTCCATGGCGGCAAAAATTTGTGCTACATTAGACAGTTCAGTATTTTTTGTTTCGGCACTGTCTAGATTTTTTCCGAACTCAAAAATATTAATGTTCAACAAATTTTGAGTTTCAGGCAAATCTGGCATATTTAAAAGTTTGTTTCTCCAAGAGTTTACGGTATATACTGGATCTGGAATATATTCTGAGAATTCTGGTTGCACAACAGGTGCTTGTCCTTCAATTAGCATAATATTGTTTATTTTATATTTTTCTATAATCTTTTTAATTTTGCCATATGATTCGTTTGCGGCTTCTTTTATTGAAGATTGGAACATCCATTCTTTATTATTTTGCCATATATCTTGCATATTATTTTTATAGTCTCTGAGAATTTCAGCGTGGAACCATATGACTAAATCTGAATCATTGAAAATAGCTTCTTCGCTACCGTCGATAAAATTTTCCATGTATGTCCAAGACTTAAGATTGCCCTCTCCTATAAAGCCGAAATTATACACTCTGTAACCATGTTTTTCTAATATACCATGTATATGTCCGTTAACTAATGTGTCAGTGCCTTCTATTCGCCACATTGATTCTGCCCAGCTATCACCTAATATAAAAATTGCAGGCTTACGTGTATTCATTATGTGTCATCCTATTTAAAAAATTAATAATTCTATCAGCTAATTGTTTATACGGCCTTGGCCCAGGATGTGCATTATCTGGAAACATTGGACTATCGTTCATAGCTTTTAGTATTTGTATTTGATTTTCTAGTTCTTTTACCTTAGTTTCGTTACTATCCAAATTTAATCCCATCTCGAACATGTCGCTTGGTAGTCCTAAAAATTTAGAATCAGGCAGGTTTGGCATATCGAGTATTTTATTTCTCCAGGATTTAACTGTATAAACTGGTTCTGGTATATATTTAGAAAATTCAGGCTCTACCACTGACGCCTGCCCTTCTACTAAAAAGATATTATCAATTTTAAATTCAGAAATAATATCACTTATTTCTCGATAAACTTTTTTAGCTGTAATATGTACTAGGTCATGTAATTTCCATTCCCAATTGTCAATTGGCCATCCATTTTTTTCCTGTGATGGATTAATTAGAAAACTATTTAAATCTCTGATTGGTGTAGTATGAAACCATACTATTAAATCAGGTTTTTCCAATTTTAAAATAAAATTTTTATATAAGTTCCATGAGTGATAATTGGACATACCAATTGTACCAAAATTATAAACAGCGCATCCTTTTTTTTCTAATAAACCAGTTAAATGTCCATTTACCAAAGTGGTAGTTCCGGCACAGCGCCACATCGATTCTGCCCAACAATCACCTAGTATTACAATTTTTTTTTGATTCACCCTTGTCCTCGGTAGCGTTTTTTAACTGTGTTTTTACCTTTATAACTGCTACGAGGACTATGTCCTATACTGGTACGTTTTTTTACACTGCGTTCACTGATTAATGTACTTTGCGTTGAAGATTTTTTTGTTGCCATAATTTACCTATTTTTTAATAATACTGTTAGACCTAATAGCATGCTGTATCTATCTTGTCTTGTACGATTCCACCCATCGTGCCATGTATTCCAGTCATTTGCATGAAACCACCCTTGGCCAAAATCACTAGGAACCTGTAGTGGGTTATTTCTTTGTGGGTCGTCGTAAAACATAGTACAATGATCTATGCTATCGTGATCTGTAAAATATACCATGCCGGTGCCAATTAGCAATCGATAATCACAGTGAATACCATTTTCAAATCCTGGTTTGTCCAGTGTAAACTCGGCGTGTAGTTCACTGTTTTCCATCATCATATCAGATGTCATGCCCCAGCGACTGGTAAATTCTTCTTTTTGAGAGTATAGTGCATCAATTACTTTGCGTTTTGCTATATCTGTGCCAAAATAACGAATAACCTGTTGTAGCATTGGGCTATCAGGGCGATGTACTTTGTAGCGATACCCTCCCCACATGTCATGGTCGATTTTAGTTTCCACGCCATATGGATTCCATGATTCTTTTTTAAGCTCATCGACTATATCGGGCTGGGTGTGACCGTTACTAAAAGATATCTGTAGAACCTTGCTATCAATAGGTTCTAAATCAAAAAAGATGTTGTCTAATGTATTAAAATAATCGTACATGCTTCTACGTCCTTTGTAAGTGTGCTCCAATGTTATTTTCTTCTTGACTTGAATTATACAACCATATCAATATACTGTATCGATCGTCGTTGGTGTTATTTTTTCCAGCATGCCATATTTTTTCTGGGATTGCCCAACCTTTACTGAATTCAGTACTACTAATATAAATTGGGATATTATCATGTTCATTGGCGTAAAACTCAGTAGCTCTGTTACTATCTAATTCTTGATTTAAATAGATCATAGCAGACAGCCATACGCGATCAGGATCGTAGTGTTTGCCGACGTGATACCCAGGCTTGTCTTTTGTTAATGAAACATATAGTTTTCCGTACTCATTGATTTCATTTAAACTTATATCAAGATTATGTGATACTACAATCTCAGATAAAATCGCCTTTACAGTATCACTACCGAGATATTGTATTATTTGTTGTAATTTTGTGCAGGATATATCTGTACAACGCTGTCTGTAGCATGCAATATATGTATTCTGATCTAAGTCCTCCCATGATTCCGAACGCAACGAATCATGCAATTCTTCTTTGGTAAAAGGACAGCAAAGAGATAGTTCTAACGGGAGGCCATTGCCGTTATCTATGCATGTTAAAGAAAAATCCATTTACTCTTGTCTCCATTCACGATCCAGCCAAGGAAATAAAGATCGCCAATCTGTGCCGCGTCTGCGGTCGATTTCATCTAGATATACCTGTAGATCTTGTATTCTCTCAACTCGTCGTATGCTGTTACTTATCTGCTGTTTAATGCCTTTCATGTGATCTTGTGCGTTGGTGTCTTTCATTTCGGCGATAATAGCATCTATGTCGTCCTCAAAAACTCCAGCTCCAAATATTGCTGGATCCATATGCGGCGGTGCCATTACTGTCATAAAACTGTAGTTGATTGGATTGTGAGGCGGTCTTTTTTGATTCCATTCGTTGATTTTTCTAACCAATTCGGGAGCAGTTTTTATTGTAAGAGGACTGATTGCAGCATTGACACACTGCACTACCCAGGGCTTTTCTAACAAATATGTAAAGTTATCTTCCCATTCTTGTAAATCCAATCCCCAGCGAACATACTCTTCCTGCGGTCCCCAGCTGTCTAGACTTCCGGTTATTTGCAGTCTTTTAAGAGCACCTTTTTCTACCATCTGCTCGAACCGATCTATATATGCACGAAACTTTTTAGTTGGCACCTTGAGATTGGTAATAATATTAAAAGTGAGTTCAGGATTTGGGTGGCTTTCCCAGAAGTCAATGCTGAGATCAAACTCCTTTTGAAAAAAGGGTTCACCTCCTAATATTTGATAGTAGCGTATCTTTTTGTATCTGTCTTTGTCATGTAGATACTGCCAAAAGTCTGCCAGCTGTTGCTCGTAGTTTTCGTTTTTTTGACTCCAGTTGGCTATGTGTACACTGCCGTGTTTGAAGTCTCCAAACCGTTTAGTTTCTTCTTCCCACTTGGTACTGAAGTGCCCGCCGCAGTAGAGACAGGCCATGTTACATACATTGTTAAAATAAACTTCTAGTATTGTAGGCACTACTTCGTTGGTTTCTGGGTCTTCAAACAGTTCTTCTGGCGTTCTGTCTTGGTCGTGTCCTGCTTGCAGTTGATACAGTCTGTCACTGACACCTCCTGCTTCTTCGATTTTTTGGCAGTACTGACAGCCCTCTTGCGGCCATTCACCGCGGCGCATTATTTCTCTGGCACGGACCTTGTTAGGAAGATTATGAAAACTTGCAAAGTCATCCAGTGGAATAGCTGCTTGATCAGTTCTGTGACAACTACTGCTAGTGCCTTGTCCTAGATATACTGTGCTCCATGCCCACTTTAACAAGCAAGCTGTATCACCTTTTACTGGAAATATTTTTGACATGTTGTAATTATGAGCTTTCTATTTGATGAATAACTTCTTGTAACTGTTGATCAAAATTTAAAAACGCATTATGCAAAATTTTGTTTCGATTAACAAGTAATTTTAAATTATGATAATGTATACGTTCTAACTCAGGTATCACCGACTCCCAGTCAAACTCTGATAAATGTTGCATCAGTTCAACAATAGCATCGGCTCTTTCTTGGTAGGTAGGCAGTGAGTCATAGTCTTCACTCCAAAGAGATTCATAAGTCATAAATCCCATTTTGCGCAGGTTTGTTATGAAGTGTTTTGCCCCATATATTACAAAAGGAATACCAGTAAAAAGTGCTTTTGTAGTTTTTTCTGTTATAGCAAAATTATCTACTTGGTCATCTGCAATCTGTGTTTCCACAACAAGGTACAGTCTAGCCTGATTATATAGATCAATTGGCGGCGACTCGCTAATGGCAATTGTATCTTGTAATTGCTGTCTATCGCTCCAGTTAAAATCGGGCGTCCTTTCAAATTGTATATCATGCTTAAATATAGTGACGTTACCTCGGAGATTATTACAAATACTCAAAGCAAAAGAATCTTCGGGTATCTTGTTTTTTATTTTCTTAACTAAGTAGGTTCGCTCTGGTCTCCCGGATCCTATCAACGAAACAAAATCAACAGTTTTTTCACTACGGAAATCGTAAAATTTATCATTGTTTTGATTAGGAAAATTGAAAACTGGATCGAAAAAATCTACGGTAGCCAGTTGATACAGAAGGAAAGGCCAGTAAATGTTTACGTAATGTATTTTTTCCCCGAGCCAATTGAATATCGGATGGTCGTCAGCAGAAAACTTATCACCAGTAACAAATATATAAACACAGTCTGATTTTAATTTAAACAAGGTAGGCATGTGTTCAGCACTAAAACGACGAACTCCTTCAGACATGTTGAAAAAAAATTTTATCTTTGCAGGATCGTTATTAATTGTTTCAGCAGAATCTTGTACAGAAAAAACTGGATAGTGTCTGTTGTTAAAAATCTCAGGCACTGAGTGTGTAGTTGAATATAAGTTAGAATATTTGTGCCACCTGGCATAAACCTTTATAAACAGGTTAGCTAAATGCGAATCACTGACATTGTTTAACGGAAGTAACATGAAAAATATTTAGTGCTTTGTTTTTACTGTCTTAACAAACAAATAAGTACACTATGCATACTATTTTTAAAAATAATCATCCTGCGCTGACGTTTTTTTATATTCCAAAAACTGCTAGTGTGTCATTGGGAGCAGCGTTGTATACTGCGTTCTCGCCAGGATTAAAAAATATCAAATTGAAGAAAATTTCTGACGTACCTCATGCTAATATGCACAATCTGACTAGCAAAGACGATGTTGCAAACAATAGAGTATGTGTTCTGCGACACCCGTACGATCGAGCAAAAAGTCTATGGCAACATTCTTCTAGAAGAGTTGATACTGCGTGGGCAAGTGATTCATTTGAACTATTCTTAATAAAACGATTTCACGAAACACACACATTGCTGCCAAACACTGAACTTGACTTAGATAATTTTAATTTTTTTGCACCTCAATGGCACTGGGCACAACATTGCAATATACGTCTAGACTTTAACAATCTACATCACGACTTTAACAATATTTTAACTGAATATGTATCTCCAGGCACTTACAATTTACCTAGGAAAAACGTGTTGAACAGCAAGGACAGTGTTGATCTAAAACGATATCATAAAACTCTAATACGAAAAATATACGCAGATGACTTTGAACATTTAGGCTTTATACCTTAACACACTAAATACGATTCGTATTGCAATATTAGAGAGAGATCTTATGACAACTTATAACCTAAACTGGGTGATTGCCCATGAACCAAAATACCTCTTTTACAGAGTGGCAGAAGACTTTGCTAACCTGGTTAAAGAGTACGCCGGCGATGATCTTGACATCAATGTCAATGTACTAACCGACGAAGAATACAATGCCAAGTACGATCCTAAAGTACCAGTAAACAGACACAATCTCTGGAAGCTGTTACAAGACGGTGATGTGCAAATTGCACAGATGCAGACAACCAGTCTTGCACGTCAGTTCAATCCAGAAATGCATGTGCTTGATCTGCCATATCTTTTCCGTGACCACGATCACGCTGCAAAAGTTCTGGAAGGTGATGTTGGTGTTGAACTGTTAAACAAGTTTGACGAAGACAGCAAGATCAAGGGTCTGGCTTACACCTACAGCGGAGGCTATAGACTGCTTCCGAGTACTCAGCGTGTAACCAGCCTAGGCGAACTGGCTGGACTGCCAATTCGTGCAGGACTCAGCCAACAGGCTAGAGAAGCTATTGAAATGCTAGGCGGTGAAGCTGTGCCAGCTGACACAGAACAAACCTGGGAACTGGCCAAAACCGGTAAAGTACAGGCTGCTGAATATGTTACACAGCGCATCTACCCAGATCGTTGTGACGAGTGGATCAAGAGCATTGTTCACACAGAGCACAGCTTGTTCCTTACCAGCATTGTTGTAAACCAAGATTGGTTCAACAGCCTGCCGCAAGCTGTTCAAGATGTGTTCATGAAGGCCGCATTACAAGCAGCTCGCAACGAACGTGAACTAAGTTTAAAAGACGGCGAAACAAACCTACGCAAACTGGAAAGCGAAGGTGTAAACATTGTTTACCTTAGCGAAGAAGAAGAAGCAGAATTACATGCACGAGCGGCAGAAATCCGCAAAACTCATGCTGAAACTGTGTTCTCTCCAGGCTTGGTAGACAGTATAGAAAATACCCATTGACAAAGACCAATCTCCCACGTATACTACATGTAATATGTTGTGTACTGGGAGATTACTATGAGTGCTATGAGTGCAACTATTTTCGAAATTCAAGAATATCTACGTGAAGGCAAGCTTGGTCACAAGCAAATTGCCGAAAAGCTGGGTGTATCATTGACCTGGGTAACAGACGAAGCAAATGCCATGTATGGTGCTACCAGCAGTGAACCAGACTTTGGTCCAGTGGAATACGTATATCCAGGATCAGATCCACAAATCTAAATATCAAAAAGGTTGACCTTTTTCGTAACTGATCATATACTATATGTATAGTGAAGTTACGAGGGTTAAGCATGTTGCAAGTAAAAGACACCACCGAATCCACAAACAAGCGTTTTTCTGTAATAGATATCAACAGTCGTGCTCGTGCAGCGTATCGCGCTAATCGCAGTTTTTTCGACAGTCAAGCACATCAAGCAAAAGTAAACGCTGTAGATAATATACTTCGCAATTTGGTATTTGCCTATACCAATGCTTACCAAACAGCTCGTCCTCAAACACGCCGTAAACCAGCCCACACAGAAGTCAAATACGATCGTGTAGTGCAGTACAGCGTAAAAGAGCACAATACACGCAAACAAACTGCACTAGCTCAATTAGAGGAGCTAGGGTTAACACTTGTTTACAAACCACGCACCAACAGCTACAGTGTTCATGTAGCATAACAGGAGCTAGTAAATGTCATATCTATCAACAGATGAAATGATCAAAATCTTGATCGATCGCATTGGAGATCATCTGCATGATCCAGAACCACAATCAGATCAGTGTTTGGAGGAACTCCCACAGCCAACCAAGTTGATGTTGTTGCGAGAACTGCGAAACACATACAATCAATATCGTGCAATCATGTCGGGTGATCAATGAAAGACAAGGTAATCTTAGTAGACTGCGACGGTGTGTTGCTGGACTGGGAATATGCGTTTGATCAATGGATGAAACGTCATGGATACTCAGTGAACTCCGTTGGGCATTACAAGATGCACTACAAATACGGTATTGATGGCCGTGAAGCTAAACGACTGATTCGCATGTTCAACGAAAGCGCACAGATTCGCAAACTACCGCCCCTGCGTGATGCTATCCATTATGTAAAACGATTGCACCAAGAACACGGCTATATTTTTCACGCTATCACAAGCCTCAGCAACGAAGTGTATGCACAGCATCTACGCACCAAGAATCTGCGTGAGATGTTTGGCGACAGCGTGTTTGAACGTTACGTGTATTTGGATACTGGTGCAGACAAAGACTCAGCACTGGCTGAGTATACTAACACTGGCTGTTGGTGGGTAGAAGACAAGCCTGAGAATGCAGTAGAAGGCGCCAGGTGCGGATTAGAATCAGTGTTAATGCATCATGAGCATAATGCAGACTTTGACACAACCAATCTCAATATAACTCGAGTAAGAAACTGGAAGGGAATTTATGAACTTGTCACTGCTTGATCGTGTAGTAGAAACTGGTGTACGACTGTATGCCGAAGGGGAAAACAGCTCAACTGTGTGGCAGTTTGTGGATCGAAAACTTCACCAGATCCAGGCCCAGCGACCAGCCTTTTGCTGAATTCAATCTAGCAAGAGATACTGCGTACACTCGCTTGATCAGCATGGGCGTAATGGATCAAGAGCCAACCTGGACAGAAATTTTAGACTCTATAAACAGCATGCTGGACCGCGAAAAAGTTTAATTCTTTTTCTTAAAAAGGTTGACACACAGCCCGGGTTTTAGTATTATGTATATGTAGGGTTTGAAATAAGGTTTTTGATATGTCAGATTTAGCTTACACTCAAAATTTTATCGATGTTGCTATTTTAAGCAGTATCTTAATAGCTGGTGTTGTTTATCTTGCCAACAAAGGTGAGTTATTTAAAAAATGGTAATGCGTAAGATCAAGATAGCAAAAACATTTGTGTTTTTTGACGACAAGTTTTCATTGATTGTAAGCGCACCAAAAGACCAATTCAGCCTGCTTCCAACTTGGAAAGCCAGAGTGTTAGAAATTCGTGAGTATCAAGGAGAGTTAATATGACCTTATTGCAGCACATCGAGTCACTGAATGCCAAAGCGGATCTGATGATGGAGCAGGAGCCTGGACTGTGGATGAGCAAGTACACTGATGACTTGAGTCATTGGGCTGAGATGGGTGTCTACACTGTAGAGGACTTCAAACGTAATGAGCTGATCAATGGCATCAGTGATGCGTCGAAAGACCTCTATGGTTGCCGCATGCGTCTTGCTTGGGACGAAATGGATATTGAGGATCTGGAACAGACCTACGAGAATATCTGTTACCAGCTCCGTCTTCAGTTTGAGCAAGAGCAGGAGTGGGAGCGCGAGCAGGCTGAAGAAGCTCGGATCGCCGCACAAGGTTTACAGCCAGACTGCGAGCCATTGCCTTACGAAGAATATGCTGATTTGGAGACTGCATAATGAAAAGCGAACTTGAACTTGCAATTGATCGCATGATCGATGCACAAAAAAAACTGTACGGAGCAGATGCATACCTGTATGCCACAGCCAATCTACAAGGTGCGTTGGTAGGATCTGCCGCTGCACTCAGTGACTTTATGGTTGACAGCTTGATTGAAACATTTAACGATCGTGCAAAAAAAGTTGAACAAGAAGCAATCATCAAAGCATTTAATCAAGAGGTTCCAATTGTATGAGTTATTTGCTCTTATCGGTTGCGCTAGGATTAGAAATTTCTTATACTAGCAAGAATGTTTGTCAAGAAGCACTTGAACAGGTGCGAGAGCAGGACAGCAAAGCAATTTGTATTCCTGCAGGCAAAGACAAAACCAGTGAACAGTTTGATCTATTTTTAAACATGATTGAACAGTTACAAAAAGTTGAACAGAAATAGCCGAGTTGGTCTAATGGTATGACAGGGGTCTCCAAAACCCTTAGCGGAGGTTCGATTCCTTCACTCGGTGCCAGTTTTAAAAGTTTTGGGATATAGCTCAGTTGGTAGAGCAGCGGACTGTTAATCCGCTTGTCGCAGGTTCGAGCCCTGCTATCCCAGCCATTTTTGCTACGGTGGCTCGAATGGTTAGGCAGAGGACTGCAAATCCTTTTCACGCAGGTTCGAATCCTGTCCGTAGCTCCAATTTACAAGGAAAAATATGTCACTAATTCCAATGGTAGTAGAAAGCACAGCAAAAGGCGAACGTGCTTATGATATCTACAGTAGACTGCTCAAAGAACGCATTGTCATGCTCAACGGTGTGGTAGAAGATCACATGGCCAATACCGTGGTAGCCCAACTGTTGTTTTTAGAATCAGAAAATCCAAACAAAGAGATCAGTTTGTTTATCAACAGTCCAGGTGGCGGAGTCACAGCAGGTCTCAGTATCTATGATACCATGCAGTTTATTAAACCTGATGTAGCAACCTATGTGATGGGGCAGGCAGCCAGTATGGGATCGTTTCTAGCGCAAGCCGGTGCTCCGGGTAAACGCTATGTGTTGCCCGAATCACGTACAATGATTCACAGAGTCAGCTCAGGTACACGTGGCACATCAGGCAGTGTGCATGTGCAGGAACTGGAGTTTGAAGATCAAAAGCGACACCTAGACGAAAGCAAGAGAATCAATCAACGTTTGACTGAACTGTACGCACAGCACAACACCGCAGGAAAAACCTACGAAGATCTCTATGAAGACATGAAGTTTGACACTTTCTTAAGTGCACAGGAAGCGGTAGACTACGGTTTGGCAGATCAATTGGTAGAAAAGAGAACGTGAAATTCACAGCCGTTCGTGGCAGGTATCTACCAAAAAATCCAGAAAAATACACAGGAAATGTAAACTGTATTACATACCGTAGTCTCTGGGAGAGAAGATTCATGCTCTACTGCGACAGGTCTCCAAAAATACTGAAATGGAGTTCTGAAGAATTACACATACCTTACGTGGGCGTAGACGATCGGATACACAACTATTATCCAGACTTTGTTGTCGAGACACATGACGATAGAACCATTGTAGTAGAAATAAAGCCTGGCTTTCAACGAGGCTGGAAGATAAACAAAGCAAAGTGGAAAAGTGCCAAAAGTTTTTGTAGTGCACTTGGGTATGAATTTAAAGTACTAACAGAAAAGGAGTTGTTCTAGTGACCTTGCCAGTTGAACGAAAAAATGCAGTTTTAAATGTTGAACAGTTTTTAATGGACCTTCGAGATCCTAAAAAATATCCACGTGTGCCCGGAGCAGTGCGTGAACAGGCAAGCAGATTGCTCAAGCATTATCCTAGCAAGTTTGATATGGAATCTGCGGCGGAATCCGCCCCTGATGTTTTTGGAGATAAACTTTGATTACCTACAGCACCAACTGGATGGGTCCGGTCAATATGCAATGGTTTGAAGAACGTGGGTTGGTTGAAAATAACAAAATCACCACATACTATTCAGCAGGTCGTATTGATATTCGTGACAGTAGTAAAGAAGGTTATGATGGCTGGAATGAATACAGTCTACCTCCTATGCACGGTGAAGACTGGAATGACTTCAGTAGTTGGTTAGAAAGTTTTCAAACACACGAACTGTGGGAGTTTGATGACATCATAAAGTTGTATGAAAGTGCAAGTGGTAGAAAGATCCGGTGGGCAGAGGACACTTGGTATAAGTGTTATGAATGTGGATTGGTCACAGACTTACGAAAAACTACAGTGCATATTCACAAGATGGGTTGTAGTAGGAACTGGGATGAATAAAAAAGAAATCAATCAGATGGAATCCAAACTCAGAGAGAAACTGATGAGGGAGCGGTGGGAGCTGACCGCCAAACAAGAAGCATATGACAAGGTGAAGATGGAAAGTTTCAAAGCGAGTTCTGCTCTGGAAGGTATTAACTACAGCGAAGAAGTGTCATGTAAAGATCATCCTGATGCACCACATGGATTTGATCGCGACTCAAGTCACGCACTGGGTCGCTATGTTTGCGAGTGTGAAGGCTGGGAGCCAGAAGATGAAAACGATCACTGACGAAGAATACGAGTTGTTTGAGAGACTCAAAAACATTTGGATGCACAGTGCTCCTAAACAGAGCGGACGGTATTTTGTCTGTGGTGAAGGTGGTGATCGAGATACGGTGGGATTGCCTGAGAAAATTCTAGTGTGTCCAGCCTATGGGTCAGATGGCTTCGCCATATACACCAAGACCACAGACTATTCAGCACCAGGATATTGAGGATTAGAAAATGATTGAGATCAATGAAAGAACAGCTAAATTCACAGAACTTAAACCATACGACTTCACTGCCAAACCAGATGACTACATGGAAGTCTGTGAGTGGTCAAACGGCGAAGGGGTTGATGTTAACATTAACTCAAACGGTGACCAACGATTCAGTTTAACTTGGGGTCAGTGGGAAGCGTTAAATGCATTGATAGCATACAAGGAGTAGAGCATGGAAATTGAATCAATGGAAGCAGAACAAGGCATCACTCCTAACAGTTGGGTTATCCTAGAAATCAATCATGAAGGCAAGCAGTTTCAAAAGATTCTGAGTGGCTGGAGTGGTGGCTATCTCGATGGTGATACATGGCGTCTGAGCAGCCCTATCAAGGAACTGAATATACAAATCGACAGTGAGTGGATAACAGCAATCACAGAAACTGGCAGCACATATAAATTGTTAAAAGAATCTCAAGGATTGCGTATGAGCAATGCTGGAATATACAACCGACTGAAAGAACGGTTCGGTGATATGGTAGAGATAGTGGAGTTATAATGTTTGAATCAGGAAAGACGTATACCAATCGATATGGAGACGAGTATTCGTGGATTGTGATCAATGATAATACCTATCGATTTGATATGACTAATAATGGTCCTAATTATGCTCGATGGGGTGGAAAAGAGGGACAAGAAAAGATGGACATGAATGATCTAGGAATGTATGACCCAAGTGGTGGCCCATATATCACGATCGGGATGGAAATTGATGGACGTCCGATCAAAAGACTTTTTATTCTAAAAGGTGTATTTGTAGAGGTGAGTGATTAAACTTCCTAAACGTAAAATATTCCGCTTTCTGGTTAATACTTTTGATCAAGTAAACTTTTTGATTCAAGATCGATTCAATCTCAATCCAAAGCGCACAATTCTAGAAGCACAGCAAGACCTTGTGACTCTCAATGAACTTGAAAGGACCATTGGCAAAAGTCTTGGCCTATAAATACTGCTCATGAAATTAGAAAGAGTAGTACTTGAAGTTTTCGGCGGTTGTAACTACACCTGCGACATGTGTCCGCAAAGCACAGGACGTGGTCGCGACTTCACTCGCAAAATGCCGCTGGACCTGTTTGAATCTGTGCTTGATCAAATCACTCCACGCTACGGTACTCCTGTAATCAACCTTGAAGGTTCTGGTGAGCCTACGCTAGCACAGGACCTACCACTGTATGTAGAAGCTTGCACTCGCCGTGGATTGCCCAGCTTTATGTACTGCAACGGCGCACTGCTAAAAGGCACATTCATGCAGGATGTGGTAGACGCTGGCATTGACTTTGTGAGATTCAGCTGCATTGGCTACAACAAAGAACTGTATGCCAAGTGGATGAGCACTGACAACTTTGACTTGGTTAAACAAAACGCTGTTGACGCACAAGCCTATATAAAACAAACCAACAGCAGTTGCGAAATCAGCAGCTATCATCTCATACTCGATCCTGACCGCATGGACTACGAAATTTCACAGTATCAAACCAACTTTATTGATCCTGTTGGCAGTGTGGGTTATATTTGGAAAATGCACAACTGGAGTGGCAACTACCAACCATTGTACTTTAGAAATCCCAAACAGAGAAAAACCTGCGGAAGACCATTTGCACCTGAACTCACTGTGAGAGCAGGAGGACTAGATGGCAAGCAAGGAGCAGTTACACCCTGTTGTCAGACCATGGGCCCACCAAACGAAGCACTCAGTGTACTAGGACACTTTGAAGACCAAAGATTCGAAGATATCTACTGGGGAGATGCATACGAACAGCTGAGATCTGCTCACAGCGAAGGCAGATTTGACGACATTGAATATTGCAAAAACTGTGATTTTTTGTACGATGATCCCGAAGTACTGGTATGGAGCAATGATCCAAATGCCAGTGTCAACTACATGCTGGGCACTGACTTTAAACTCAGTGACTATCAATGACCGACGCAGACTTTGTATGGGCAGAACCAGAACGCATTAACACTCGTGTAGGCAGCACTCTTACTAGATCAAAAAATTCATTAAATGAAATCTGGTGGTATAAAAAACCGGGTTATATAGATGAAACTGTGGCATATATTAAACAAGTTTGCGAGTTTACAGATTCAGACAGTTATGTTATTGAAACTACTAGCGATGCACTAAAAAACTTAGTGGATACAGTAAACTACATGAGTGTTTACAGAATGTTCTCGGATACCATGTGGGGACTACTTGCAAATGATAAAAGGCCACGATGCTATAGATATGACTCAGACTACATGCCGCTTCACAACAAGTCAGACAAATCTTTTTTTTACAATCTAACTAAATTACACCAGTTTTACACCGATCCTCCGTTACTTTTTCGGACGCCTTTTAGTATTGGCGCCTTGCAGAAAAAACCTCCGTTTATGCTTGCTATTCATCCTGGGTCTTATAGACTTTTTTCTACTCTTTTTTTGCCTGAAAATATTTATTGTTGTTTGTTACTGCCAGTAGACGCACATGCATTAATCAATAATTTAAATATAGAATTCAATAAAACAAAAACTATTCTTTCAATAAACAACAAAGAATTAATTAAAACACTGAATATTAATCTTTACAGTAACTTGCATATTTCTTGGAGTTCTCAAACAGGAATACAACTTGTCGAAAATCACTCCGAGTTAGCAGAATACGCAAAGCAATACGAAATCAAATGGACTGGTAGACAGTTTGTGGTAAATGATGTTATAATTGCAACACTTAAAAATAATATTTTTATTCCACCTGGCCCAATAGGATAATAGCATGGCAACAATTGAAGAGAAAGAAGAACTTGTAGATACACTCAAAGGACCAAAGTACTATCGTATCCAGATATCTGGCTATGGCGGCGAGAGTTCCTACATGAAAATCAGCAAACAAGCACATGATTTTTGGCAACAGGTTACAGAAGAAAACGGCGAAGATGATCTTGTTCAGTACATGCTCAACGCTGAAGATGGCAATCTCGACGACCTAGAAGTAGTAGTGCCACCTGAGGCTATGTTTATGGTAGATGAAGACGGCGACGGTCGGCCATGGTACGAGCCGGTAGAAGAAATTGATCACTCGTTTGGTGCTAGTCTTCAATCCAGTTGGATCACAGTAGACGAAATTGACTCAGATGACTACAATGCAAATTATGTTGCTGAAGTCATCAACCGACAAGATATTTTAGAATTAAATGATCAACTGTGCGAAGATCACGAAATTGAGATCATATCCATGAGCTGTTGTGACGAACCCGAAGATGCACCTTATATTGCTCAAATGTATTCAATGGAAAAGGGCTGTTTTTGGGAAAGCATTATTGAAACAACAGGCAAATTTGATCCTAAAAAACTTGTAATTTATACTGTGGAATTTCTCAACGGCGAAGACACTATAACCGAAGTACACTACGACGGTATAGAAACAGAAAATTTCGGAGGTGATACCAACGGAAAGGGATACACAGCCGCAGTTTGGAGTAGCTAGTGTACTGACTCGCTAAATACTCTTGGCAACAGGAGTATACCATGTCCATTCAATTTGTTGTCCGGAGTCGGTGATCTGGACCATGCGTGATATAAACTTAAATCAAGTTATTGAATATATCAATGCACAAGGTCCAGAAACCAGAATCTATCTCGGAGCCGATTCAGCTCGAATTAACAAAAACAGCACGTGGTACGCTGAATATACCGTAGCAGTGGTAGTACACATCAATGGATGCAACGGTTGTAAAATCTTTGGAGAAGTTTCTAGAGAACGAGACTTTGACAAACGAATAAATCGGCCCGCTCTGCGCTTGATGACCGAAGTATATAAGGTCAGCGACATGTACCAACGATTAAATCCACACATTGCACAAGATATAGAAGTGCACTTAGATATCAATCCTTCTGATAAATATGCCAGTAGTGCAGTAATTCAGCAGGCAATTGGCTATATAAAAGGCACATGCAATACAACCCCTAAGGTTAAGCCGGATGCCTGGGCAGCATCCAGTGCTGCTGACAATCTCACATCAATTTTAGCAGCATAAATCTATGAAAAATCATGCATTAATATTCCAAGTTTTTGGCAGGCCCGATGAGTGGTCAGGACGACCACTGGGCGGTCACCGTATTGCTAGCTATCTTCGCAATGAACATGATTGGGACATAGAGGTTCTTGATTTTTTCAATCAGTGGACTATCGAAGAGCTACAACAATATGTAGACAGTAGGATAAACAGTCATACCAAATTTATTGGATTCAGTTTACTGTTTAGTATATGGCCGGATACAGCAGAACAACTGTGTGCGTATGTTAAAACAAAACACCCTTACATTAAGATTCTAACAGGCGGTGCAGTCCACCCGCAGTACAAAAGCAATCTCATTGATTTCTATGTAAAAGGCTTTGGCGAAAAAGCAGTTGAAATACTGTTACAATGGCTGTTTGGCAACGGGCCTCGGCCTGTGTTTATGTTACTCGATGCAGAAAATAGAAAAGTCATTGATGCCAACGACCAGTATCCAGCTTTTCCAATGCGCAGTTTGATGATTCAATACGAGGATAGAGACTTTATTACACCCGAGGACACCCTGGGTATTGAGTTCAGTAGAGGCTGCAAGTTTAGCTGTGCATTTTGTAATTTTCCTGTGCTAGGAGTTAAAGGTGATTACAGTCGTGATGCAGAAGATGCATACAGACATCTCAAAGAAGCCTATGACAGATTTGGTGTGTGGCACTATGCTATTGCAGACGAAACGTTCAATGACGATATTAACAAAATAAGAAAATTTGCTGATGTGGTAGAACGGTTACCGTTTACTCCATGGTTCGACGGCTTTGTGCGAGCAGATTTACTGTCAAGACCTCATGACAACGAAGAACTTGCACGAATGAATGTGCGAGGTCAATTCTATGGTATTGAATCTTTTAATCATGCATCTGCAAAAGCAGTTGGCAAGGGCATGCATCCAGACAAAGTCAAACAGATTCTGTTGGATACAAAAAAATACATGGAAAGTGTAGGCACTAAAAACTATAGAGGCACAATAAGCCTGATCATAGGGCTGCCGCACGAAAGTATTGACAGTGTGCTAGCAACAAAACAATGGTTGTTTGATAATTGGCAAACAGAAAGTTATCACGGCTTTGCACTTGAATTAACAGCCGATCCAGGAATAAAGAAAAGTAAAATAAGTGCTGAATATGAACAGTACGGATATAAACTGGTGTCGGAGAATACCAAGAACAGTTATCAAGGACGAGATGTTGCAAGAAATGGTGCTAAAATGTCTGACCATATCTTAGAGTGGGAAAATCCATACATGACCTACAATGATGCAGTGGCGCTAACAGACGAGTTTGCAAGACAAAATCTAACAAATGATTTTAGATGCACAAACTATCATTTATCAGCATTTGGTCATTTAAATGACATAAACAAAATATTGGCTGTTCCTCGTGGGGTAACAGTAGATCATCCTGATACCTATGGTGCTCACCTGCGTCCTAAGATACAGGAAGAAATGCTACGCCTCCTAAATCAATACAAAAGTAAAAAACTTAACTGGATGTCATGATAGTCAAACAACCTTATAATATTCAGCTTTGGAAACAGAACTGGCAACAGTTACCTCAAGCTAAACAAATAGAAGACAGTACAGATCATTACTGTTGGAGCTATAGAGATCTATCATTTCTCAAGGCCTGGCTCAACGACACTGTGTATATACATTCAAGAGAATTTTGCATCAAGCACAATGTTACTGACATGCAAAGTTGGTACTATCTTAGTCACTTAGAAATACAAGATTCTGACACTGCTATAGATATTGGCTGCGGATTGCACCCATGGAAGCAATATTTTCCTAACTTGATTGGCATGGACAGCTGGAAGGATATAAATCCCGACATAGTTGATGTCTTTGACAAAGAGTTTTGTTTAAACAGAACAGAATTATTTGATAAAATTGTTGCAGTTAACAGTATCCATTTTGCTAGTGCATTAGAAATGGCAGATAGAATACAGTGGATTTACAACATGTTAAAACCAGGCGGACGAGCATGGATCGGCACCAATCTTGAAACATGGTTGATGTACACCAGCCCGGAAGATTTTCCTATTATGACTCTAGAATCTGCTGTTTCTTACATTCAATCTATACTTGGAATGTGGCAAGATCTAGCAATTGTAGTTGATTATCAATTGTCTGCAGATAAACACAGCAGTATACGCAACGATCTCAACGGCAACCTCCACTTGGTATTACAGAAGCCTGTCTAGCGTCTAGGCTAAATATGTAACAGGAGTCACGAATGCCATATATCATTAATAACACTCGCGGAGAAATTGTTGCTGTCATCCCTGACGGTACTACCGACACAGAAGCTACTAGTTTAAGCCTTGTAGGCAAAAATGTTACACCCTACGGCGAAATTGAAACTGAAAATCTTGTAAAACATCTAGAGAATTTTGCTGACACTAACAGCCCAGAAAATCCACTAGAAGGACAAATTTGGTACGACACTTCAGAAGGCTATATCAAAACCTACACAGGTGTTCAATGGAAAAATGTCAGCGGATTATATGTAAGTTCTACCGCGCCGAGTGTTGAGCCAAAAGTAGGCGAGTTATGGCTTGACACTGTTAACTTTCAAGTAAAGGTATATGCAGAAACAGACAGAGGACTAGAGTGGATTACCAACAACCGGGTGCCGTTCGTGACCAGCGCACCTGACGCAGGGCTAGCCGGAGACTTTTACTTTAACGAAACATCGCAACAGCTTTTTATCAGCGACGGTGCCAGTTGGAGTCTTATTGGTCCGCCGGCTGCCACTGGTTTTCCAGGCACACTGTGGGAGAGTGCTAGTCTAAGAGATCTCAACGGTGATCCCGAGCCGGTTATTCTTGGCAAGGTTAATAACATTGTTGTAGCTGTGGCTGCCAAAAGAGACTTTATAATTCTACCAGATGATCGTCCCACAGGATTTACGGAATTGGTAAAAGGCATGACCTATGCCAGTGATGCTAGCATACTGGGCACACTAGAGCACGGTCTCACTCCTGGCAGTTATATATCCGGCAACGTGTACAATGCCAACAGTGCACAAACTTGGAACATCAATGCAAGTACCAGTAGTGTAGCAAACACTGTGGTAGCTAGAGACAGCGCAGGAAGTTTCAGTGCAAACATTATTACAGGTAACCTTGCTGGCATTGCCAACAATGTGAACGGAATTGTTGCTGTTACAAACGGCGGAACAGGCGAAACAGTGTACGGCAACGGACAGTTACTGATCGGCGACGATGGCGGTCTTAGCAAAGGTACCATATCAGGGTCCGGCTCAATCACAGTAACAAACACCGCTGGTGCTATCTCTATTGGGTACAGTGGAGGTACAGGCAACGGCACTGTGAGCAGTGTGGGTATTAGTGCAGGGCCAGGCATTTCAGTGTCAGACTCGCCAGTTACTGGATCAGGCAACATCACTGTGAACAATACTGGAGTACTTGCTGTGTCGGCAGGCTCTGGCATTGATGTGTCCGAAAGCGGCGGTACTGTTACAATCAGTGCCACTGGCAGTGGAGTAACCAGTATTAATGCTGGGTCAGGCATAAGTGTATCACAGAGTACTGGCGACGTTACTATCAGTGCCACTGGAGGCGGTGGCGGTGGCGACGGTGACATGGTGCTAGCAGATGAACAGACTGTCACAGGACGCAAGACATTTACCGGTTATGACAATATTGTAGCAGGTGCATATAGGTTTACCTATCCAGAGGACAATGGGTTTTGGTATGACACCAACAATGGCAACGCTTATATTGCAGTAGCATTTGAAAACGATACTTCAAGTATTAGATTTTACCGTGATGCTTTTCACACCGACGGGGACTCAGACCTTGGACCGCCTCCTGCACGTGGTAGTATTATCACTGCAGCAGATTTAGGGCCGGCTGTAAAAGGAGGATCTGCTATTCTTGGTGTTACCCACGCCAGTACGCCAGGATTTGGGGTAGGACTTCGCGGACAGGCAGTGAATGCTAATTTTACAGGATGCATGGTACAAAGCGAAATCGGTGCTTTAAAAGGCAAACCATACTTGCATTTCCGCGGTTATAGTGATGCATTTAGTCCGACTGTAGATGCTGTGTTCACAGTGGACAGCGGCGGTAATGTACGTTTCGACGGTGTTGCAGCTACACCAGCAGGAGACTATGCAGAATTTTTCGAATGGTCTGATGGTAACCCTGAAAACCAAGACAGAACGGGCATGTCAGTGGTACTGGAAGGCAACAAGGTTCGCATTGCACAGTCAGACGAAACTCCTGTTGGCATAGTAAGTGCTGTTCCAGGAGTGCTAGGCGACGCACCAGAACACAGTTGGCAAGGAAAATATCTCAAAGACGACTTTGGACGTCCTGTAATGCAGGAATATACAATATATTCTTGGAAGGAAACAGTCAACGGTAGAACACTAGAGCAAACAGCAACCAGTTTAGATGATGTTGAAATTCCCGAAGATGCCGTAGCAACCACGCACGACGAAGACGGACGTCCATTCAAGACACCAATGGTAAATCCCGACTACGATCCAGAAGCAGAATACAACCCCCGCAGTGAAAGACCAGAGTGGGCACCGATTGGCTTGCTGGGCAAATTAAGAATACTCAAGGATCAACCCGTGAACCCTCGCTGGATATACATGCGCAACATCAGTGACACTGTTGCAGAATATCTTTTGATATAGGTTGACACGTCGGGCGTAATCAACTATTATAATAAAACATTCACTAAAAAAGGATACGCCCTATGTCCACTTCTACAGAACATCGCAGTGTTACCTCTGTAGGTGCACGTAAACTTATTAAAAAATGCTTTGCTAAAAAACGTCCAATCTTTCTCTGGGGTCCTCCAGGAATTGGCAAATCTGAACTTGTCGAAGGCATTGCCAAAGAATCAAATGGTCTACTATTAGACCTACGGTTAGGGTTAATGGACCCAACAGATGTACGTGGCATGCCCTATTACAACAAAGAATCAGGTAAAATGGAGTGGGCTCCTCCTATTGACCTTCCAACTGAAGAACTTGCTAGTCAATATCCAGTGGTAGTGCTGTTCCTTGACGAGATGAACGTTGCGGCACCTAGTGTGCAAGCCGCGGCATATCAGTTGATTCTCAATCGTCGAATTGGACAGTATACGCTGCCAGACAATGTTGTAGTAGTTGCCGCAGGTAACCGTGAAAGCGATAAAGGTGTTACATATCGCATGCCCACTCCGCTTGCCAACCGTTTTGTACACGTTGAAATGCGTGTGGATTATACCAGCTGGTTAGACTGGGCCACTGAGAAGGCTATTCACAAAGATGTTATTGGTTATATTTCGTTTGCCAAGCAGGATCTCTACGACTTTGATGCAAAAGCCGCTAGTAGAGCATTTGCTACACCACGGTCTTGGACCTTTGTAAGCGAGCTAATCGAAGACAACGATTTAGACGAGCAAAGCCTAACTGATCTTATTGCAGGCACGGTAGGCGAAGGACTTGCAGTCAAGTTCATGGCGCACCGTAAGGTTGCAAGTCAAATGCCTAACCCAACTGACATTCTAGCTGGTAAAGTTAAAAACCTGGAAATCAACGAAATTTCCGCAATGTACAGTTTGGTTATTGCCATGTGTTACGAACTGCGCGAGTCGCTCGACAACGACAAAGTTAACGATAAGCAGTTCCACAAGATGGCAGATCTTTTCTTCCGCTTTATGATGGATAACTTTGAAACTGAGTTGGTTGTAATGGGTGCACGAACTGCTCTCAACAACTATCAGTTGCCTGTTCAGCCCACCAAGCTTAAAAACTTTGACGAGTTTCACGAGCGTTACGGCAAATACATTTTAGCCGCTAACGAATCGTAACCAGGTCAGGGCCGGTCTGTTAAATAACATAGGGCGAATGTTAGACCGGCCCTGTTTTTTTGGAATAAACAATGATTTACGACATACCGCAAGATTTTGTTGGGACATACGATACCACACAAATAGACTTTTCTGCTTGGGCACTAAAAACAATTCAGAAAAAATGGCCTCATGTAACTGATCTATCTACTATCCATGAAGTTTTATCTGTTAAAGAAATTGCACAAGTAACCAGATATGTACAAGACGAGACTAGTAAATGCACAGAATTTATGTCTATGCTGGATCAATTCTTCGCTGATAATGTTTCTCCTTTACTAGACAACAATGACTATCTTGTACAACGCCAGCCTAATCTTAGATTGGTCATTCCGGATCAAGAAATACACGGACAACGCATTAATTTTCACTGCGATGCTATAGTAGGTGGCGGAAGAGGCAGCATGACTGCATGGATTCCTATCACTGATGCATACGACACCAATTCTCTGTGGATAGCAGACGTAGATATAAGCAGAGAATTGGTTACAAATTTTATACAAAAGCAATGGACTGCTGAGAAATTTGATAGTGAATGTTTAAAAGCGGCAAAAAATATTTCGCTACAACCTGGAAAATTTTTATTGTTTGATCAAGAAAGAGTGCATGGATCTATCAATAACACTACCAATAAAACTCGTCTTAGTTTTGATGCTAGGTTTCTAGTTAAGGGGCAAGAAACTTATAAAAGAATACCTGGTGGTTATTTTCGTTTACCTGAGGATTATAAAAGAGATCAAACCACTTTACAGGATTATAACCTGCTGGTATATCTTAATCGCAACACTGAATTTACAAAACACATACCGTTTAACATGCAAAGAGCATTTATAGACTCTTATTCCAGAAAGAAAAATTTATCAAATGTAAGTGTAGATTTTTTGCCACAACAGATACACGAAGGAATGTTTTTGCACTGGCTTCCGGGTTTAGAGAATTTTATTCCGTTAAAATTTGATGGAATAATGATGTTGAGTATTTTTGCACTGCCTGATGACAAGACTCGTAGAGAATTTTTATGTAATCTTGCTGTACAACACAATAAGAAATTATTTTTTGCCAACGAAGAATTATGCATCGAAACAGCAGAAGATATTGAAAAAATCAATGAATATTATGAATACGCAGTATGGCAAGATGGAGATTTTCCCTGGGAATGATACTTAATAGTCAAGTAATACACGTTCCCAAAGAATGGCAAGACTCTTCATTGCCTGCTGTTGAACGTTATTACAACAACAGTGATGATTTATTAAAACAAAATCTTTGGAAAATACGACAAGAGTTTGGCACCAAAGGCCAACGTTGGTGGTGGAAAACTGTTTTTGTAACCAACGATGAAACAAAGACTTTAGAATGGCATGTAAGGTATATCTTTAAGTGCGCACATGATGCTGTGTTATTTCAGCTTAAATATTAAACAATATTTAAGAACTATAACAATGAAGTACACTGTGCAACGTCTTGACAAAAGATTCAACTATTTTGAGTGGTTTAAGTATCATATCAGCTTCAGTGCCCGCATCACTGTGAGTCAAGGACCTTTACATTTTATTGAATCGCAACAATGGTTTACAAACACATATGGATTCAGTGCTGAAATACGCATATGGCAGGAGATAAAAACTCACTACGCAATGCGCAATCAATTCAATCTCACATCTGGGCCAGGCGATTTTAGCGACAATTTACCTTTTGCTGTAAATCCTCACTGGAGTTGGAGTAATGCTTATCGTGATTTACGAATTTATATCGCCGATGATCAAGAACTCAGTTTGTTCAAACTAGCAATAGGTTGACAGCATAACCAAAATCAACTATACTATATACATAGAAAGTGAGGAGCATGCATGTCTACTACAGCCACAAAAGACAAAAACAAACTTGCCGATCTCGTTGGTCCCACTGACCCAGATTTAGATAGAGAAGTTCGAGAAATTCTTGTTGGCGCACGTATTGGCATGCTGTTACGTGCCAGCTTCTTTGGCAATCTTGCCACTCGACTCAAGCTAGTAAACGCCGACGAGTGGTGTCCTACTGCGGCAACAGACGGACGGCATTTTTATTACAACACTAGATTTATCAAGATGCTGAAGCCGCGAGAAGTCGAGTTTCTTTTTGGACATGAAGTATTGCATGTGGTCTATGATCACTTAGAGCGCACAGGCGATCGCGACAGAATGCTGAGCAATATTGCACAGGACTATTGTGTAAACAGCGACCTAAAGAAACACGGTGTAGGCGAGTTTATTACCACTGTGGAATGTTTGTATGACAGCAAGTACGAAGACTGGAGTTTTGAACAGGTCTACGATGATTTGCTAGAAAATGCAGACGAATCAGCAACACAAAAAATGCTAGATAAAGTGTTAGACGAACACTTGGAAGACATCTTAGATGGCGCAGGCTCTGGACAAGACACCAATGACGAAGGTAAACCTGGACCGGTGAAACTCACAGATGAAGAACGTCAGCAGATCAAAGATGAGATCAAAGAAGCAATGATCAGTGCAGCGCAAACTGCCAAAGCTAGCGATATCCCTGGCAACGTTCAACGCATGATTCAGAATCTCACTGAACCTAAGATGAACTGGCGAGATCTTTTGCAACAGCAGTTGCAAAGCACCATTAAAAATGATTATACATTTTCACGTACAAGTCGTCGCAGTTGGCACATGGATGCTATTTTACCCGGTATGGATACCACAGATGCTATCGATATTGCTGTAGCAATTGATATGAGTGGTAGTATCTCCGAAGAGCAAGGACGCGACTTCTTGAGTGAAGTGCAGGGTATTATGGATACGTTTACTGATTATCGTATTCACTTGTTTACGTTTGACACACAGGTTTACAATCCACAGGACTTTAACAGCGATAACATATCAGACATAACCGAATATCAATGTCAAGGTTGGGGCGGTACTAGTTTCGAATGCATCTTTGACTATCTCAAAGAAGCAGACATTGAACCCAAGAAACTGGTTACATTTACAGACGGTTATCCGTTTGGCAGTTGGGGTGATCCAGACTATTGCGATACTGTTTGGATTATTCACAGCAACGATGATCCAAATCCTCCATTTGGTACCTGGGCCAAATACGAATCACAGTAAAAAAATACAATACGGGCATACAGGCGGTTAAATAACAAACTATGGAAAACACTGAATCAGAAATCAATCTAAAAGTCGAAGATCTTGCAGTAATCAAGAGTATTATTGAAGTAGTAAGCCAACGTGGAGCAATCCAGCCTGACGAAATGTCAACAGTTGGTGTTGTCTACGACAAGCTTAATATATTCTTGTCATCGCTTGCATCAGACCCACAAGCAGAAGTGTCCAGGGAACAACCCGAAGCTGAAAAACCAGTTACACGTTCTGCTAAAAAAACACCCAAGGAGTAAAACATGTTTGTAAAACACATCGGTAAACACGGTGACCGAAAGGTTGCGGTGGTGTTTCGTAAAGTGCCAAATGAAGATCACATGGCATTAGTATGTTACACAGAAACATTAAAAACAGAAATGCAAGACGCTCTCATGCGAGCCGTAGAAAGTGAGCCAGGGCAACAAGCACTTGACCTGGGCGAAGCACTGCAACGAGCAATGAGTCCAGATGGACGCCCAATTCTAGAAGTATTGCATGTAGAAGGCAAAATCAAAAAAGTGTCCTGTAACCAAGTAATCATGACACCAAGTCCTAACAACACTGTTAGATTAGATGAGCTTAATACTATTCTGGATCAACTTGAGCAAGGTGGCGAAGCAGTACAAAAGCTTGCTGAAATTGATCAAAACAGCGGACTGGTTGATCCAAGTGCACAGCGCAGAGCACAGGAAATTATAGGAGCCGCAAACAACACACTGAATCCAAACGATGGATTATCTGATGAAGCACTTGCCGAAAACTTTGAGAGTCAAGCGGCAAAAATGGAAGCAGAAGCAAAAGGTCTACTAGAGGAAGCCAAACGACTAAAAGGCGAAGCCAAGGCACTAAAGCCAAAGCGCACTACCACTAGAAAGAAAAAGACCGCAGATGTATCTCAGTGATGACTTCATTGAACGATGGGAAAGTTTGATTCAAGAAATTGAAGTCACAACTATTCCCATTGAATGTATTGCTAAAATTCTACTCAAGCTGGAAGGTCGTCGACAAAAGACTATTAATGTAACAAAATTAGTCAAAGACGGCTTGAGCTACGAGGATGTCGAAGATTATGTCAACACCACAATGATCGAACTCGATGACGAGATAACTAGCATGAAGTTTACTCTCAATGTTGAACGTGTTGCAGAAATGGTTCAACCTTTAACAGATAAATTATTAGAAAAATTATGAATGTAAAACTTGTAAGTTACAGTCAGCCAAGCTCTGGCTTTTTAAATGAAGGACTAGAAGATGTTCAGGATCTTATTGCATTTGCGGCAAGAGTATCTAACCCATCAAATCAACTTAATACTGAGACCTCTGAGCGGTTACTCAACTACCTTGCAAAGCATAAACACTGGAGCCCATTTGAAATGGTATCTGCTTGCCTAGAGATTGAAACCACTCGCGACATTGCAAGACAGATCCTACGTCATCGATCGTTTTCATTCCAAGAGTTTAGTCAGCGTTATGCTGATCCGACAAAAGACCTTGCATTTGAAATACGAGAAGCAAGATTGCAGGATAAGCAAAATCGTCAAAATTCAATTGAATTAGACGAGGACAGTCGGTATGATACTGAATTGAAAACAGAATGGGCATTGGCTCAAGAACGTGTTATCATTGAATCTAGAAAAGCATACACCTGGGCCATCGAAAACGGCATTGCAAAAGAACAAGCTAGGGCAGTATTGCCAGAAGGGTTAACTGTGAGTCGCATGTACATGAATGGCACGATTCGTAGTTGGATTCACTATATTGAATTACGTGGAGACAACGGCACACAAAAAGAACACATGGAAATTGCCCGTGCTGTTGCAAAAGTAATTGCAGATATTTTTCCTTTAAGTTCACAGTATGTTGACTCCTCTATATAACAAAAAACCTGACAGAATATTTGCGTTTGGGTGTAGTTTCACAAGTTACAAATGGTCAATGTGGCCAGAGATTATTCATTATGCCACTGGCATTCCTACATATAACTACGGTCGTATGGGAGCAACCAATCACTATATTGTGAATCAAATAGTGCTTGCAAACAAGCTGCATAAATTTTCCAGTAATGATCTTGTGATTGTGGTCTGGACTGAGCCAAACAGACACGAAAACCTGCATAATCACAGCGGAAAATCTTTCTTAAAGTGGGAAAGATACCCTAGCATAGAAATTTTAGATTATGCGATAGGAAAAATGATTAATCAACTTAACGACGTTGCAACAACAATGTCGTATCTCGATGCTACAAGAGCACAGGTTCATTACTCTTCATTGAATGATTTCAGAGTAGGTCCTGAAATAGGTAAGTTCCCGGAAAGATCAACCATACTCAAGGTTTATGACAGTGAGGGTGACAGGTTTTTACCGTCGTTTAACAATATTGTAAACTTTGATGTACGCGAAAGAGAATTAGAGCTAAAACAAGTATTCAAAGGAAAATTTTTCGATTTGCATCCTTTTCCTAATCAATCTTTACGTTGGCTTACAACTTTATTTGACTATGACTTTTCGGCAGTTGAACGTCGAGTGCACGATCATGAGCAGGAAATCATTGACAGTATCAGGAAAGTGGTACTAGATCCAGGTTATAGTCCTGGTCCAGAATTTCCTGGAATAAATCCTAAGGAATTACCCGACTCAGTGTTCTTATGCCCAAAAATTAATGCGTACCACAATGATATTAGTTGGCATACGATTCTTCGTAACGGCGGCTTACCCACTCCCAACTAAATGAATCTTGTAGTTTATTTGAGTCGCCGTTGACACTAGAAAAATAATCAAGTGCAGACTCAACTGCATGCTGTGTTACTTTACTTTCACAGGCTTTCCACTGTGATAGTCTATACTCGTTTTCTATATCAGGCAAGCTAGCTTGTAGTTTGATCGTTTCACGGAATGCAGTGCGCCATTCTGTAATCTCATCACCATACACCGCAGTGCCACTTACAACAGGTACCACTTCGTGCGCTTTTTCCATTGTAAGGTCTAACTCTGTGCCAGTACTACTGAGTAAAAGATCTTTGTTATAAGCAACAGCGGCCATGTGCCCATAGGTCAATCCTGTTGTAGGATTGTGCGCATGGAAAATATAGTGCTTGGGCTGTTGCATTCTGTCAGGTTGCCAGTTCCAGTCAAAGTCTTCGGCTACATTTAGCTTTGCAGGCACTAGAATAAACCAATCAGTGCTTGCTAGCTCTGCGGCTTTTTTAAATGCTTCTAGTCGTCCGTTGATGCCTTCTACTACATGCAACTGTTGATTGTTTGGTAACACCGCACGTAGACGCTGTAAATGCGTCTGTGACACCGTTTCACCGTTGCTTACAAACACTACATCCAGTGCCGATACTGGGTTATTAGCTTGTGTTTTATCTATATAAGCATAGTCATACAACTGTGTTTTCACAACTCCGTGTGCTTCTTTTGGCACAATCACAGTGGTGGCACCACTGTCCAACGGCATAACGGTTTTAGTTTTATCTCTCCACAAGCTAACAGTAGGTATCTTGGTCGGCACAGTACCTACTGTAAACACGGTCAGCGGAGCAGCGGCAGTGTGAGTCTTTACACGATCTACATGACTGTTATCAGAATGCTCCACAACTGGCATTGGCCAGCGAGGCACAGATTGATCTGTTGCGTAGTTTACTGTTTCAAACCAATCCAATATCTCAATGTTTTCTATTCCATGTTTAAAGCTAGGCACATGCAGGAAGAACGTATCACCGAATTTTTGCTCGTTGCTAGGAAACACATGTAGCATGTGCTTTTGCCATGCTTCTGGCTGCCAAGAAAAATCAAAAGACTGATAATCACACACTGTGCTTGTTACCCAGATATACTCATCTGCCGCACTGTCTACTAGACGTTTAAGTGTGTCAAGATAATTGTCAAAGTACCGAGCTTGCTTAACCACGCGATAATTGTTTTGTAAATGATCAAACACTTGATCTCTTTCTGGATTGCCGTGGTCAATCACATAAATGCTATATGCATCAGCAGGTGCATGCACTGTTTGATTTTCAACAAAATTCAAATTAGGAAACTGTTCGATACTGTCAGCCCAGCGGCAGTGCCTATCAAACTCCCAGCGGTTGATCAAAAACGTATCACTCCACTTGTTCCACTGACTGCCAAACACATGTGTCATTGATCTCTGCCAAGGCTCTGGATGCCAGTCAAAGTCAAATTCACTGTAGTCATTTTCACTGCCGATTACCCAAAAACGCTGTGTTGTGCTTTTCTTGGCACAGCGTTTCACAGTGTCTAGCACAGAGTTAAAATAGCGCACACGTTGTATACCTGGATACCTTTCTGCTAGTGCATCAAATCTGGCACCAGAACTGGCATTACTGCGATCCATGTAAAAAATATCCAGTGTTTTTATTGTTTTACTTTCTAGTGTACGCTGAGGAATATCACCTGCAAATTTGATCTCGGTGGCGCCAGGCACGGTGTAGGTTAAATTCACACTGCTTTGATAGTCTGTGCCAAAATGATATATGTATGGAGGATCGCCTGGATCAGGTATCCAGCTAAAGTCTACTGCATCTGCATCTACTTCTTCGGGTACTGTCCAGCGCCGCTGATCGGGCTGTAGTGTTGCAACAGGATCCATTATGAATTTTCTTTCTGTTGCTCCTGGCATATGATATTCAATGGTACTCATTATTTCTGCATTATGCCATTGATTACCAAACACGTAAATGTAAGGCGGATCACCAGGGTCCGGGCACCAACTACGGTCGAACTCAAACTCGAATCCGTGTTCTGGAACATGCCAATTTGTGTTTGTTTCTAGCAGTGTTGCACGAGGATAATCAACAAACTTGCGTTCACTGGCACCGGGCATGTGGTATTCCATGGTGGGCATAATTTCTGCATCGTGCCACTGATTGCCAAACACATAGATGTACGGTGGATCGTCAGGGTCGGGTTCCCAACTAAGGTCAAACCTGCACGGACTATACAGCCATTGCCATAATTCTCCGTTGCTTGCACAGCGAGTGGCCTTTACTTCGTTTACATATTTGCGTTCAACTGCGCCTGGCACAGTGTAGGTTGCACTTGTTCTTTTTTCAGCAGGCCACCACTGATTGCCAAACACATAGATATAAGGTGGATCTGTTGGGTTTGGTCTCCAACGGAACAGTGGATCTTCCAGCAATAAGTTGTCTTGTATTTCAAACAAAGAACTGTCGTGCTTGGTTGTAACAGTAAAATCGCTTACAAACTTTCTGCCGATTGCATCTGGCATTCTGTATTCTGCGCCGCCTATTCTATCCCAACCCCATTCAACTGGAAATTCATAGATATACGGCGGGTCCATTGGATCAGGACTCCACTGTGAATCAATGCTAGCAGGATCAATATAATCCGGAATATACCAAAAAGCTGGATCACTGTATCTATGAAGAACTGGCAATTCATGCCACGTGGTTTCGGTGTAACCTGCCTTGGGCACTAGATATGTGCCGCCATCCAGCTGATGTTGATTAGGCCAGGCATGTCGTTGATGTGACTGCCACGGCGCAGGTTCCCAAAGAAAATCCCAGTTACTGTAATCAGATAAGTAATCAACAATCCAACAATATCGAGTACGAGACATTTCACACGCATGATCTATATCTCTAGCACGAACAGCATGTACACCCTCGGGTGCACGATTTCCTAGGTAAAATATATCAAACATGATTAGAATTGACGAACTTTATAACAATGTGTTTTGGCCGTGGATAAGTCAAAATATACCTTTGTGTAGAATGTATTTTTGTGATCCTCCCGGACAAAGTGATCCGGATAGTTTATATAATTATGGACATGATCTCCATGAACTACATTATATATACTTTCACGACCAAGAGCCAATTCATTTGGACCTACACAGACCACTTTTTAACGAAGTAGCAGAACGCAGCAGAGATCTTGACTTTGACCGAGAAGCTTTTGGTAAAGCAGTTGTTACCAGTGAGCACAACAGCGAGTTTGTTGATCAAATCTGCGAAGACTACGGCTGGCGACAATACTATTACTTTTTCCATGGCTGGGCAGCAATGGATTGGTACCGAGGATACAATCGATCTTGGTTGATGCCCAAGCCAGAAGACAGGAAAATGAAACGCAGTTTTATTTGTCCAACTCGCATCGTAGGCGGTAAGCGTGATCATAGAGTATTGCTGGTATATCAGTTTATTAAACAGCAAATTGAAAATGCTTGGCTGAGCTGCCCAAGAACATGCCCGGTGGAAAACATTAACATAGAAGACATTGCTGCAAAGTTTAGCATGCACTATCCAGACATCGAGCAAACATTAAAAGATGCTGACTTGCCCTGGCAATTTCCTGGTGAAACAGATCACCCAATGCACAGTTGCTGGCTGAGCTTGTTTGATGAGTGTGCCGAAAGTTTAGCATATGTTGTTACTGAAACAGTGTTTTCAGGTCGTAGGCATCATTTAACTGAAAAAACATTTAAACCAATATGTTTACAAATGCCATTTATACTGGTTGCACCGCAAGGCAGCCTAGAATATCTTAAACTCTACGGCTTTAGAACCTTTGATGATTTTTGGGACGAAAGCTACGACCAAGAACCAGACGATTATCGCAGACTAGAAAAAGTAGCTGAGCTGTGTAAAAAGATAGATAGTATGACATCTGCAGAAAGAACAGATATGTACAAGGCAATGATGCCAATCATTGAACACAATTACAATCATTTCTACCACGGAGGATTTGAAACTGTGCTTTGGACAGAACTGGAACAAATGCTAGAACAGATGCAGAAAGATTTTAAAATAAAGGGTATTGATAGATGACATCACAAATAAAAGCGTATACTAGTTGGCAACCACTGGAAGAAGTAATTGTAGGCAATGTGTTTACGCCAGAACACTTTGAATTTATCGAAGATCGGCAGGTATTCAATCAGCTTAGTCAGATACTTGAGGAAAGTGCCGAGGACCTGGATAATTTACAAAAAACCATCGAAGAATACGGTGCACGAGTACGACGCCCGGATCTACCTAATGTACATCGTTTTCATGAGCAACAGATTGCCGACCAAGGTGCTCCACTGCCTCCATTGACTCCAAGAGACTGGCAGATTACACTGGGCGATAAACTATTGCGTGTATTGCCTGTACAAGAACTGGATAATATCTGTGCAGACCTAGAAACCCATAACCCTGGACAGGTAATAAACCCGCATCAAGGAGAATGGGACGAAAATTGTGTACTCAACGGCGCAAGTGCAAGTTGCATTGTACGAGTAGGCAAAGACGTTTTCTTTGACAATTCAGACTATTTAAAACCAGAACAAACTCGCTGGATTGTCGACAATGTTCTAGGCTCAGAATATCGTATACACGAAGCTGTTACTGACGGGCACGGCGATGCTGTGTTTGCTATTCTCAAACCAGGTGTGCTATTGAGCAGCAAATGGGATGATCAGCTGGATCTAGCAGGCGACTTTCCTGGATGGGATGTTTGTAAAATCTGGGATAGTTCAATATGGGCAGCAATGGAAGTTGGCAAATTTAAACAGGAAAACTTTAACGGTCGTTGGTATGTTACAGGACAAACGCCTACTCCAGAATTTTCAAACTTTGTAGACAGTTACCTGAGTCAATGGGTAGGATTTGTGGAAGATACAGTGTTCGATGTAAACTGTTTGGTGCTGGACGAAGAAAATGTTATTTTTAGTGCATACAACAAACAGGTATTTGACTACTGCGAAAAACACAAGATCAATCCTATTGTCAGTGAACTACGACACAGTTATTTCTGGGACGGAGGAATCAGTTGTTGTACGCAAGACCTACGTAGAAAAGGTGAGTTAGAGAGCTATCTCTAGCTCTCCATATAATGCTGTATATATTGTACCTTGCCGGGCACATCTGTCCATGATTTGTGATCTGACAACGGGTCTATTTTTTGAGTAATATTGTTATCTGCCCATTTTGCTGATAGCTCTGCATTTATTTTAAACCAGTCAATTCCGTCATCGGGTACTTCGTCTTCTGCAACAATGGCATCCACAGGACACTCTGGAATACAAACTGCACAGTCAATGCACTCATCAGGGTTGATTACAAGAAAGTCAGGACCTTCGTAAAAACAGTCCACTGGGCATACATCAACACAGTCTGTGTGTTTGCATTTAATACAATTGTCAGTTACTAAGTGTGTCATAAGTCTCCTAGGTTACAAATGCACGTTCAAGTACAAACGTGCCTGGATTTTTCTTATTGCCTTCAGTGTATCCATTGGATACTAAAAGATTTTTCATGTCTTGGTTGAATGCCATACTGCCGCATAACATCACTCTATCTGTTTCTGGGTTACTATTAGTCATTATAGCGCCAGATTCAATATGTTTTTGTATACGTCCTGTGTTAACAAATTCTTCCTGAGTTACTGTCGGGAAATAATCTATGTCAAGATCTTGCAAAAACTCGTGATAACTTAATAATTCAGCAGGTGTTCTCACAGTCCAGGTTACATGTACTCGTTTGTAAATATTGAAGATTTCTCCGTCTCGTAACAAACTGATAAAAGGTGCAATGCCAGTTCCAGTTGCCATTAGCCAAAGATCGTGTCCTGGTTGCACAAATTGTGTTGTTAAACTTCCTGTTGGTCGATCGCCTACTTCTATAGTATCACCAGGTTGTACATGTTGTAGTCTACTTGTTAACGGACCATCGGGTACCTTAATACTGTAAAATTCCAGAAACGGATCTCCTGGTGCACTGGTAATACTGTAAGCTCTCATGAGATCATTATCTCCCATTCCTATCATTGTAAACTCACCAGCACGAAAAGTAAAGTCATTTGGCTTTTCTGTTCGGATCCTAAACAGTCGATCTGTGTAGTGTTCTACTTCTGTTATTTTTAATATTTCTGACATAACAACCTCTGTTTGACTTCCTCAGCATAATCCTGCTGATATTGCCCGGGGCAGTGATACGTAGGAAGTTTTAATTGATCATGATTTTTAAAATTTTCTATCCAAATCTTTTGAAGATTTGTTTCTGTTTCTAATGAATAATATTTTTCAAAAAACAGTTTATCAACATCATCGCCGTAGGTTTTAAAAAATTTTTTACTCTCGGTACGATAAAACATTCTATATACAGCATCGTTGGTCGGTATCTGCAATACAGTTCTACTCCATGCTATTGCTTTGGAATTTTCACATGCTATTTCTAATGCCTTTGCAGCTACTGACATAGCTGCAAAGTCTTGCGCAGGAGTATGTGCTAATTTGTTGTAATATTCTATGCAATCTTTATGTTCTTGAGTCTGATATTCTTTGTTACAGCTTGTAAACCATCTGTAGGTGAGTTTTTTATAAAACGGATCTTGTCCTGGTGCAAAACTAAAATCTGTTCTATAACAATCAGTAAACCCTAAAAAAATATAATCAGGATTAATTTTTAATCCTTCAAGCAGTTGACTGAGTATTCCAGTATTACTTGCGCCAGGTATTGCATAATTAGTTACTTCAAAATCACTGTTTAACAATTCACTCCAATGAGTGTTGCGATATTTTGGTGTTTGATCTTCGGCATGAAAGCTGTCACCTACTACTAGCAGTCTAGGTTTCATGGTGTACACACTCGTGTGTTATATAATTTCTCGAATCTTTGTGCATCTTCAACCGTATCAACCATCGGTTCGCCACGGATATTCAAGCTGGTGTTAAGCAACATAGGACAGTCTGTTAACACGTACCATTTCTCTAAAAGCTTTCTTATACCACTGGCGCTGTCCTTGGGTACAGTTTGTACTCTGCTGGTGCCGTCTACATGCACAATAGCAGGATACAATTCAGGATGTTTACAATAGGCAGTAACCTGCATGTAAGGACTGCTGGAAAATCCTTTGGGCATTGCAAAGTATTGATCTGCATATTCTTCCAAGATCACAGGTGCAAATGGACGAAACTTTTGACGTTTCTTAATAGTGTTTACTAGATCTTTGATATCGTCGCCTCTAGGATCTGCTAGTAGACTTCTGTTGCCTAAAGCTCTAGGACCAAATTCAGCACCTCCGGCAGCTACACCTACAATGCGATTTGTTAGCAATTCGTCAAGTAGTTCGTTAACTGGGTATTCACCTTCGATGCATGTACCGATGTAAGGGTGTTGCCAATTCACACGCTTACCGTAGCGCAATGCTGCACAGCCAAGTCCGCTGCCGGCATCACCAGGATTGGGCATGATCCATACATTGTCAAAGTTGAATCCAACATTGCGATTTGCAACACAATTAAGTGCTACGCCTCCCATGTACACTAGATTCTTGCTTTTTCCCAGTTCAGCAGCTATACACATAACATCTTGAATTAATTCTTCGGTAATGGTTTGAGCTGCAAATGCTATTTCTTCGTTGCTGTAGTCTTCCCAGTGACTGGCATCTATGCCTGTGTGAAAATTTTCTCGAAACTGTAGTTTGTTGTCTTCATAGAAATAACGCTGTTTCATCTGTGATTCAAGCATGTTGTTGCTCATAAGCGACTTGGCTTTTTCGTGTCCAAACGCTGCCATGCCCATGGTAATATATTCTTCGTCCATTGGACGTAGACCTACACGTTGCGTAATAGCACTGTAAAACAATCCAATACTGTGAGGATATCTTTGCCCCCAGAGTTTTTTATAACGTGCTCGTCCGTTGCGATCATAGTATGCATGATATATGCTGATGGTGTCAAGTTCGCCAATGGCATCAATAACAACCACTGTGGCATCGTCATAAGGAGAAGTTTGAAATCCTGCGGCTGCATGACTGAGGTGATGCGGATAACAGCTGGTGGTTAAATTGCTGTTCCAGTGATCTCCGAGCATGAATTTTAATGTGCCGTTTAGGCTCCATTCAGACCGGGTTGGTTGTCCACTGATCCATTGTTGCATATTGTGCATCCATGGACGTTCGTAGTATGCAACATGTTCAATTGGATATTCAAAACAACGATCCATTATGGATTTACAGAGATGCCGGTCGTGTTTATTCTTGCTGAATCTTTCACTGTGTGTTGCAAATTGGATATTGCCATCACGATCAAGCACACACACACCTGCATCATGGAATCCTGCACTAATTCCTAGTATCATGTACGGCCTTACTTGTAGATGAAAGGATCTCTTTTACGAAGTTCCTTGAGTTTTCGCTTATATTGAATATGCAGTTTGATTCTGCGATATGTGTCAAGCACCCAGCGAAATGTAATAATATATTTTAACGTGTTCATGGTTTTCCCCTTGCACTGTAATTATCAATGATCGGCCAGTGCCCGAATTTGTTGAGCCATGTAGTCTTGATCACTCCAGTGATACGAATACTCTGCATGTTGATCATTGGTACTAACACTGTGTACATCTAAATAATCGTTAAGCAGTGCCCAAATGGTTTCAAAATTATCTGTGCCAAAGCTAGCATGCAAGTCTACTTGCCCTATCTGCGGATGCCCAATTGTGAGACTTTTGTCCTCAGGATCAAATCCGTTTGCTATTAGCCAACTTCTAAAATCTGCCATTTCACGTTGAAAAAATTCATAGTTGCCAGGATTGTTTGCCCATTCGATATCAAAGTCTCCGGCAGCTTCGGTTTGACTGTTCAACGATGTAGTAACCAACTCGTCAATTCTGCTGTCTCGTCCTTCGTCGTGAAATACTTCCCAGTGATGTTTACCTACAGCTTTGTTAACTCCTACAAATACACCGCCCAATGGTCTGGCCAGTGTTTCTACTCCAAACAGTTCATAGTCACTTTCGTCTAATGTAAATCTCGGAGCATTGAGCCAGCACATCAATTGACTAGGTCTACGCCACTCAGGTGCATGTAGTTTTTTACGCATGCTTAGTACAAGACTTTCGTATTCATGGCACAGCAAATTCAGCTGACGTATGTGCCAGCGAGTCATGTCGTTTGCCTGTTTGTAATAAGGGCTGATATCTGCACTGGTTCCTTGTAGATCTTCAAAGTATCTATGCAACCAATTCATTTTTTCCTGAACCAGTTTGTGCCCGGGTAAATCCTCACCTACTGGTCCAGTGGTTATTGTGTTTTCAACTGTGAAGTGGTCATGAATAGCATAGTCCAAGTTGCTAGCGTTGATTGCTGCAATGCTGCGATTGATTTGATCGCAGATGTATTCTGCACTGCGTTCACCGTCAGGAAAGCCAAAAAAGCAATAGTTCTTTTCTAGATGTAGATCTCTGCTTAGTATTGTGTTTAGTGCGTCAAGCCATTTTCTCGACAGGCCGTTGTCGTATACATCAATGTGCACCGGCAACAGTGATCCTGATGTACGATTCTTTAGCTCGATTGAAATTTTATCCAATAATTGGAATTGATTGCCACCAGTCATAAATGTCTCTGTTGTGTTCCTGTAAAATATCGCCGTATCCATAGTTATCACTGCGGATACTCTCTAGTCGTAATACTCGCTTTTTACCTGCGACCAATCCTGACTGCCAGTCATCTGGCCATTGTTCTTGAAAGGTTGGCCTGTTTTTTAGCTGTAATAGTACGTCTTTTAGTGCGCCATTGGGTACGCTCTGTGATAAGCTGTCAACTTGTTTATCTAACAATTCTCGAGGCAATGCCAATGGACTTAGCACAATATCCGGAGAGAATCCAAATACAACTTTTGCTAGTATATCCACACCCAGATCGTCGGCTAGCTGTTGCATAGGCTCTACTTCAAACAGCCCCGGCAGTGTGAGTGTGAAGTCTAATCGCATTTGTCTGCGATTTTTCTGTAGGTCTACACCTTGTTTAAAGTTATCTAAAAACTGTTGATAATTCAAGCCAGTGCGTATGTATTCGCCGATTTTACCAGTGCCATCTATGCTAGCACATATCTGCCAGTCTCGTATGTTACTGATAATGTCTTGATATAGATGCGCACCTTTGTACTCAATTCTACTGAGATTTGTATTGTACCGAGCATAAAGTCCAGGACCGTCTCCCAATTCTACGATCCTGGACATATACCTCCAATGTTGCTCATACATTAGAGGTTCTCCGCCTACCCAATAAACTTCTTGCACCCTGTGTTCTTCAACAGCTTGAGCAAATTCAGCTTCAATCTGAGTGTCTTGAAATTTGGATATTTCTGCACGGACTTCGGGACGCATCCAATTGTTTTTAGGATTGTCCCAATCGATCATGTTGTGTTTTCGTTGTTCAGTTTCCCAGGCTGAACTCAACATGTCCCCGCAGGTTCTGCATTTAAAGTTGCAGAGATTACTGAAACGATAGTCCCAGCTAACAGGTTGCATACTGGTATGTCCTGATTCGTCTGTGTTTTCCCATATATCGTCGTAGTGATGCTTAAACAGATGCCAGAAATAATCTCTATATACATCAGTGTTTAATAGTTTGTCATTGCACACTTCGCACTCGCTGAGGGTTTCGCCTGACATCATTCTACGGCGCACACTTTTCATGTGCTCGCTGTTCCAGTGTTCTTCTAGAGTGCTTGGTTGGTATTCGCCAGTGCCTGCGTCTGTGTCAATGTACTGTTTGAAATTCTGCGCAGGTTCTCTGCTGGCACAACACATTCTGCGCTCTGTTTGTGGACTGAGATAGGTGTGTGTCCACGGAGCCATACACAGACTGTGCGGTTTTTCTTTAGGTTTTGTCATTGTGTAAAGAGGCTACTCTGCGTCTTAGATCGCTGCTGCTGAACCGATGTTCTCTTTTATTGAAGTATAACTGAATACCACGCTTTTTGCAAATATCTTTGCCAGTGAAGTCATGCTCTCTGTATTCTTCTCCAAGTATGCGCACATCTATGTGCATCATTTCTAAGATGTCTTCTAAATCTCTTTCATTTTCGTACACAACAATTTCATCTACATAGCGCACAGCCTGTAGCTGTGTATATCTTTCTACCAGTGTTTGCACAGGAGAGTTTTTGTTAGCACGGTCGCGGCTTGGATCCACTTGAAGTCCTACCATTAAGTAATCGCACTGTTCCTTTGCTTCGCGCAGCATTGCTACATGTCCTGCATGTAACAGGTCAAATGTACTACAGGTAAATCCTACTTTCATTGCACACCCTCATACTCAATCCATTCTGCTAATTCACTGTGATGATCTCTAAGGTCTTGACTGCGCTTGAAATCCAAGTCTCTTACCTTCATGCGTAGTATTTGTCCGTCGTGACTTGGGCCGCCGTTCATAAAATCAATTATACGCTCGAACTCTTGTTTATGCTTGGGTCCAACATCGGCACTGCGAAGTCGCTGTTCGATTTCATGTTTTGCACGACTAGGTAATGTGCTAATACTGAAATAATAAGCTTCGTGCATCATGTTCCAGTATACAAAATCAAACTCCTGCTGGTCAATCCAATTAGCCAGTGTTTCTAGATATGTAACATTGAACACATTTACTGTGCTACATACCTGAAGTTGTATTATATCAGGGTAACGTTGTTTAAGCTCCCGGAAACGAGAGATATTCTCGTTTACTAGATTCCACTCAGCATTACTGCGTTGATACTCAAAGCGATCTTCTACATCATCTATGCTGAATGCAATCTCAACAGTCTTAAAGTGCTTCCAAAGATCTTCGCCGGATTCTGGATAAATTGTACCGTTTGTGTTGTAGTGAATTTCTACATTGTTTGCGATGCCTTTGTCAACCAAGCTTTGCAAGATGCCAAAGTGTTCTTGAATCATAAACGGTTCGCCGCCTGTGAATTCAATATAGCGTATATCATCGCTTACATTATCAAATTGATCCCAGAACGTTTCAGTTTCTTTTGGCCAGGCACCTTTTTTCAACATCTCATAGTGATAGCTGTCTTTTTTATCGCCTTCTTCTCTTCTATGAAATTGCAATTCCTCGGCAGCAAACTGTGAACTAGACCATGAACCACAAATTCTGCACTTGAGATTACAGATGTTGCCAAGTTTGAGATCAAGAAACATCAAAGGTTTAGCATCCACAGTCCATTCCTGTTCCGGTAGCACATGTTTCAAGCGATCCAAAGTGTGCATGCGTTTACTGGTACGGCCTGCACGTTCTTCCTTCCAGCATTTCCTACATGTGCGAGGTTGCTTGCCATCTAGAAACTGTTGTCTTAAATCCTGCATGTAATCGCTGCGTTGTATTTCACCCAAGTCGCTGGCAATAAGTTCAAATTTTTCACCGTTGTTGTCTTTGATTTCGTCTTCGGCAAGACAACAAGGTCGAACTGTACCAATGGGACTGGTTTCTAAACTAATCCATGGTAATACACAAAACTGTTCGTGTGGTAAATTCATCGTAGTGCCTCTAATTCTGGAATTTGTTCTAGTATGTTTTCGTTTCTTATTTGATCAAGCTGATCGGTCTTGGACCAAAACTCATCTATTAGTGCTGTGTTGTCTGTGCTGTTCATAAACCGTATTGCACTTTCGAAGCCTTGGGTAGCACGTTGTAGATCATCCTGCGGACGCAACCATTCCAGGTGTTGTTCCCATTTGTGTTGTAGTTTTGCTTTGTACTCTGCAGGTGCAATGTCAATCCTGTAATGCCTTGGATCTTGTAGTATGTTAACATTGAGATCCTGTGCACGTAACAAACCTTTGTTGACCCAGTCTTGGTGGAAATCAGTAATATGCCATGCATTCATTATACTCAGTGTAGGACTAATATAAAAGTCCACGTCAGGACAGATTTCCAGCATCTGCTGTCTGTTGCGTTCCACGTTTGCCCAGGTAGTGCCTTTGCGAATATACTCTGCGTGATTACCCATTGCATCGAGACTGGCACCGACAGCTACACTGTCAAACTTTTTCCAGTAGTCAAACACCAGTCTATCCTTGAGTTTGACTTCAGTAAAGTTGCTGTTGTAGATTAAACGTACATCAAATCTGCCGCGACGTTCAAGTTCTTCTAAAATGTTGTAGTGTTCTATCATCAACAGAGGCTCACCGCCAGCAAAATAAATTTGCTCTACGTCGTCGATGTGCTCGACCAACTGTTCCCACATATCAGTTTCGTGTCTGCCAGCATAGATAAGCACACTGTTTTGTTTTTTCCAATCGTCACCTGCTAGCTTGGCTTGATCTTGATACCAACTACTAGAGAATATATGTCCGCAACTTCGACAGCTTAGATTACAGAGATTACTAAAACGTATGTCCCAGTAGGTCATTGAAAATTGGTCTACACTACCGTCTTGTTTGGTATCTTTGATGCGTTTAATATGGTGACCATGGTGCTTGTTTGCGCTTTGTCTTCCTGAGAAAAATCCTGCATCTTCTTGCTCATAGCATCGAGTGCACCAAGAGTTTTCTTTTTCAGATAACATGTCTCTGCGAAGTTCGCGCATGCGCTCGCTGTTGTTTATATTCTCTAGTGTGTCCTGCTTGGCATTACCTGCAGGGCCTTCACGCATTTCAGCATGACAGCATGGGTACACATCACCAGTGGGATATGCATGTAAATGAATCCATGGATATATACAAAAGCGTTTACTGCCAGTGAGATAAAACTGTTCACTGTCAGTTACGTCATTGAGATTAATTTTAATTGGATTTAGACTACCGTAACGATATTCGTCTTTTTTACTAGTGGGTAATCTTTCTAATATTCTTCTATGATGTAGATCTTGTTCAACGTAGACAAATTCAACTGACACAGGGTCATTGCTTAGATCTTTTAATCGACTTTGTTGTTCTTGCCAGTGTGAGCTATTAGTTACTATTATAACAAAAAAATTGCTAATGTCAACATGGTTTAATGCCAGTTGCAGATTTTGCAACACCAGGCCCACAGTATCATCTTGTACATAACTGTCAGTGGTAGTTGTAAACACCAGGCGTTCTTGGTCACTGTAAGCATCCTTTCGTAGTCGTGCAAGCAATTCAACCAACTGTTGTTGCATGTCTTCGTAGTGCAATTCAACATAATAATCAAGATCAACAGTGGACACAACTGTGTAGGTTTTTTCTATACTGTTTAAGGTATTTTCATATTTCATAAATTGTTGTACCATTCGGCTAGACGGGGGAACGTTACTGCAAAGTTCTTGTTACGTCTTCTGTCATACTGCTCAAAGAAACGTTTGAAATCTTGTTGTAAAAGCTTGATATCATTCTGCCCTTGTTGAAGTTCATAGGGCGTAAGATCATGTTTAGTTACATCTTCCTTGTGCGGATCTACTACATTGCGTATGTATTTGCTGATACGCTGAATATGGTCTCTTTCCAAATGGTCGATTACATCTAACACATCAGTACTGGCCATGAATTCATCAATTTCATTTGCAATGGTTTCTCGGACATCTTCGGGCAACACAACAATGTTTTGAAATGTTGGGAAACGTACTGGATTAATAGTAAACATCAAATTTTTGCCCTGAGGTTTGGCGGTTTTTTTCTTTTCTACCAGCCACTTTAAAAAATCAACAAAGCCATCAGCATTTGGTGCATTAATAGTGCCAATAATACTGATATCCCCTATGTCTTTGCTTGCAATTAAACGATCAAGATTTCGTTCCCATTGTTGCCAATCCAGACCGTCCCTCACATACTCGCCCTGAGCACCAACACTTTCACTGCTAACATAAGTCCACACAGGTAAATCTATCCTGCTGATTTTGTCTAGCATTTTGTCAACCACTTTATCGTCGTATGCAAGATTGGTTGTGATTTCAATCCTGCATGTTGCCTTGCTTGGATTTTTCTCTAGCCAGTCCAACAGTCTCCACATATGAGGGCTCATCATCGGCTCACCGCCTGTGATACGCAGTTGTTTTAAACTGGCAGCTAAACTGTCTTCCCACCACTGAAAAAATGCTTCTGCGTACTGGTTAACTTCGTTGGGTCCACTGGTCATGCTGTCATCGCAAGGCGAAACATAATGTTGTCTGCGATCAGTTTCCAGCCCTTCATATGCGCCGTTATTGCGCACATCAGTTGCCCAACTGCTGCTGATACTAGGACAACAATAGCTGCATGCCAACTGACAGGTTCTATCAAACGCAATTTCTAAATATAGTAAATCAACATCTTGATCAGCTGGAGCATCAAATGCTGACTGTAATTGTTCTTCACTGGCAATAGTACTTAACCAATACCTATCTGCAAGATTATTAGGATCTGTTTCTTCCATAACCCAACAAAATTGACAGTTAGCTGGTTTCTCGCCACGTTGCATCATTGCACGTTCATTTTTCTTAACTGAGGTATTGTGCAATGCTCGGGGATTTTTTTTAATCTCTTCTATATCAATTGCATGCGGTGGATTGTGATGGCAACTTGTAGTCCACCCTTGCTGAAGCCACACACTGGCATTATACCACTTAGCACCACAGAAGCTAGGACTCTTGCTGTTAAGCACTCGATCTTTCCACTCTCGGTATTCAGTGTTGTTGTAGAGTTTTATTTTTTTCATAGTTGGGAGTACCAGCTGTTTAGATCAGGAAATGCTGTAGCAAAATCCAAGTCTCTGCGCTCGTCATACTGCGAATAAAACTTTTTAAAGTCGTTTAAAAGTTTTGGATGTTCAAAGGTTTCTGAGTGCGGAGTTTTTACAACATCTAAGTAATCTATTAAACGTTGTAGGTGATTGATTTCGTGTTGATGTAGCAGTGTATTGTTCTTGTGAGTATTTAACCATGATTCAAGATCTTGTTTATATTTTGTGCGTATGTGGTCAGGAAATATCAACGGACTCTGAAAACTAGGAAAACGTAAAATATTCAATGTAAAGTTAGGACGGTCCTTGCCAAACTCTGCTTTCCATTCTAGTACCCGATCTAAAAATTCAGGTAGACTGTCCAGGCATAGTGCATTGATTGTGCACATGTTATGCAAACTGCGTATTTGCGGACTGCGTACCAATAGGTCCATATTGCGTAACCATAGATTCCAATTTAATCCGTGGCGGATGTACTCAGCTTGCTGATCCATACTTTCGTTACTGGTGTAAATATCCAGTTCGATATCTTTGCAAGCATCCAGTAGTTCTTGAATCTTTTCAGTAGGCAGGCTCAAGTTGCTGTTGATAGCCAGGCGAGTTTTACTTTTTCCACGATTTTGTTTAAACCATTCAATCAGTCTCCAGGTATATCCGCTCATCAATGGTTCGCCGCCAGTGATCCTCAATTCTTTCAGTGTGCGGTGAAGATCACTTTCCCACCAACGAAAAAATGCTTCTACATATGGGTTTTCTTCATTGATAGTAAATAGTTGTGCACTGTCATGTGGATGTGTAAAGTGATTACGACCGTCACTGACCAGTCCGTTGTATGCGCCATTGCGTTTTACGTCCTTTACCCACGTACTGGAAAATGCAGGATTACAATAGCTGCATGCCAGTTGACAGGTTCTATCAAAACTAATCTCCAGTGTTTGCAGATCTATATCTGCATCCGGGTCTGTTTCAAAAGCAGTTTGCAGATCATTGTCGTTATAAATCACACTTTTATACACACGATCGCTGACTGCGTCACGACCCATGTCTTCTATTTTCCAACAGTACTCGCACCCAGGTGGACGCTCGCCACGCTGCATCATTGCTCGATCTTCTTTTTTCTCTGGCGTGTTGTGCAATAGCTTGGGATTATCAGTGATATCCTTTACAGGCACCAGATGCGCAGGTGGATGATGACAACTAGTAGTCATGCCCGACCCAAGCCAGATAGTAGCATTGTACCACTTGGCTCCGCAAAAACTAGCACTTTTACTGTCTAGTACTCGCTTGCGAAATTCTAAGTCTGATTCGTTGTTAAGTCTTGTCATGTTAATATGTTACCCAGCCGTATTCAAATTCAGGCAATACTTTAAGTATATTCCGTTTCCTAATATTATCTCTTAGTTTTATTTCCTTACAAAACTCATCCCAGAGTCCTCTATTAAAAAAATATTTTTGGTCAAGGAACTGTTTAAGTCCTGGATGCAAATCCTTAACTAATTCAATCTTGTTAACTGCACCAGCGTAAATTTCCGGGGGTAGATTGTTCCAAGTGTATATTCGCGGAGTAAACAGTTTTGCAAAATGACAATTTAATTGTTTTTTATTTGCATATTCTACAACTTCTATTATACGACAGAAATTTAAATTTGTCACTGTACAATTAAGTGTAATGGCATTTAGATTATCAATTGTTTTAAAAGTATCTATATTGGAGTCAATGTCATTCCACTTACTAGGAAATCTAATATACTCATTTACAGGTCCTACTCCATCAATACTTATCATGATGTCAACACTGTTGAATTTTGAAAAAATCTCCTGCCACTTTTCAGGAAACACTGTTCCGTTTGTCTGAATGCGCAAGTGTATTTCTGAACACCAATCAGGATCAGCATCAATCAGTAACTGTTGTATCTCAGGCACAATCAAGGTTTCGCCTCCACGAAGATCCAACACTTCTATGTCTTGCTCGACAACACTAGCAAAAATTTCACCAAGTCGCTCTGAAGTGTATTGACAATCGCTCTGTCGTGGTGTTGACTTACCTATAAGTCTGTCTTCTGCTAGTAACATAGAACTGTCTTGAGGAACACACATTAAGCATTTCAGATTGCAAAGATTGCTTACGTGAAATTCTATACGTCGAGGGAACTCGATATTTAAGTCTGCATCTGTGATATTAATAGCAGCTAGAGCTTCTGTTCTTGGTGATGTTCCGCTAGCTTCTTCCTGTACATAGCATCCATTGCAATAGCTGTTCTTTTTACCAGCAATCATGTCACTACGAAGACTAGTCATTTGGTCACTTAAGAAAAAATCTTGTATACTGTGATTATTCAATGAGTAGTCTGGCTTAGCAAAGCAACATGGTGATTGTTTTTTGTCGTTGCGAATTACTACGCTGGTAAATGCATATGGACAAATAGCTTCATTATTCTCGGTGTTTATCACTGTAATCCTCGATATGCTGTATTATTTTTTTATGTTTTGCGTAAGAAGCAAATCCACCATGCGCATTATCATATTCATGGTCTATGTTTTTGTATTCTTCAACATGCCAGTAAGGATGTAATGTATTACAACTGTCAATTGATTTTTTCATTGGCAACTCTAACCATGTACATATATGTGCTAAGGTTTCCTGCGGCGAAAAAATTATGTCTTTTAAAAGAATTTTCTTAATGTTTCTGTTTTCAATGGCGTCGTTGAAGTGCGCAGGAAAGGCAAACAAATTGTTGGCAAAATTCAGTGCAGATTCTTTGTGCAAGACAGTGTGTAAAGTGCGCAATACATCTTCTAATTCAAAATTTTTATTTTGTATTACAATCAAATTTTTTACTCGGGTTTGTAAATAGCCAAACCATTCGTTGATGTTTATCTTGTGTTGCTCTAAGAGCTTATTATGACTTTCGATTGATGTTTCATAAAACAGATTATCACTGTCAGTAATATGATGTAAAACCTCCGTTAAGCATTGGCTAGCTACGCTGGTATTATGTACAATTAAATTACAGTCTGCAAGGGTTTTGTTGACTACCTGATCGTAAATCTCATTTAATATTTTTTCTTTTTTTTCTGCAATGTAAAATACAGCAGGATAAATGTTTCTAACTTTTGGAGTAGCCAACAAGTCTACAAATTCTTGACTCTGTATTGGTAACTGTTTTAAACAGTCATGATAAATTATGCTGTCAGTACTTGATATTGATTTTAATTGTGTTAAATGTTGCCTTATTTTTTGTTTATGTATATCTGGAATTTTTTCACGCAACACTGGATTTTTATCTCTGAACAAAGTTAGAATTTTTTCATCTTGATCTAGGTACGCCTGTCTATCCTGCCAAAAATTGATAGATTCTTCTATCTCCTTGGTAGATCGTGCACTATTCTTATGTTTCCACCATTGACATAAGGTAGTTAACGTCTTCACTGGTCTGTTAACCAACTGTTTCATTTTAACTACATGTAAGTTGCAGTGTTCGATACTGTTAATCTGGTTTGATGCATTTTGAAAAGTAGAGATTGCTCTTGCTAGTTCAATAACATTTGTAACTTTTGTAAAACTGCAAAAGGGCATTTCGGGTTGTCTATTGTTGAGCAATTCTAGTATGCAGTTTGTAGGATCAATGACCACTGTAGGACCCGTGTCTGCAATTTCTAGAATGTCAGATTCTATGTCATTGACATTGTAATGTAATCTCACTATGCTACTTGTTGTGTTTGTATTTGTAAGATGATATTCATCGTGTCTATTGATAAAATTATCACGATAATTGTGTACGCTACCGTTTTCGGTTATAACGTCTTCAATGCTTTGGTAATTTAGATCATCTAACCATCCTAGTGCCCAGCATAAAAAGTTTCCGTAATCTCCGCCTGTATGTACTACACGGAGATCAAACTGTTCGAGATATTTCAAATAGTCGTCATGCATGATTGTTTTTACTCCTATACTCGCACAGCTTCCACCAGTCGCTCATCTCTGGAAAAGTTTCCTGGAAGTTTGTATTTCTTCTTCGATCATGCTCGCTGAAAAATCTATAAAAGTCAGCCTGTGCACAATGTAGAAATTCTGTGTCTAAATCTTGCCCGTTTCGCATCCAGGCAATGTCACGATCCAATCTCTGTATTTCGTAGTCCTTAAATCCTTTAAGTCGTGTGTCTGCTGTTTCGGCTTGTGCAATCATCCAGCTCCACAATCTTTCCAGTTGTACTACATAGCTTTCTGGCAGTATCTGCAGGCTCTGCCACTCAGGTTGTCTTAGCACAGGAGTATCAAACCAAACTCGCTGATAGGTCTCGCTGTACACTTTACGCAAGCCCAGTATACCAGCAAATAGATCACCTAGGCTAGGAACACTGAGATTGTTCATAGTTACAATAAAAGTAAGACTGCTACGCTCTGGCACTTCATTTAAAAATTGATTGCATCTATCCCACATGAGATCAAAGTCAAGACCGTTGCGCATGTATTCTGCTTGCTTGCCCCAGCCGTCGACACTGACAAACTGCATATAGTGTTCAACATGTCCTTCGTTGCACAAACGCTTGACATATTCTAAATATTTTTTCCACAAACGTTCATCAACGCTGAAATTACTAGTAACATTTAAATGCAATTTGGGATTAGGATTTTCCAACACATAATCAAATACACGATAGGTATTTTTATCCATCAACGGCTCGCCACCGGTCATACGAAAGTGTTCTAGTTCTGGATATAGTTCAGGCCACCATTTCCAAAATGCTTCTACATAAGGATTGTGTTCTCTTGCAGGTATCGGGCGGCGATCTCCTTGAAAGTGTTTTGGGTCGTTGTGCGGTGTACTAGTAGGCCATGCACCATGTTTTTCAGTTTCTTCCATCCACGAACTACTAAACTGCGGACTGCAATAGCTGCACCGCAGATTGCATGCACTGTTAAAGTTTACTTCTACATATGCAGGATTCACATCTTCGTCACCGGTGCTGGCAATAATATTATCAAAATCTTTGGCGGCCCACGGCTCACCTGATCTATAGTGTCTGTCGCTGAGTTTACCGTTATCCTCCATTGCCCAACAATAGCTGCATTCTTCTGGACGTTCTCCGGCAAGCATACGTTTACGCTGTTGTTTTTTCCAAGCAGTGTTGTGCAGTGCGCTGGGATTGTTTTCGAGTTCAAGTGCATCAATTCTATGCAAAGGAGGATGATAACAACTGTTGTTATAGCCATTGGTGAGGTGTAAACTAACCTGTTTCCACTTTGCTAGACACATGCCAGGGCCAACCTGATTCAGTGCGTCTCGCATGTCTTCTGCGTTGGTAATAAACCCACTGCGAAAGTCTTTGTTTACTTCGTCACCTTTCATAGATCTTTTTTATACTCTGCGTAGATTTGATCGCCGTTGTACTTTTCTGGACAGAATTTGCACTGCGGTATACTATTGCCGATATTGGCAAAGAACTGTTCTTTGTTTTCTGCGTCTACTGTTAGCGGTTGATAACTTTGCATGAGTTTTCTGTCACTGTTACTTAATTGTAATTGATACTGCGAGTCAAATTCTGGCAGCAGTGCTACCACGCCACACTTGTAGAGTTTTCCGTCTATCCAGTGGTGACAATTTTTCATGTGGCAATTGCTGTGAGCCAATTCTGGATCGCTGTTGTGTAACCGCTTTACACCAAGTTGATCTATTATAGATCCTTGATGAAACCACCAGTTGTATTCAATCCGGGTAGCAATGCCATTGCAGTCTCGCAAAATTCTGTAAACATTGTACGGATCATCGTTGTTTACAGTATCGATCACTGGCCCTTCTAACCATTGATGAACTCTAGAAACCACATCCGGTACATGATTTTCGTTGTGTATACCAACCCATACGCTAAATCTGTCTTTGTACTCTCTATTGAGATCGTAAAGATCTTGTCTGTGTTCAATTCTATAGCCATTGGTAATCAATCGCAAGTATGTGTCGGGCCAAAGCTCAAGTATGCCGCGGCACCAATCAATTACATCTGGATTAAGCAAAGGTTCTCCACCAAGCACTGCACAGTGTCTAATAGACACAGATTTACTCCACTCTCGGTACACAGGTTCTAAATCTGCCCAGCGTTGGCGTCCACGGAAGTTGTAGTTGTTGAATCTGTTGCAACCAGGGCAACTGAGATTGCACACATTGGTAATGTAAAATTCAGAATAATCTAATTGGTGCATGGTATACTTGCTATAAAATCTTTGTTCATATCCAGCAAAAGCTGCCTATTGTGCTCTAGTGTGGGCAACATTTCGTTGTAGATTTTTTTGATTTCGTCGGCGGGTTTTTTGGCTAGACGATCAATTACTTTTTTAATCTCGCCTGGCTGCCAGTCAGCTGGATCTTCGGCATAACCTTCGTCCCACCATTGATTAAAAGTTTTGAATCCTAATTTTTGTAATCTATGTAAAAAATGCTGGGACCCTTGTACTATAAACGGAGTTTGCATTATGATAGGTCTCCAGATTTTTTCTGTTGGGAAAAATGTATTTCCTACATAGGAAGTTTCGCACACAATTTCTACAAAAAAATTTCTGTATTGCGAATACATGTTACAGTGTTGATTCATTAAAATTGGATACTCTACTGTTTCCTGTAATCTGATTGGACAATGCCGTAAAAAGTTTGATATAGACGCAAGATCACCGGTTCCTTGTATTTCTACTAGAGTGTCAAGTCCAAGGTTGTTCTTATGATAATCGTCTGAGTAATCATAATGAAAAGTTTGATTTGTTTGCTGTCTATACTTGTTGAACAAGTAACTGCTTAGATCCAGTCTATGACAATTACTACGTCCTACAAAAATACCAAATGTTTTTGTAATATCTTTGTTGATTGGTTTGTTTTCTAGTTTTTTAACAGTGTTAAAAACAAAATGATTAGGAAAAACAGTTTCGAAATTGATTTGATCAACAGACTGCTGATAGGTATTGCAACTTGTAACAGTGATATTATCGAGATTATAATTGTGTTCTTTGCAGATACGTATCAATGAATCGAATATATCTAGATTTTCAAAAGCAGGTCCTTCAGACAGAAGATCAATACACACAGGTTGATTGTTGCAAACAGCCGATGTAAATTGCGAAACAACTTCTATTTTGTTCCACACATAGCTGTCGCTGGTAATCAATCGTATTGTTACCACCCTTCGATCTGCCTAATTACATCAATTTCACGGACCATTATACCGCGATTGACCCAATCGCTGCGATAGTGCTGTTTAAAAAATGCACTGGCAGTGTCAGAAAAGTCAGCCAGTGGCAACTCCAGTTGTGTTGCTAGATCTTCACTTACACTGCCGATTACTTCTCTTGGATGCCGATCTTCAACTGTGGTCCACAATTCAGCTAGTTTGTCAAAGTCTTGCACATCTTTATAGTTCCAGTTGGTTAACATGGTCATGTAAGTGCCTTGCCTGGCACCTGCAATTGCCCATTCACCGTTTTCCACATCGTAGCCAACGTTGTGCCAGATAGTCAAATGATCAAGATTTCTTTTGTGAACGCTATCTTTGAATTCATCAACACTGGGCTTTGTGCCTTTGTTGAGGCACATTTTTACACCTTCTCTGAATCCTGCCCGCCATGCATGAAAAGCACTGCCATTGGGATAAGTTACACTGTAACAGTCATGCATTGCCCAGTACAATGGATCAAAGCAAAACTCAACATCAGTGTCATCGGAGCCTGTGCTGTTTTCGTGTGTGTTCATATTAAACACAAAGTCTTTGGTCCATGAACTAACACCGCCGTTGCCGTACATCAATCCATTGACAACATTTCTAGCTCGCCAACGATAAACAGCACGTTGATATTCTTCTGTGGGCATGTCCAGCGTTTGATTGAAAAAATCAGCTTCTGGAATATTGTCACCATCAATGAGAATAAAGCGATCAGTATCTGATTCTTCAGCGGCAGCTTTGTGGGCAGCATCGCTGCCTTTAACACCGTCTACTCGTTTGGCCCAAGGAATCATGTTTTTGATCTGAACCCAGAACTCTTCTTTCAGTGGCTCGTCGTAGGTAAGAAAAATACAGTCTAAATCTGCTACATCTACTTTCATATTAATGTCCTAAAATAAATCTCACACTGCCGTTGCAATTAAAGTATCCCCGTCCGTGCCAGTCATGTCCTCTTAGTTTAGGACAATCAAACATTTTTAACTTGTACCCACTCTGCGCCACTGTGTTGTAAAACTTGGTTAGTACTATATCCAAGTTATCACTGGGCAAGTTTTGCATTTGATCGAAATTAAAAGTAAACAAAAAGTCACGTTTAACAACACGCATTGCGTTGTGTATCTGCTTAGGCAAACTTTGCCAGTCGCAGTAGTGTAGACTGCCCAGTGCCATGCCAGCGTCCCAGAAGTTTTCATTGATGTCTGCATAATCTGTATCAAAGTATGCTATGTCATCCACTGTGCCGCCCGGCCATTCTTCAGTGTCCACTCCTATAATGCCAGGAAACCAGTTTGCGAATATGTTTTCACCACAGCCTATGTCAACCACACTGTCTGGTTCACAGGTATACAGTCGATCAATATACCAGAAGATATCTCTAAAGCCAATTTTCAATCCGCTTTCATATCTATATCTAGGAGTGCTTTTTGGAATCTCTACGTCCAGTGACACATAGTCATAGTGTTGATGTAGTCTAGCATCTAGATCAGGAAAAACTGCAAAAGTCTTTTCAGGTGAATAATTATTTACAAGCACTGCTTTAACTCCCAGTGATAATCTGTATCTGCAATTACCATTACATTGTTTGGTAATGTACTTGTGCCCGATGTACCTGGTACAAGTTTTGTTGGCACAGTATCATTTATCTCGACTATTTGATTGTTTTTTATAATCACATTGTAGTTGCCTTGAGCATACTGTGCCTTGCTGATGTTAATATATTTAAAATTCAAGTCTTCCATGCTATAGCATATAGGTTCACCGGTGCTTTCATTATAATACAATCTATATTCAACTTCAACTGAATTGAGTTGAATTTTTGCAAACTCTTGTAAAAAATCATTCATAATACGGCTCAAACTGCTTGGCTAATTCTTTACAGTGATAGTGCCACAATGCACACTGTGTATATCCATTGACTCTTACTTGCCCGCTGTCGATTTCCCAGGTTAGGCTTTTATGCCACTCAGTGGGTGTGCGAACAATGTCACTTTTCATGTGAACTATCCTGGGTGATAGATTGTGCGGTAAGGTACATTTTTCGATACCACAGATCAGTGTTGCTAGACTGTATGCAAGATCAGTGTTAGGCAATTCACCACGTGCATATTTAACAGCAGTCATTGCATCTGACCAATTATCAAAAAGCTTTTTCACTGTTACAAAAAATTTCTTTGCCATCTCGCTTTGTCGCCAATAGGTAAATGCGTTGTAAGTGTCAGGAAGATTGTTTTTATGTATTACATTTCTATAACGACGGCACTCTACTGATTCGCCTTTAAAGTCCAGTGCACCTGTGCTTACTACTATATCTCGATGACGCAGCATATCCCAATAATGGTCAATTGGTTGTGCAATCAACATGTCAGCTTCTAACTTGATGGTTTCATGAAAAGGACTTGCAATATAACATTGCCAATCATTAGCATAGGGATTATCATCTGTGCGCAGATCACCATAGGGCAATGTTTTAACTATGTCAAAATCGTTGTCTGCTGGTAGCTGTTTATCTGTTAGTAAACAAACAACGGCATTCTTGTGCCAGTGCTTTAAACTACGACTTAACACACGAGCACATGTTGTATAATCCGAGTCCTGCGAATCTATAGCAACAATGAGATATCCTCGATCATGTGCGTATGCTGTCACACTGTGCCCCTAAACTGATTTTGTCAGATATGTGAATATCATTGTAGACTATAATTCTTTTTTTCTTGTCGTTGAGAGTGTAGGTAACTTCTGTGCTATAGTCTAGCAATTTAAAGTCACAGTGATGCGACACTGTGGTCATGCTCCAAGGTATATTAGTAAACTCTGGTATACGACCGCCGTTGACCATTAATAATGCCAGTGTTAGTGCATAGTCGTTTCTAAAAGGAGATTTATTAAATCTAAACAAATCACTGTAATGGCCATAGTTTTGTTCTATCATCTGCCAGGCGCTGAACACTGACTCTGCAAATCTATTTCTTGTAAATTGACACACTGTAGCCCATACATGAGGTGTATTGGTTTTGCCGAATGTTTCTTCTTGCATGGTCAAAGGCAGATACTGATTGTTGTGAAAGCACAAAAACTCATTTTCTGAATCTAGCACTGATTTCAACTCATTACCATTGAGAAAATAATCACAGTCTAGTAACAGTGTATTTTCATAGGGCGATAATGTGTATGCACTGCTACGAGAACGATTATACCACTGATCTCGATGTTCACTAGCATGCCAGTATCGATCTCCGCCAGAAGACTTTTCAGAATGTATTACAGTATCAAACACTGAGTTGTCGACATCAACATCACTGACCAATGTCACAGGAATATCTAGATATTTTTTTACACGTCTAGCACATTCACTGGCTATGCTAACATAATCAATGCTGTGATTGTTGAATGCAAAAATTAGTGCGCCGGTACTCATCTTTCCTGCTGAATTTTTTCATACTCGGCAAGCCACACATTCATTTGTTCTTGCCATCGCTGTTGTGCGGCCAATTCAAGTTCTGTTACATCAATCCTAACAGGATTAGCATGAACATCTAATATCACTGCTGATTCATCAGGACATGCTTGCAGCACATTGAGTAATTCTGGACCTGCACACCACATGCCGCCATTGTATGCAAAATGCAACTTAGCAAGCATGCGTTCTTTGAGTACTTGTTTAGCTGTTTCGTGGTCGAAACGAGATCGAATTTGATTAGAAATATCTGTAGAATTCATGTAAGTAATTATACATGAATTCTACACGTTATGCAAGTTTTAAATTAGCTAGTTGACCAGCTCGCGCTTTGCATTGATGGAGTGCCCCAAGATGCTGTCAAATAAGTTGTGCTTGGAGGACGAATTACATGTGTACCTGTTAGCGTACCATTTACAGTATCATCAAAATCATCGGCTCTATCGTCGTCTAATGTGGTTGTTATTGTGATTGTTGTTGGAGTTGTGTCATTGTTTACTCGTGCTTGTATCTGGATATAGTTCGTAGTATAGGGCGATGTATCGGCAAACTGCTTGAACAATACGGTATTAGAAGTTGTTAAATCATAAGCACCTGTACTGGTTGCAAGTGTATCGGCAGTTCCGCTGCCACCTATTTTCGTTGTTCCAGTATAGTCAGTGCCAGCAATATTTTTTGTTGATCCTAGACCTGTGAGAGCAATTGTTCCAGTTTTAGTTAACAAGTCGGTCCACTCGGCATTTTTACTGTGTCCTGATCCGCCAGCTCTGCTGTATGCTAATCGTATCATGCCGCCGGCATTGAAGAAATAACGAAACTGGTCAGGAGTGCCGAAGTCAAATGTCTGCTCCAATATTGCAGTGTTCGTCCAACTATTGGTTGTAGATATTGTACCATTTGATGTAATATCACTGCCACTAGCAGCAGCGTTTGCACTGCTGTTGAACAGTGTGGTTAAATCTGCTTCAAATGTTGAGATTGCTTCAATGGTGTCGCCAGTGGTTGGATTAGAGATACTGGTCACAGTTGTACCAGTGTGATTTGCAATACCTGTGAATGTTCCAAACAAACTGGCCCACTGTGTTGCAGTAATGGTTGTACCTGCACTGACTGCACTGACATTACCTGTTTGTCCATATCCTTTTGCGCCACTGCCTGTTGCCCAGATAGTGTTTACATTAGGTACACTTATGTTACCAGTGCCGTCTGCACTTCCTGTAACAAATGTGTTATACTCGTCGTCTAGAATTAAATTGCCAGCACTATATGCCATAAAAAATTACCTTATCGTTACCACTGCTTCTACGATTTCTACATCGTCTGTGTCTTTGCTATTTAGCAAACGACCGATGATCATAAACGGTGTAGCATCTTTATCAGCAACTTCGGAAATTCCGTTGCCGGCACTGACCAGTCTGTCGCCAGCCTGCGCCTTGCCCTGAACTTTAACACCGACCCGGCCTACCAGTGCTACAGGAGGATGAGTTTCATCGGTACCTGCTCCTGCATTCAGCAGGTACGCAGGATTTTCACTGATAACGCCAAATGCACGTTCGCTGTTTTTGTTGGCACACAGTGTAATTTCCTGTTCGCCTCCTAGCTCTACCAGTGTACCTGGTTCATAAACATCATCTGCTGCATAGCGTTCTGCTACGTCAGCGTAAAGCGCACTGGTTGAGGTTGCAAATACTCGATTGAAGTAGCTGCTTGTGCTACCAATGTTACCAGTTGCATTTGCACCAAGATTGGTAATTCCAAGAACACCAATTGTTCCCGTAGTACCGTCTACTGCGATAGCTGTGGTTTTTTCAGTGGCTTTGTTTACCTGAATATTAATATTAGCATTGGCTGTTTGGTTGTAAACATTTGCAATGCTAGTACTGGTTTGTACACTTAACTGCAAGTCACTGTCTACACCAACACTGAGGCCGCTGTCATTTAAAATACCCAGTGTACCTGTTGTGGTATCGTTGGCAATACTGCTGAGATAGCTGCTGGCATTGGCTCCTCCGAGCTGTTGACTGTTAGTAGCAGTGCCTTGGAAAAACTGAGATTCACCTCCTACTGTGCTAGCAAGAGTAACACCAGGAAGAACTGAACTAAATCCTGTGATACTTGGATTCGGAGTAAACTGTGCATCTGGACTGACAATACTTACAACGTCGCCATTTACAATATTTTCAATAACCACGTGTGTGTTGCCAAGTGTGTCTGTGATACTGGTTGGAATAGCACCGGTGTTGCCTAATCCACTGGCTGCAACAGGTCCAATTGTTACAAAGCTTGCACCGTCGTATGCTTTAAGCTGGTCGTTTGTGGTATCCCACCATAGATCACCTTGCTGATTTGTGCTAGGTGTTGTAGTACTAGCTGTGATTGCAGCAAGACGCTGAAATTTTGTTCCTGTGTATACTTTTAAACTGTTAGGTTGACTGGCACTTCCTGAATCATACCAAAGTTGACCTCTTAGAGGTGAACTTGGCGCAGTACTGTTGCTGCCGCTTTCTAACAGATGTATAACGTTTTCGTTAAGGAACTCACCATAACCTGCGTAGTTCTTACCAACCAAGGTCATTGAACTGTCAGTGTTAATGGTACCGTCTGCTACTGTTGCAAACGTGGTTCCATTTGTAAGGGTAATAGTATATGCCATTTAATAGGTACCTTCCGTATTGTTATTTATCACGTGGAGCTCAGGTTGGTCAAGGTCTGAATTCTAATAGTGTAATCAACCTGTATCTGTCTGTTCAAACTTTTTTGCACTGGATGAAAAATCACGTGTGTGCACAGCCTAAGATCAGTTGCACTGCCGTTCCAGGTTTTTATACCCAGCTCGTCGAACACGAAATCGCCATTTAGATCAGTGCTGTTATCGAATGCTTGTTGTCCAGCAGGTTCGCCGTAATCAAGTAAACAGCTGACCAAAATATCGCTGTATACTCTACCACTTACGTGACTAACAGTGAGTTTATTTCTAACTGGATCTGTGTTTGTGCTGCTGTTGTCGTCTACAACTTTTTGAAAAGTTTGATTGTACAACGCTGCGTTTTGTCCAGTAACATTTGGCGGCAAGTAAGTGATTACTCCTGTTGGATCAACTGCACTTCCTCCATTGCCAAAGCTCATTGCATAAATGTAGCCAGTGTTGCGATTAGCAATAGTTTGTGCCAAACTTTCACTGAAATTTTCATAGTTGATTGCATTACGCTTGTCAACAAAAACTTCTTCTGTATCAGGATCAAAAATTTTAATATGTCCTTCAAGCAGAACTCCTGAGTTTTCGTCAGGTACGGTCTGGTCTTGTGTTTTTTTCATATTTTGCTCTTCTTGGCTATCTTTTTGCATATATGTTATTTAGTTGGGTTATAAACCACGTATAAATCGTGCACCACCTGTGGTTTGAAGTTGTAATGGCAAATCACTACCAGGAGCATACAGAGATTGAGACTTTCTAACTCTGATCAGTATGTCTAATCCATCTGCAACAGGCTCATCAAATGTTATAGTTACAGGATCAAGCAAGTCGACTGTGTAACCTTGCGAGACTGTGATTCCGCCCACATAAACTTCTACTTCGTCTGCGCTTCCGGCACTTACGCCAGTGGCTGTATACTCAAGTGTGCTAGTGTCTGCGGACAGTGTGGCACTTTGATACTGATCTTGATACTCACTTTGCAGTCTTTGACTAGGTGTAGCGTCATACACAACACTGCCCGCTGAGTGGTTGAACACACCAGTGCCTGCTGTTCCTCTGCGCAGTCCTGTGACGGTGTTATTTACAAAATCTATTTCTCTGTAGGTTATTCTTTCACCGTTTACTAACAGGATTCCAAACTCGCCGTTGGCTGGATCAGCGCCAGGCAGGTTGTTTGCGTTTTCAACATAAATCACAGTAGCATCTGTTGCTAAATCCTGTGTTAATACTGTTTGTGTTGTTGGCAACACTCTTAATAAACTGCGATTATTTCGCATGTCATCAAACAGTCTAAACTGTATGCTGTCTTGTACTCTGTTGTCTGTGTACATTGTAACAGCAATAACATCATCTGTGTCAATTGCGGGCACACTGAGTGTCAAGAAACTGGTGTCAATACCTGCGGTAACTGTGAATTCATCGCCGGGTGTAATATAGCTACCATTTACGGTAACCCAGACTGCATCTGTTTTTACACCAGCTCTGCCTAGGTCAAATTCAAGTGTCGTACTTGCTACCGCTGCTTGCCCATCGAAACTGGTTGAATCAAACGGAAACTCGTCAAACCGAGCCACTGCCGGGGTTTCAGTTTCTGTAGGTCCAATAAACACCTTGGTAAGCATGTTTAATTGTCGACTGTCTTGGTATGTATAAACCGCAATTTCTTGACTGTCTTCTAGATTCACATTATCGTCGATAACCAATAAGTTGCCTGTTAAACTGTAATCGCTGTCTGTGTTTACATATATCTGAACAACACTGCCTTCAGCTGGAGTAGTTGTTAATACAACAGTTCTTGGTATACTACTGCCGTCGTTCGGAAGAACCGTAAAATCTACTCCTAGAGTCAACGGAACGTAGTCTACGTAAACTTGAATCTGGTTGTCTGCTATACCGTTACCCGGCGTCTCACTGTTAGGATCTGTGTCAAAGCTAGTGGTGCTAGCGTCGCCGATATATTCAACACCAGTTGGAGGACGCAGTCTAGTACCGTCGACTTCTACTAGCATGTTTTGATAGGTAGGTCCTTGACGATTCGCATCTAAATCAAACTGTCGAGAACTACCGTCAATAACGAATCGCTGAGGCGCCATTGAGCTGTATTCATAATACGGCGTTTGATTTCCCATCACGGTGATAGCAATATAATCAGTGCTTCCGTACACTTGATCGAACACTATGTCTAGTGTTCCGTTGTCTGCTTCGGTAAGAGCAAAGTCAGTGATCTCTGCACCGTTGATGAAAATCACAGCATCTTGAACTTGATCAAAGTCCACCGGCATGTTTACAGTGTTGTCAACAATGTTACTCCCAACCACGCTGGTTCTATCAAGTTGATTGCCACCGCCTAGACCGTATATATCTACAACAACAAAGCTTCCGGAGCCTGCACCTGCAAATAGATCAATGGTGTGATTTATGTAATCAACTGTATAATAGGTATCTTCATACAGAGTTTGTCCACTTTTAAGGTTACGTACCACAATGTTGTAAGGAACTTCGACACTGTTTGATCCCCAGTCCAATGTTTGATTGCCACTGGTTATTTCATAAACTCTGTGATCAACTGGCCAGGCGTGTCCTCTGTCAAGATAATCGGCACCCGGAGTTGAACTGACCAGCATGCTTAAGGTATCAAACATGCTACCAGGTACCAATTCCTCTGGTGCATGACTGTGATAGGTGTCAATATAATCACCACCGTCTACATTAATATCATCAAGATTGGTTCCTAGATATGTGTCGCTGTAATTGCTTGAATATGCAACATCAATGTCGTATCCGCTGGTTGGGTCAATCAGCTCCCAGCCAGGCCCGTATACTTGTACTCCAGGATATTCAACTCCGTTTATTAATTGACTTAACTGTAACCCAGCATCTTCAAGATCTGGGTCATATAATCCCATGGTTCTGTCTACACCACTCAGCGTTGCCGCATCTGTTAGTGTCCAGTCATTTGGTTCGAACGTAGAGCGTCCGCTTGGGCTATTATCAATTGCAGATTCAGTGAAAGTAAACACACTTTGTAACAATGTTTCAAAGCTTACTGTATAGTCAACACCTTCTGTTAACACAGTGCCGTTGCGAGTAACAGTGGTAGTGCTGATGTCTCCCAAAGGTACATCAACAACCACTTGATAATTGTTAATACCGCTGCTCTTCAACTCAGTTACTGTAACTACGCCGTCGGTGTCTGCTATTCTTATCAGTATTAGTGCATCTGCTGTGTAAACTTTGTTGAGATATCTTACTAGCACACCATTGTTGTATGCAACATCTGCTTGCCAACCTATGATACTTGTGGTATATTCGTTACGGTCGAATTTCATCACAGTAGACATTGTTCTCACATTGTTAACCTGCATGATCGGTCTTGCTTGAGCACCTGTACCGTTACCGCCCGAGAATGTCACTACGGGTGTTTCTGTGTATCCGCTGCCTGATGATACTATTTCCACTGAGATTACATTGCCAATGGCGTTAATTCTTGCTCTAGCCACAGCAGGTACGTCAGCATTACCCGATACTGTGACTTCTGGTTCAACAGTGTATCCGGTTCCGCCTGACACAATCTCGATACTGCTTAATGCAAGCAGATAGGTACCGTACCACTGGTTGTATGGAAAACTTTGCCAAACTTCACTGCTATCAGGCAGACTGCTTTCGTATCTCAGCTCATTGTCTAGTATAGGACTTGTGAATTTGTTCTGTGCCTCATTAAAATATGCAGGCAAATCAAAATCGGTTATATCTCCGCTGAACTGATCTTCGCCTGCGTAGGTAAGGTTGAAATCTCGTATTTTAGTTCTATAAGGTTTTACTTCGTTGATGTAGTCTCTTACAAAGTCTTGGTTGTCTGGCTTGTAGATTTGAAAAGGCTGCAACACACGCAGTGAATGGTCAACGTCAATGAGACTAGTCTTGTACAACCAATCAGGTGCAATTTGCTCACTGAGCACGTACTTGAATGTCAGTGTCACTGCTTCATTGCGACTGGCAACTAGATCGTTTATAAACAGTTCTTCGTTGATGCTTTCAATGATTCTTCTTGTTTCGACAATAGGTTCTTGGTCGAAGTATTGTGCATCAAATACTTCGCTGTCAAATCCAAATTTGCCGATGGCGTAGTCAAACACACTGTCGCTGATTTGGATTGTGCCATTTTGCACTCCTACTCGCGTCCAGGCATTATTTTGAGAATAGTTGTACAGTTCCCATTGGCCTTGACTGTTGTCTTTTACCTTGATCAATGTACCAGGTATTACACGCAAGCTTGACAAATCAGCAACGTTTTCAACTTCTTTGTATGCTACAGTGCTATTGCTATAGCCAGTGGCATACCAATTCACATAATTCCAAAATTCTGTAGTATCGTATGTTTGTACAGCTTTGAGACTAAGCTCACGGGTACTGGTGCCTTCAACTAATGTAATTTCATAAATGGTCCATCTATTTCTGTTATCACTGTCGGTGAGCACAAGGTATCTATAGCCAACGCTTTCGCTGTTGATATCTTGATAGCCTAGCTCTGTTAGATCAGCAACCTGTTTGTTCCAGCTTTTGTTTGTGTCGGTTTTTTCTGGTATAGGTTCTGCACTGAATAGCTTGTTAAAAGTTTTGCTTTCCGCTACTGGCACGCTCTGCAACACTCTGTTGGCAAACTGAATATAGTTTTTTAGTGCAACAAGCCGATCCTCAAACATGCTTTGTCTAGGCCTAAACTGTATGCCATATTTGTCTGCGTCACGTAAATCTGGGTCAGGCACTCGGTTTCCGTCGGTGTCTGCACCACTATAACTGTCCAAGAACTTTCGGAACAGTCTATCGTCTATGAATTGATCTGGCTTGTTTTCTTGGAACAGATCATATTCTACATGTACCGGGCTGTCATTTTTTGTTTCGTCGTACTCAACATGTAGCACAGTGTCACCGCTGCCGAGATATTGTTCAACATTGTATAGTGCTAGTGCATTATTTCGCAGTGCTGTGATATAACTGATACCACTGCTTCTAGGATCTAAAATATACTGAGCTACAGCGTTTGTGCTTAGTGTTTTGTCATGGGATCTAGCAACAGTGTTTAAACCTGTTACCCAGAAATAATACACTGTTTCAAAAGTGCCACTGTCGTTCAATGTTGCACTGGTACTATAACTGCTTACACTGTATGGCAATCCAGGGCCGCTGTATTGGCTAGGCGGCACACGACTAGATGTCCATTGATAGATGTCCACACTGCTGCCTGGGAACACTGTACCAGCAGTTCGGCTGGCATAGATTGGGCTTCCTTGGTCATAGTCAATGAATCTCACATTTTCTGTGTTCCACCAAATTTCGCCAAGGTGTTCTTGTCTCCATGGCTTGCCTACATTGTGTACACTGCCGGCGGTATAAAAAGCTGGGTCGACACTGCCATTGTAGTTGATATTTTCTGCGGCAGCGCCAAGTATCTTACCTCTCTGAGGATCAACCCAGTCAAGGTAAATTAATTCTGTTTTTGATCTACGATCGTATAAGAACACACTGTTCAATAGATCTGTTTCAACTGCCGCTTTTTGCTGACGCTCGACAGCCCAAGCCGGCGATCTTGTTGAATTATCAAACACGTATACACTGCCAATGTCTGCTGTGCTAAAGTCGTCAGTTCCGAGTGCACCTACCATTAACCGTCCGCTGGTTTGATTAACTGCAAATCCAAATTGATCTGCTGGTGCTAAACTGTTGGTGTATATCAACTGCCCGAACAAGAACTTGCCTGGATTGTCCACGCTGATTTGATAACTGGGCAAATAATCAAATGTAAACACTGCGCCACATCTTGATGTATTATCTATAAAGCGTGTTGTCTTGCTGTCAAATGTGGTATCGTCATTGACCCAGGTACTAGGTGCTGTTAAATCATTGTTTGTGGCACTTACTACTAGACTGTCGGCGTTGGTGTCAATGTCAACTACCTGTCCAAAGTAACCAAAATCAGTTGGTTGTGGTGAATAGATTGTCTGTGTATGAGCCATCGGTGCCAAGAATAATTCTGCCAATCCAGTGTCTGCAGGATTGCTTAGTCCTGGGCAAATGCGAATCTGATCAAGTTCAGACACAGCAAGCATGTTAATCACCGAGATTCTCAGTTTATTGTCAACTGCACTGGCTTGGATGTTACTCAAACCAACTGTGCCATTTATGTCATCAACAACATTGGCTAGGGTACTGCCGGTGAATTCCACATTGATGTCGTTGATTCTAACACTGTTCCCTGGAGTAACACTGGTTACTGTTTGAGCACTGGTAATTGCTCCGTATGCTCTTGCTTGATTTACCCAGCGTTCTACACTGCCAGTGTCAGGACCTTGTGTGCTGTTTTGAGGTGCACCGATATACAAACTACAGTTTGTTGGGCACTGATCAACGGAAAATCCAAAACGTGCTTGTGCTGTAGCATCATCTGCGGTTACTGTTTGCACTAGGTTAAACTGATTGGTTTCAACGGCAACAACGTCGCCAGTGTCTAGCCCTACTCGAATCTCTCCACTTAGCGGATCTTGATAAGGAGGTATTGTGCTGGGCACAAAACTTTCACCGTGATTCGTATCACTGTTTGGCATGTAAAAAGTTGTGCCAGGGTATTCAGCAAAAGTCATAGCATGTGCACCTGCGCCCATTGGGCCAGTTCCTTGGTCTGCAGATTCAGCTGCAGATTCCAATAGATACAGTGGATAAAACAGCCCAGCATCTCCTGCGGTAGGACCGGATGCACTGGTACCATCTACATAAAATGGGCCTTGGTTGATTTCAGATAAAAATCTAACACTGTTGCCACCTACAATTTCGTATGTGCCATTGGTATACAGATCTGCATCTCGTTGACGAACGTTATTAAGGTAGACACTGGCAGTGCCGTCTAGAGTGTTTAAAAAGTCTATTGTACTGGTTGAGTCACTTTGTATCACAGTGTTAAATGCACTGCGATCAAACAGATATACAGTGCCTTCATCTGCATCTGCACCACTACCGCCGGGTGTACCTATCATAACTTGACGGCCGTCGGTTGTTGTGGTTACACTATGCCCGAATCTAGCTGTGCTGTCTAGTCCTGCAACTGTGATGCCGGATGACATTGGTTCATAATAGCTGATTGCGGTATAGGTTATTTCTGCACCGTCGATTGGTGCACTGGTAAACACTACTGTGCCTGCAACTGCCATTGTGTAATCTACGCCGGCTTGCTGAATTTCTCCGTCAACGTCAATGCGAATGCTGTCGGCTGTTGTAGCTGTAAAAATGTCTCGCTTGTCAGCTCTGCCCTGCAGATCAAAAGACACACTGCTTCCGTCGCCTTCGTCTGTGGTAACTGTTCTGCGTCGAATAGTAATAGCAGTATCGTCACTGGGTGCAGTGTCAAATGTCAACAGTTGGTTGGCAAGATCCACAGTGTAGTCTGTGTAAGCTATAATATTATCGCCTAGTTGAACTTCTATTTCGGTGTCTTGATCAACAACAATAGCATTCTGGAAGCTGTACTCAGTGGTAGTACCATCACCTGTGTAACTCACTGACTGTGATTCTAGCTCAATCAATTGATATGCATACACTGTGTTTCTACCAGGAGCACCTACATATATCCAATTGCTGTTCCGACTCATGGCAACACTGTAGCCAAACTCGTGGTTGTCAGCTGTGTGATTGGGCGGAGTTAACAGTTGATGAGCACTGTACTCAGTTTCGTTGTCTGCTTTTCTTAAAACCAGTGCTACGCCACCGGCACCGCCTTGATCAGGTGCGCCGCTTACTGCCCATTCGTCTTGTCCAATTTTAGTGCTGAATCCCAGCTGTGAAAAATTAGCATTGTTTGCATATTCAGCTAGATTTACAATTTCGCTTCGACTGTAGAAACCTTGCTCAGTG